GATCTACCGGTGCTCAAGGTGAAACGGGTGAAAAGGGTGTTCAAGGAAATACCGGTGCTGAAGGAAACCAAGGCCCTCAAGGATTGACTGGATATAAAGGTATTCAAGGAGATAAAGGTGGATCTACGGGTGAGCAAGGTGCTACTGGCGATCAAGGTGCTACTGGCGATCAAGGTGTTACTGGTCCTCAAGGTTCAAAAGGAGATTCAGGTGGATCTACCGGTGCTCAAGGTGAAATGGGTGAAAAGGGTGTTCAAGGAAATACGGGTGCTGAAGGAAACCAAGGCCCTCAAGGATTGACTGGGTATAAAGGTATTCAAGGAGATAAAGGTGGTGCTACTGGCGAACAAGGTTCTACTGGCGAACAAGGTGCTACTGGCTATCAAGGTGCTACTGGTGAACAAGGTGCTACTGGCGATCAAGGTAATACTGGTCCTCAAGGAAATCAAGGTTCAAAAGGAGATTCAGGTGGATCTACCGGTGCTCAAGGTGAAACGGGTGAAAAGGGTGTTCAAGGAAATACCGGTGCTGAAGGAAACCAAGGCCCTCAAGGATTGACTGGATATAAAGGTATTCAAGGAGATAAAGGTGGTGCTACGGGTGAGCAAGGTGCTACTGGCGATCAAGGTGCTACTGGCGATCAAGGTGTTACTGGTCATCAAGGAAATCAAGGTTCAAAAGGAGATTCAGGTGGATCTACCGGTGCTCAAGGTGAAACGGGTGAAAAGGGTGAAAAGGGTGTTCAAGGAAATACGGGTGCTGAAGGAAACCAAGGTCCTCAAGGATTGACTGGATATAAAGGTATTCAAGGAGATAAAGGTGGTGCTACTGGTGAACAAGGTGCTACTGGCGAAAAAGGTGCTACTGGTCCTCAAGGAAATCAAGGATTTACAGGTGATCAAGGAAGTCAAGGATTTACAGGTGCTACTGGTCCTCAAGGAAATCAAGGATTTACAGGTGATCAAGGAAGTCAAGGATTTACAGGTGTTGCTGGTATTGTTGGTGGAACAAACTTTGTTTTTGAAAATACAAGTTCTGTTTATTCAGTTAATGGATTTGTTGGTTCTTATCCAACATTAACTGTAGTTAGAGGACAATTATACTACTTTGATTTAACTAATATAACTAGCAGTCATCCTTTAGCGTTAAGGTTAAATGATCAAAATACTTCTGCAGTAGCTGGAACTACTGGAAATAATTCAGTTGACGGTGTTTATGGAAATGGCACAATATTAACTACTATAACATATAGAGTTCCTTTTGACGCACCTTCGGAAATATTTTATCAATGTAAATTTCACTCTGGAATGATTGGTACAATCAAGATTGTTGATCAAATAGGTTCGACAGGTGCCCAAGGAAATCAGGGCTTTACAGGTGCTCAAGGAACCCAAGGAAATCAAGGATTTACAGGTGGTCAAGGAAATCAAGGATTTACAGGTGCCCAAGGAAATCAAGGATTTACAGGTGCCCAAGGAAATCAAGGTGATCAAGGATTTACGGGTGTTCAAGGAACTCAAGGTAATCAAGGATTTACAGGTTCTCAAGGAACCCAAGGTAATCAAGGATTTACAGGTTCCCAAGGAAATCAAGGTGATCAAGGATTTACAGGTGGTCAAGGAACTCAAGGTAATCAAGGATTTACAGGTGCTCAAGGAACCCAAGGTAATCAAGGATTTACAGGTTCCCAAGGAAATCAAGGTGATCAAGGATTTACAGGTGGTCAAGGAACTCAAGGTAATCAAGGATTTACAGGTGCTCAAGGAACCCAAGGTAATCAAGGATTTACAGGTTCCCAAGGAAATCAAGGTGATCAAGGTTTTACAGGTTCCCAAGGAAATCAAGGTAATCAAGGATTTACAGGTGCTCAAGGTAATCAAGGTTTTACAGGTTCCCAAGGAAATCAAGGTGATCAAGGATTTACAGGTTCCCAAGGAAATCAAGGTGATAAAGGATTTACAGGTGCTCAAGGAAATCAAGGTGATCAAGGATTTACAGGTGCTCAAGGAAATCAAGGTGATCAAGGATTTACAGGTGCTCAAGGAAATCAAGGAAATCAAGGTAATCAAGGTAATCAAGGTAATCAAGGATTTACAGGTGGTCAAGGAAATCAAGGTGATCAAGGATTTACGGGTGCTCAAGGAAATCAAGGTGATCAAGGATTTACAGGTGGTCAAGGAACTCAAGGTAATCAAGGATTTACAGGTGCCCAAGGAAATCAAGGTGATCAAGGATTTACGGGTGCTCAAGGAAATCAAGGTGATCAAGGATTTACGGGTGCTCAAGGGAATCAAGGTGATCAAGGATTTACAGGTGCTCAAGGAACCCAAGGTAATCAAGGATTTACAGGTTCCCAAGGAAATCAAGGTGATCAAGGATTTACAGGTTCTCAAGGAACCCAAGGTAATCAAGGATTTACAGGTTCCCAAGGAAATCAAGGTGATCAAGGATTTACAGGTGGTCAAGGAACTCAAGGTAATCAAGGATTTACAGGTGCTCAAGGAACCCAAGGTAATCAAGGATTTACAGGTTCCCAAGGAAATCAAGGTGATCAAGGATTTACAGGTTCTCAAGGAACCCAAGGTAATCAAGGATTTACAGGTTCCCAAGGAAATCAAGGTGATCAAGGATTTACAGGAGCACAAGGAAATCAAGGATTTACAGGCGCCCAAGGAAATCAAGGAACCCAAGGTGATCAAGGATTTACAGGTGCTCAAGGAAATCAAGGTGATCAAGGATTTACAGGTGCTCAAGGAACCCAAGGTAATCAAGGATTTACAGGTTCCCAAGGAAATCAAGGTGGTCAAGGATTTACAGGTGCTCAAGGAACCCAAGGTAATCAAGGATTTACAGGTGCTCAAGGATTTACGGGTGCTCAAGGAAATCAAGGTGATCAAGGATTTACAGGTGCTCAAGGAACCCAAGGTAATCAAGGATTTACAGGTGCTCAAGGAAATCAAGGTGATCAAGGATTTACAGGTGCTCAAGGAAATCAAGGTAATCAAGGTAATCAAGGATTTACAGGTGCTCAAGGAACTCAAGGTAATCAAGGTGCTCAAGGATTTACAGGTGCTCAAGGTAATCAAGGTAATCAAGGTAATCAAGGAACTCAAGGTAATCAAGGTAATCAAGGTGCTCAAGGTGCTCAAGGTGCTCAAGGTGCTCAAGGTGCTCAAGGTGCTCAAGGTGCTCAAGGTGCTCAAGGTGCTCAAGGTGCTCAAGGATTTACAGGTAATACTGGACCTACTGGTAGTGTTACTTTTACAGATAAAATCGCTATTGGTTTAAATGCAGGTTATACTGGACAATTAACTGATTCAATATCTATTGGTACAAGTGCTGGGTTTACTATTCAGGGTACAGGTTCAGTTGCAATTGGTAAAGATGCAGGTAAGACTAATCAAAATACAAATTCAGTTGCAATTGGTAGTAATGCAGGTACTACTAATCAAAATAGTAATTCAGTTGCAATTGGTAATTTTGCTGGTTATACTAATCAAGGTACAGGATCTATTGCTATTGGTTTAAATGCTGGATATACGGGACAACCAAACAATACAAATGTTATTGGTTCATTTAATACTACAGATACTTATCCTAATTCTAGTGCGACCTATATCAAACCAATTAGAGATTTTGCCGATGCATTGTCATATGGATTTAGATATTTAGCATATAATTCAACATCTGGAGAAATAGTTCAGGCTGCAACTGGTTCAACAGGTTCAGCAGGTGGAAGCTCTTTTGATCCTTTCCTAGGTATGCGTATTACTTCGGTAACTCCTAGTACTATATTCACAAATTCGTCAAATGCAATGCAAATGACAATATTTTGTATGATACCTCTAATAAATACAGTGCAAATTGGTTATTCTTATACAGGAGCAACAGGACCAACCACATTTATAAGTACTCCGGCAACACTTAATAATGCAGGTGTAGCCAGTTTTACTGTAAATCCTCCTTCTCAAGGAAATATATACTTTTATATAAAACCTACAAGTATGTGGGGAACAACCGGAAGCAATTTTATACCTTATGCTACACCAACCACCGTGATATTAGGCGCAATTACACAATCAACACTTTCATCATCTTTAGTGTCAGGAACCGCTACAACAGGAGTAACTCTAACTATCACAGGTATAGGTGCAACTGGTGTATCATCATCAAATTTTGTACCATACATAAATACTTCAAGTACTCAAGTTTCTAATTGTACAGTTACCGGATATTCATTTTCATCTCCTTCAACAACAATAACTTTTACAGCAACACCAAACGTAACAGGTATTAATTTACTTTATGTAAGATTTACTGATCCATCTGGCCCTGTGTATACTTTTTCATATTCGGGATCAAATAATTTGGGATATTTTGTAGATGCAACAACTTCTACTTTCAAAATGCCTACTTCTTTTACATATACACCAACAATTGGTTACAATGAAATGACTGGAACTACTATGACAATATCATCAACAGGAGCGGCCGGCGCATCAGCTCCTTTGGTGTTTTATTATGGTAATTCGGCAGGTGCGACAACAATTACTAGTCTTATACAAGGAGCTACAGGTGCGCTCGCATCAAATACTTCTTCGTTATCAGTAATAGCAAATGGAGGTACATGGTTTCCTTATATCAGGATAACTTCTCCTCTTGGAATTACCGGACCATTAATGGGCTCAAACGTGTCTTTTTCATCCAGATCTTATACTCAAGCAACTTCTGTCATATCTTTTTCACCAGCAACTGGTGTTGAGAGTAATACAACAACCTTTACGGTATCCCTTGGGGGGTACGAATCTGTAGTCCCTGGTACAGCAAAAGTATATTACTCGCCTTTAAATACCGGTGCAAATTTGACGCAAATAGGAAATGCAACTGGGCCTGTAAGTGGTATTGTAACAGTTTCCGGAATAGTTCCTGCGGCAGGAACTTACTATCTTTACGCACAAACTATAAGTCCATTAGGAGCATCGGGATCTATTTTATTAGCTAATTCTTCAACACTAACATCACGTGCTTACACATTACCAACAAGTGTTGCAGGTTCTCTTTCTGGTACTTATTTTTCTAGTTCATCTGGTGTTAATATTAATTTTACATTTTCTCCTTCTGATACACTGGCTACAGGTACTGTAATTGTTTACTATTCTGAATCTGCAAATGATTTATTACCTACACAGTGCGGTACAGGAACAGTAAGTTCAAGTGGTGCGTCGACTGTATCTTGCGTATTTTTGCAAACAGGAACTTTTTATCTCTATTGCAAAGTTACTGAACCAAAAGGAGTTTCTTCTAGTTCTTTGTTAAGAACTACAGGAACACTAACAGTGCAAGTACCATCTATATCAACGTCATCTCTGAACTCATCTTTAAAATCAGGTACAGCCACTACTTTTACAGCAACAATTTTGGGACCTAACACATCAAGTGCAACTGGCGCAAACTTTTCAGTATACTTAAATACAACAAATACTCAAGTTTCTAATTGCACAATATCTGGATATATTCAAGGAACAGGTGTTTTGTCAGTTTCATGTACTCCATCAGTAACTGGTATGAATACTCTGTATGTTATATACAGGATTCCATTAACATCATCTGAAATAACTTTGTCTTATTCAGGTTCAAATAAACAAGGATATTTTGTAGATGCACCCGGTACAATTTATACAATGCCTACAAGTTTTACTTATACACCTACTAGTAATTTTATAGAAAATACAGAAACTAATATGACAATAACACTTTCAGGTAGTACTGCAATATCATATTTAAATCTCTTTTTGTACTATAGCAATAATACAAATGCTACTTACTTTGGCGCAGCAGGTATAACTGGAGCGTCATCGGCTGGATCAGCTATAACATACTCTGCACATGGTGGAGACTCCGGATCATGTTCTTTAATAGTAAAATTACCATCAGGTACATGGTATCCTTATATACGGATACGTTCACCTTTAGGTGTTTTAGGACCACTAGTCGTATCAAATACACCTATAGTATCACGACTTTATACACAAGGATCTTCTATAACTTATACACCATCTATATGTGTAGATAGCGTTGAAACTACATTCACTGTTACATTTGGAACATATGATTCTGTTATTAATGGCACAGCTGCCGTTTATTACTCATCCACAAATAACTACTTTGGTTTAACACAAATAGGAACAATATCATCTCTTATAAACGGTGTTGTGACAGTATCTGGGACTATCCCGGTTGGAACATACTATTTATACGCTCGTACTATTAGCCCACTATCTGTACAAGGTTCTGCTATATTAGGACAACAATTCACATCTAGAAGTTATACCCAAGCAACATCTATTATAACTTATTCACCTGCGACATGCGTAGAAAGTGCTATAACAACTTTTGCTGTAACCCTTTCTGGATATGAAACTATTACGACAGCACCTGGAACATCAATAGTATCTTATTCTCTTACTAATGACTATTTAAATTTGACACAAATAGGTGTTGCGACAACCCCAGAAATTGGTGTTGTTACAGTATCTGGTTCGGCCCCTTCTGTAGCTGGAACGTACTATCTTTACGCACGTACTATAAGTCCTTTAGGAATAACAGGTTCAAATATTCTTGCTCCTCAACAATTTACAACCAGAGCTTATACTACTCCAACTAGTGTTTCATGTATATCAGTTAATTCTATATCCTCTTCAGAATCTTTTAATATTAATTTAACCTTTTCCCCATCTGATACTATCTCTTCCGGGATAGCAACTGTTTACTTCTCTGCATCTACAGGAGGTACAGGTCTTACACAATGCGGTACTGGAATAGTAGATTCATCCGGTTCTGCTATTGTACCATGTATAATTTCACCATCTGGCGTTTATTATGCATATGCATCTGTTACTTCACCAAAAGGAATTACTAGTTCTACTTTGCTAGCTTCAGGAGGTACTATAACTATTACCCCGGCTTTGAGAACAATAGATGCTACGTCTTTTGGATTGTCTGGAACTGCTACAGATACTTTTGCAGGTTCCTTTACTTATCCAGGTTTTACAACAGTAGGTGGAACTACCAACATCGGTACACTTAGATCATATTACAGAGACGTTACAGGTGAATGGGCTCCGAGCGGAACAAAAATGACTAAGACTATGGTCAGATGCAACTATAATAGTGGGTCATCAGTAGCAATTAATATAGCTGCAACAGGACACGCAGCGATAATTGTTCAATGCCATACTTGGAGAAACAATAATCCATCTGTTCTATGGCATGCAACACCAAGCGGAGGAACAAGAACTCAGATGACTCCTGGTGGAAATTCATACGTACAGCCTCCTTCAGCACCGGCATCTGTAATGACTGTACTTCCCGGATATACAAGTTCATCAGATTGTATGGAATCGTGCACATATCAACCATCTGTGCAGTTTAGTCAAGCTATTATATCAGGTGAAACTGGAAGATGGTATAACGGTTTTTCTAATACTAATACAAGTTTATTTACAGCAATTGATACACAATCACCAAGTTTAGGTGCGGCAGGCGATACACTTCTGCAAGACTTTATTACTATTCACCAGTTCAATACGCCAACTTTCATTGAATTTAGTTCTATAAACAATAATACCTGGAATGTTATAGGAGAAAACTTAGGAGCAAATGTTCCATCTTTCTCCAATACCGCCACAAATAAGACTAGTGCAGCGAGGTTCGGAGAATTTACTGTTGTTCCCTCTTCTATATCAGCAGAAGAACTTATAAGTTTAGGTTCTGACATTGCAAATAAATGGTGTGTTCCATACGCTGGCCCATCAATCAAAAAATTCCGAATTGTCAACGTTGGATCGACTTCCATAAGCATTGGATGGGTAGGAATATACAACAATCCTTTCAACTTAGATACATTATCTACCAATTTAATTAATGTGAACACTATTTATGCAGCTACCGGTGGAATAGCTGTTTCGTCGGGAAGTGTTTCGGCTGCCTGGTCAGCTACACTTATGAGCACTGCTCCATTTCAACAAATTCCAGCAGGAGGATATATTCAGTTCACACTTTCATCTGTTGTGAGTAACTGCGGATTTATTAGGTTAGGAAAAATAAGTACAACAAGATCCGCAAAATTAAGGTTTGATATTCAGTGTAATGCAACTGTCACTGATTGGGAAAAATATAACTTATGGTATCATCTTAATGGTTCAGCGGTTCAGTGTACAACAATCGATTGTGCACAGTTAAATGGTACAAATGTAAACACATATGCTCTCAATAATATGTTCATGCCATGGAAACAAAAATACGGTACTACTGTGGCAATTTCGCCATACAACTTACCAAGATATCAAGCAACACTTGAATCATCTACAAATCAACTCAACCAATGGTCATGTAACTTGATGGCTAAGACTTGGGACTGTAATAGAGCCATTAATCACTACCTAAGTTATCAGCGTAATGGAGCAACCAATACGTTTACAACAAATCAACAAATTAATTTTAAGCAATTTGTAGCAGATAGCCCGTGGAATGCACCTCCTTACCTAACTTCTACTCAAACACCAGATCAATTTTATCTAGGATCTAGTACACAAGCAAACATAGACAAATATAGTTCAATTGATGGCAGATATATAATTACTGATGCTACTACTTCAACAAGGTTTATGATGACTAGACAAGATTATATTCCCAAAGAAGTCTTATCAGTGTATGGTTTAATTTTTAAGCAATCATGTAACGCGGCAGGACAAAATGGTACAGATTATGATTTGTTAAACCTTGGGTTTATGGATCCTAATACATTTCATACTCCTTTCGGAGTATCTTTGCGGAACGAAGCTGGTCGAATGCCACTCGCTACTAGACTCAGACAAAGCATTACTACAGGAAGTTGGTATGTTGATATTCCGCTAATATTTCCTGATAGTGGTGCAATGACAGATCCATTTGATAATCAACAATTTTATGCACATCCCTATTATGGTGGATTTCCTTACGCTGTTACTAATAAAGGTACACGATCATTGTTCAATTATCCAGCTCATGACCCTAATGTAGGGAGATTAGTAGATACTCTTGATTTGCAAAAAATGTTTACTATCAGCTCAATGGTAGGAAATCACTTGTCTTTATTTTACAGACACCTTTACAGCTATGCTGGAATGGGAACTCTTAAACAAGATGCATTATATAATGTGACTGCTGCAACACAGAATCATCAATCAGCTTATAGTAGTATGTGTGGTGGAATTACAGTGACTGTTAGCAATAGTGTATGTACTCAAATTATTCATAAAACGATTGGGTTAAATGTAATAAACTTAGGTGCATCAAACAATTCAATGAATCTAGCCCCATTTACTCCACCTACTTATGCTATGTTTCGCTCATGTACAAATGCTGGATCTGGTGTTGGAGGTACACAGCGAGATGATGGTGTCAATTTTCCAAACATGTTAAGCGGTGAAAGAATGTACCTTTTAACTGTTGTTGTGAATACACAGTCAAATGGAGGATTTTTCAACTCAGATGCGACTATGGAAAATTATATTAAAGTTTACCTCAATGGAAAACAAATTAATACTGCTAATAGAAGAGTTGCTAGTGGAAGCTATGTAACAGTTATTACTAGTGTATCAACAACCTCAACAACTTATCCTACCTATTTTTACAATTCGTCTCCTCTTACATATGGAATAACACAAATTAGTGACGCTGCAGATTCAGTCGCTACAAGGTACATAAAGTATGGTATGCTCTGTGCTAGAAATGCACGAAGTCTGACTACAATGGTTGGAAGAAGCACTTTCATTGGTGCTGCAAACACATATCAGGAAGGTGCTGCCGGAATAAGCAGAACTGGTTGGATAGGAAGAAATCGACAGATTATCGCTGAAACTTCTAATTTATGTAGAGCTACTCCTGATGTATTTTATTCATCAGCTGAAATTGCTACACATATTGCTGCTCTCTCAAAGAAATGGGGAATTGTAATGGCTTATCGGTGGGTTACTATCAGAAATACAGGAACAGTTGATTTCCGATTTAATAGATTAGGATTTTACGGATGTCATTCAGAGGCTCTTTCGGATACGGCAGGTAATACTATAGATCAAAAAATGGGATGCTATAGAAACATTATGAAAGGATTCACTGAAACTGTTGCTATTCCAGGTGCAGGAGGAAATCCATCAGTCCGAGTATCCTGTACTATTTCATCTGCGACAGTTGGTGCAGATGGAATAACAGCTGTTCTCAGTCAGACTGGAATGTTAGCACCGTCAGTTACAGATACTACTATAGTAACAATTCAACCAGGAGGATCAATTATGATTGATTTAGCTGATTCTATTACATGTTCGCACGTTAGATTTGGTAATTTTGCTAGTACTGGAGATGTTACTCTTGCACGAATGTCTATAGACTTAACACCAACTTTGCCCGAAAGCGAGATTAAAGGTACCCCAGTTGAGCATTATCTAAAGGCGTCAATGAACTTGAATGATATTACTGTTGGTCAATTTCCATTGCATTCTCCTCTGACCCAAACCAATTTAGTGTCATTTGTCAATTCAGATGGTACACATCTCAACACAAATGGTACATATGTTTTATACAGTAGTCTATGGTAATTTTTATAAAAATTATCTAAAATAATGTTGCGTTTGTGTAAATGATTGAATTTACTTATCCAAATGGACACTGTGTATGGTTAACAGAAGAAACTCTCGCTAATAATACATTTACATTAAAGAGTACACACAATAGTATTGTTTTAGAGTATGACTCTATTGAGTATGTTTATGAAGAGCTTTTGAAAGCAGTTAGTCGCAATGGTAGTGCAAAATTAGTAGATATAGGCTCGCAGAACGGATTATATTCACTATATGCCAAATTTTTTGAAGGAATAAGTGTAGATTCTTATGAACCTTTTCCAATGCCTTACAAATGCCTTGTTGATAATATTTCAATAAACACTGTATCACATAAAGTATTTCCTTATAATATAGCTATATCTAATACCGAATCTAGCATTTTTACAATGAGTATTCCAAATAACTTAAATGTGTATGAAAATATTCAAATTTCTACAAACACTATTGATAATCTATATTTTGATAAAAAAGTTGATTTTTTGAAATGTGACGCGGAAGGATGGGAATATTTTATTTTAAAAGGTGCTATTTCGGTTATTACAAGAGATAAACCAGTTATTATGATTCAAGTGTATGATAAAACAGTTGAAGATTCTGGATTAGCATCGATAGTAGAGTTTTTTGATATGGTATATAATCTTGGTTATGTAAAGTTAGATGTATTTGACGATAAGAATATAGTATTTATACCAAAAAATGTTTCTCAAAATCCTATCGTGGAACCTAACGTAGTTGAACCTATTGTAGAGCCTATAGTAGAGCCTATCGTAGAGCCTATCGTAGAGCCTATCGTAGAGCCTATCGTAGAGCCTATTGTAGAACCTATCGTAAAAACTATGTTAGAAAAAATAGAACTAAAAATAGAACAAATGTCTAAAGATGAATTAACCGATGAAGAGAAAGACTGTTTTAGAAGAAAAGGATATGGATATACGTGTGTAGAAGAAACAGAACACTTTTTAAGAGAATTCATATTACAAAAAAAATACGGGCAACCAAAACCACCTATCGTGGAACCTATCGTGGAACCTATCGTGGAACCTATCGTGGAACCTATCGTGGAACCTATCTTGGTAGATCAAGCTTAATTCTAAATCATAAAGATTTTTTACTTGTGATTAATAATGTAATATTAAATAAAATTAACGACAATTTTATTTAATTTATAATCTACAAATTTATACGAATCAAACTCTTTGAGCTTCTAACCCTCAAATTGATTAAATTCAGTTACACATTATACTCTAAATTATTTTTTTATTACATTTTTATTTTTTTTTAATTCATCTAATTTTTTGAAATCAACAATATATATTTTAGGAGGTTCTTTAATTAATTGAGGCATTAACTGAGGCATTAATTGAGGAATTAACTGAGTAATTAATTGAGGAAATATAATTGAATTTGTATGGATTACGTTTAAGTGTTTCATTTATAGTTTATATTAAGAAAAAAGTTTTTAAATTAGATTTTACTTAAAGTAAATATATCTATTTATTAATTAAGATGAATAATCAATTGCTTGAGGTTTTTATTAAGGCAGGAATAATCGTTGTTGCCGCTATATTTATATGCGTGCTTATCACTAAAAGATTTATTTATTTTCGTCCTTCTTCTACGTTTCTTGAATTAAACGAAAAATATAACCAAAATTATAAAGAAATTAATCACGGACATTTAAACGGTTGGCTTTTTTCCGGAAACTCAAATAAAATTATTTTGTTTTGTCATGATAATTATGGTAATATTTCATACAAGCAAGAAAAAATATTAGCAATGAAATCAATGGGGTACTCGATTTTAGCCTTTGATTATTCTGGATATGGTAAAAGCACTGGAGTTCCAAGCGAACAACAATTATATGATGACGCATCAGCTATGGTCGCTATGCTTCGCCAAACGTACAATCCAGAACAAATAATATTATACGGAGAATCGATTGGTGCACCTATAGCAACCTATGTTGCTAGAAGATATTCAATTCCTACTTTGATTATTGAATCATCTATTCCAAGTATAAAAGAAATTATCAAGAATAATTATCCTGTACTATCTTTTTTCTCTTTTTTATTTCCAGAATTTGATACAGCATCTTATTTGGATGGATACAAAGGAAAAAGCCTTATTTTGCATAGCACATCCGATGAAATAATTCCTTACGAAAGTGTTAAACCTTTAATTAAATTATGCTCTCAACACATTCTGATTGAAGGTTCTCACAGTAATCCGGCGATTCCATGGGAAAAAGTTAACATATTTATTCAAAAATAATTGAAATTAACAAATTCCGCACTTTTTCAAATTTTCATAATCATAATTATCATTAGGAATTGTAATCGGTCCTCTTATAGCATACTTTACAAAAAAATTTTCTTTTACATCAGGTGGTTGCCAATAATTTTTAAAAGTTACATAGTTTGTTCTTTTGTAATTCATTTCTTTTAGTAAAAGATTAATTATAATGATTTTTATTTTACCAAGTTACAAATAATATATATATATATATATATATATATATATATATATACTTTTGAGTATTATTACAAAAAATTGTACAAAAAAATTTTATTCTAACAATATCTTTTGTAGTTTTTTATGTATAGTATGTATTTGATCAGGTTTCAAAGTAAGCAATTGAGAAGCAAATTCTGTAGTTGTAAGAGGAGTACTAATGTTACGTTCTCGTGCAAGCAAAATCATGTCCATCACTTCTTCTAATATGTTATCGTATCCAGTAGCTATAGTGTATTCTTTTCTTAAAAGCTCTGGATTTTGAGGTATGTCAAATATAACACACTTTTCCTCATATGTCTGATACGATGATGGATAATAGTTATACGGAACTTGATAATAAAATTCTGGTGTTCTAATATAGCGTTTTTTATCTTTATCTCCCGACAAATAAACAAGTTTTCTTTCGTCTGCTAATAGGCATAGTTTTTTTCTGAAATCAATATTTCTTAACTCATGTCGTGCAAGAAATGCTTCTCTTAGATACATATGTATAAATAATAATATTTTTTCATTTGATTGATTATACCTAGTACTTTCCTTATTTTTCTGATAAAGTCTGTATAATTTAGTGAAATTATCTTTTGAATAATCTAAATGTAAATTAGCCATATAATTTTCGTCTATTAAGTATTTCCAGATACCTATATCGTAGTGCATTGCATGAGGATTCCACCTTTTTGCCTCATTATGTAGTGTTCCTTCTGACATATAATGTTTTAATAGACGGTTGTGTCTAATTAACCATTTTTTAAACGCATTCGTTTTCCAGAAGTTTATGCCATTTTCAGAGCGATCCTCGCTAACTAAACGAACTTTTTCTAAACGAACTTTTTCTAAACGAACTTTTTCTAAACGAACTTTTTCTAAACGATCTCTTTGTTCTAAACGATCTCTTTCTAAACGATCTCTTTCTAAACGATCTCTTTCTAAACGATCTTTTTCAGATTCTTTTGACTCATCACTAACATCATCATACTTAAGATTATGATTAGTATTAACCCAAAGATCGCTATCATCATCACTACCCTCTTCCTCTTCACTAGATTCTGATCGAGGGTTGTATCCTCTGCTTACATTCCTTAATTCTCGATTTTTTCTAAAAGATTTTATAGTATCTAAAATATACTGTCGTAATTTCCTTTCAGTATTTAAATCGTAAACATTTTCTGAATCATTTTTTAAATAAGAACTTGCCATTTTTAATTAATAGGTAAGAATAAATAATCAAAAACATTATTTATTTTTAAGATAGTATTATAAATATGTTACAAAAAATTGGTAAAAGAAATGTAATAGTTGAAAATTTTATTCGTCGATCAATATCGTTTGTAGTTTTTTATGTATCCTCTTTAGATGGTCAGAATTCAATGTAAGCAATTGAGAAGCAAATTCTGTAGTTGTAAGAGGACTACTAATGTTACGTGCATGTGCAAGCAAAATCATTTCCATCACTTCTTGTAATATTTGATCGTATCCAGTAGCTATATTTAATTCTTTTCTTAAAAGTTCTGGATTTTGAGGTGTATCGAATATACTATAATCTTCATCGTCAGAATCGTCATCATCTGAATCTACTTCTTTATAAAATTTAGGTATCTTAATATAGGATTCCTTATCACTCTCGAAATAAAGTGCCTCAAGTCTACTTACGTCTCCTAATAGGCATAGTTTTTTTCTGAAATCAATATTTCTTAAAGCATATCGTGCGAAAAATGCTTCTTTTAGATACATATGTATAAACAATAATTTTTTTTCACCCGATTCATTATAACCAGGACGAGTTATCCTCTTGTTATCGGCATAACGGAAGTATAATCTATTGAAACTATTTTCTGAATAATCTAAATCTAAATTAGCCATAAAATTTTCGTCTAATAAGTCTTCCCAAATATCTATATCTTGAAATTCTCGAGGATCAGCTGCACTATATATTGCACGATATAGTGACCCTTCTGACATATAATGTTTTAACAAACGGTTGTGTTCGAGTAGCCAGTTTTTAAACTCATCCGTTTCCCAGAAGTATAACTCATAATCCAAAAGAGCTCTGTCTGCTTCTTCTCTTGCTATACGAGAGTTATCACTAACATCCTCATCACTAACATCCTCATCACCAACATCCTCATCACCAACATCCTCATCACTAACATCCTCATCACTAACATCCTCACCAATATGATTAGTATTAACCCAAAGATCACTATAATCATCACTATCCTCTTCCTCTTCCTCTTCCTCTTCCTCTTCCTCTTCCTCATCGCTACTACTATCATCAGGTTCTGTTCGAGGGTTGTATCCTCTGCTTACATTCCTTAATTCTCGATTTTTTCTAAAAGATTTTATAGTATCTAAAATATACTGTCGTAATTTCCTTTCAGTATTTAAATCGTAAACATTTTCTGAATCATTTTTTAAATAAGAACTTGACATTTTTAATTAATAAGTAAGAATTAATTAAAAATTATTTATTTTTTAAGATTGATTTCAAGACCTCCTTGTTTTTGTACTGCTTTAAGATCATCTTTAAATTTATTAATATCTATTCCAAATTTTTCGAATGTTTGACCCAAGATAATTTCTTTTTGTTTTTTACCAGATCTGTCCATTTTTTTATCGCTTATTTTATTTTTGAGAATGGTTTTTAAATTTGTAAGTTTTTCTGTCATTTTTATTATACAATTTTGTTTTTAAGTTTACACTATAACTGCTTTTATCATTTCATCTAAAATAGTATCTAACTCATATTCTGGTTCCCAACCTAATTTCGTTTTTGCTATTGTTGAATCACCATGTAACGACTCAACTTCGCTTGGGCGATAATATTTTGGATCTATGCGTATTACAACATTATCATCAACACAAGCGTATTCTGTATCTCCACTTCCATGCCACTGAATTTCCATACCAACCATTTTGAAAACTTTATTAACAATATCTTTTATTAAATATTTTTGTCCAGATGCAATGACATAATCATCTGGCTTTTCTTGTTGTAACATCAACCACATAGCTTTTACAAAATCTTTGGAGTGTCCAAAATCTCTGTAAGAGTAAATATTTCCAAGGTAAAGGCATTTTTGTTTACCTTGTGAAATTGCAACAGCCGCTTTTACAATTTTTTGTTCTACGAAAGTGTCTCCTCGTCGTGGAGAAGTATGATTAAACAAGACTCCATTCACTGCAAACATAGAATACGATTCGCGATAATTCTTAACAATCCAATGTGAATATAACTTGGCAATTGCGTAAGGAGATCGTGGATTAAATGGAGTTAATTCGTTTTGTGGTTTATCATACACACCACCATACATTTCAGACGTACCAGCTTGATAAAACTTTATATTCTTTTTTTGATTTTTGCAAGCTTCAAGAAGACGCAACGTGCCAAGTGCATCAATATTTCCTGTGTATTCAGCACAATCAAAAGATACACGTACATGTGACATTGCAGCTAAATTGTATACTTCGTCAGGTTGAATTTCTTTTATTAGACGTTCTAAACAAGATGTATCACTCATATCTCCGTAATGCAAAAAGAATTTGATTCCCTTTTCATGTGGATCTTTATACAAATGATCAATTCGAATTGTATTTATATTACTTGATCTTCTAATAAGACCATGAACTTCATATCCTTTTTCAAGTAATAACTCACATAAATAAGAACCATCTTGTCCTGTACATCCTGTGATAAAAGCTATCATTTTTTATTTAATCATAATTATATGTTTTTAAACCAAACATATAATAAATTAATTAAAAATTATTTAGTTTATAAAAAATATCACCAGATGTACCCAAAACTTGAGGTATATTATCTTCTGATTGCATAACTCCATTATAAATAATAATTTTTGCTAGTATAGCATATTCAGAGTGATGTCCTTCAAAACGGAATAATATAATAGTCGTGGATGGATTCCAAATATAATACTCATCTTTTATCAACATTTCTTTGCCAATAGTATTGTCTGGATGCTTCATAGGACTCCATAAATGATTAAAATCTTTATATAATCTCATATAATCCATTTTATATTTTATTTTAATTCATTAAATAGCTTTACGAGAGTATATAAGAATTTACATTATTTCAGAATAAATGTTCCATTTCTCGTGTAAGGTTTGATAACGTGACTTGCGTTTTAGGGACTTACTTACGTTTTAGGGACTTACTTCTTGCCGAACGACGATGAATTATGTCGGAATCATTTTGCCATTTATCATGTAAGGTTGGATAACGAGACTTACGTCTTGTCGAACGATGAATTATATCGGAATCAATTTGCCATTTTTGGTGTAAGGTTAGATAACGTGACTTACGTTTCGGAGACTTACGTTTCGGAGACTTACGTTTCGGAGACTTACGTTTCGGTGACTTACGTTTCGGAGACTTACGTTTCGGAGACTTACGTTTCGTCGAACGATTAAAAACCTTACTTGGCTTTCTTGACTTACGTTTTGTAGACTTACGTTTTGGTCCAGGAGATTTTTTTTTACGGCAACGTTTCGTTATGCGATCACGAGTCTGACTTTTTTTACACAGAGATCTTTTCATTTATTATATACGAATAATAAATGTAAAAAATTGTTTTGTAAAATAAAAATATTAGATAAAAATGCAGACAATTAAATAACAATTTACATATTCTTATGAAACAATTCTTTACAAGAAAGAAAAAAGACATTCATTATATATTACTCATTATGAGGTCTATAAATTCTTCTTGAAATGACAAATCATCTAGATCAGGAAAAATAATATCTTCATTTGTATTCTCTTCTTTTAAGATTTTATTTCTTTCTCTAAGAGAATTCATTATCATAGCAGTCAATATCTTTCCACCGTAATCTGTTATTATAATACCATTATCACCTATATATCTCAATATACTAGTTTTTGAAACAGAGTTGTAATAATCTTCATCTGTTAAAAGCCTATCACATAAAGGATAAGAAAGTGCATAATCAGCGTATCCCTCAGCCCCCCTTAATATATGTTCAATTGTTAAGAACTTTGTATTTTCCAATAACCAGCCTTCCGTGATTGATAAAATAATGTTTGACGATGATGATTCGACAGATAGTGGCCTTGCACAATTTTTTCTTGTGAGTTGAGCTAATGTCCTATTAAACAATCCAGGTTTAGATTCTAGTTCTCTTATAGAAGTCTCATTCATTATAATTTCCTTTGAAGCGGATGGATTTTTTACATACTCTTCCGCCGCAAATTTTCCAGCTTTTCTCTTAAGAGGTAAATGGACTCTGTTGATCAAATGAACGTTCTTATAATCAATAACGTGTTCACCATTAATGTCTATATGATGGAATGTACCTCTTTCTGTATCAGTACAAACTATTTGAGATTTACCGTTATTGTCTGTGAGAATATGCTTGTGTATAATATGTGCGGCACCCTTTTGACCTTCATAAAAATCATTTTTTGTATATTTTTCATCTATTATACTGTCAACACGAGCTTGAGCTAAATCAAGAGGAGTAAGACTTGATATCATAAGATTATTTTGAATGTTTCGAGTGCTGTTTTTTTGATAAGTCGGTTGTTTAGCTATCTCATCAATAGTAGCCTGAGCACGTTCCGCTGCTGCTTTATATATTGAACCAATCTCTTCTGCTTTTTCAGTCTTCATTTTGGCAATTTCTTCTGCTTTCTCAATTTTTTCAGCTTTTAATCTTATATTTTCTTCATCTTTTTGATTAAGAAGAAATTGTATTTTTTTCTTGCATGTGGAATCGTGTCTATTAAAATGCTTCGTTGAAAATTTTTTTTCACAAAAGTTACAAGTAAATAAAGATTCTATAATATTTTGAAAATTTTGAGATTCTTGTATTTTAAGACAATATTTTGTTTGTGTTTGGTGAATATTTAACAAATATTTAGTTTTGAATTGTTTACCGCAAAATTGACAAGTTAATTCGGTAGCCTTCTCTTTTAAAATGAGTTCCTCTGCTTCTTTTGTCTTTTTGAGTTCGAGCTCTTCTATTTCTTTGAGTTTAGATTCTTCAAGCAATTTAGCTTCAGATTCAGCCTGTTCCTTTTTTTTTGCTTCTTGTATTTTTAAACAATACTGTGTATTTTTTTGGTGACGACGTAACATTTTTTTGTCACCAAACATGTTAGAACAAAAATTACATTGTTCCATATTATTCTATTTTTGATACCCTATCTTTAGATAAGTGTTAAATATAAGGTTTTTATTTAGATAAATATCACATTTCTTTAGTAAATTAAAAATGGGTAAAAATGGGTAAAAATGGGGTTTTTTCGGATAAAAAAAATGAAAATAGTCACAATTCTCTGATTAAAGTCACTTTTTCAAAAAAAATTGAAATGTGTGTGTGTAAGACTCTTTTTAAAAATACATTTCTCCAAAAAAATCTTTTTTCCTCCCTCCGGATTTTAAAAAGTTTGGAGGAGGAAAAAAATCCTTTTCCTTTTCCTTTTGTTTTCTAAATAATTTGAAAAATTCGTAGAAAATTTCCTTTGGATTATCTTTTTTATTTTGCTCCTTCCTCCTCCGACTTTTTAATTTTAGTTCGAAAGAAAGTATAAATAATACGTTTACGTAAATTGAACTATAGATATAAAATAATAAATTTAAACTCTAAACTCTAAAATAAAATGCAAATTGAAAATGTTGAATCCGAAACTCGATTATCATCTGATATTTCAATGTCTGAAAGTTACATAATTCTTATGAACAATGCTTTACAAGAAAGAAATAAGCAGTTCATTATTAAAATAAAAGATACGGAAGAACAATTGAGTAGGACAACTGAACTATCAAATAATATGAAAAAATTAATAAAAATATTTGAAGATATAGAATCAGCACGTAAGAAAATATGTGAAAATAAATCAAAAATAATAAATATTACTCGTTCAAATGTTAAAAATTACACAAACAAAGCTAAAAATCATCTTAAATATTTACAAACATTGATGATATTATTTAGCGTATTTTTTTACGAATACTTTGATTTTAATTCAGCATTTCCTGTTGTGATGTTATTGATTATAATTTCGGCATTTCAAGAATCTACTATTTCAGCTCTTCAACTTCCTTTATGTGAAGATGAAGAAAACTCTTGTTTTGAACTAAAAGATAAAATTAAAAAATCAATAAAATCACAAGATTATATTTACACATTTTTAGAAAATATATAGGCTGTATTTGTTAAATTTAATATAAATTTAACAATTTAATATAAATTTAACAATTTAATATAAATTTAACAATTTATAATATGATGATTTATCTGTTCATGATCTTCTTGTTCTGAATCAGACTCACTTGCAACTTTCATTTTTTCACTCGCACTAAACATTTGAGTTGACGATTTATCTCCAAAATCAGACAACATTTCACCAGTATGTATTTCTTCCTGTTTAACACTTGAACCTGAACTTTCAGTACTAGGCCCTCTGGTATCAGAGTTAGAATTTTCTTCATCATAAACCAAACCGAGTTTTGGTTCAATATAAGTTCCAATTGTCGTGTTTACTTTTGATTTTGTATCTGTCAACGTTTTGTCAAATTTTTTCAAATAATCATTCATCACCCAAGTAAGAACTTCGGGTACATTTTCTCTAATATCAAGCATTGCAGATTTTTTTTCTTGAATAAATTCTTGTGGAGTTTGTGTTCTTTCGTGACGTCCAAAAGAGAGCATAGTATCAATATCCATAGCTATTTTAGTATATTTAAAAGAAGCGTTTTGGTGTTTGTTTGTTTTTTCGGCAGTTCCAATAAAACTACTTATACCTGACAATGCTGCGACAAATAAAGCAAGCCCACCATTTATATAAGTCCAAGCTTCAGAATCGTTCTTATTACTTGAAAAAATAGAAGATGCAGTTACACCTCCTATAATAACAACCGGAATTCCTAAACGTTTGTGCCAATTTGAATAATAAGTTGCACACAAACTGTGCATTATACTATATGTTTTGCTAATTTGTGACCATTTTTTTAATAGCTGTTCGTGATATCTATTCCAACTATTTGCTACAGCGACCATTTTTATATAATAACATCGTTTTAAAAATCTAAATTTATTTTTAAAAACAATTCTTTATTTTTTAAAGTTCTTTTACATTATTACGCCAAATATTAAGATATAATTTATCTAATGATTTGTAAAAATTTTCGATTGTGTCATTATTTTTAATTACATAATTCCACTCAGTTTCGTCTAGAGAATCAAGAGATGTTTCGCTCTCATGAAAAACAGATCCAGATCCCTTTCTTTCTTCAATATCAGAAAATGAACGATCAATTTTTACGCAACACCATCCTTCTTTTTTTAAAGCCTGAAATTCGTTTTGAAATCGTAAATCAGATAAAAAAACATTTCCTTCTTTTGGAGAATCTTTTATAGCTAAATTAATCCAAACATATGGATCTTTCTTTCTCGCCCATTCAGTACCAATATATTGTAAAAATTGTCTGTCTTTTTCATTTGAAAATCCGCACCGCGATTGAGCATACCGTTGTATATCATATATCGGAGACGCAAAGGAAATTTTTTCACCGCCATATTTACTAGAAAGATATGAACATGCTTCATCTTTACCAACTCCCATTTTATATCCAAATGCAATTTTTATTTGTAAAGAAACTTTTGGTACACTTCTAATCATATTTTATACTTATATTTATGTTTTAAATTTAAATCAATTTTTTATCTTAAGAATTTTTATAAATATCAAAGGTAAGTGTTACTATATCATTTAAATCGGCTTCTATATATCCCCATCTCTTATACCATTCATCTCCGTAATTATCTTTCAATAAAGCTTTCTCATTGTCTTCTAACATAGATGGATGCATTCCAGACATTAATGATGTTTCTATATAAGCTACAGCTTCTGCCATAGGTGGAGGCATATTATTTAAAGTTTGTCCATCTTCAAAATTAACACGTCCGTATAAATGATCTCCAATCATCTTATATTTTGCCTTATCTTCTTCAGATAAAGCAGCCATTGCTGACCTTGTCATAGGATTGTCAAAAAGATCAGCTAAAGATTCTGATTTATCAAGTTGGTTTTTTTTACCCATTTTTACTTAATTATTATTTCCTTTTAAGTGTATTTTTGAATATATTTGGCAAAAACATCTCCAGGACTTTTACCTCTTTTTAATTCTTTACCTACTTTTTCTAAAAATCCAGCATAATAACGGATAAATTCTGTAAATGAGGTAGGTCTATCTTTCAATTCTTTTAAAGACATCTTAACGACATCTTCTCGTGATTTATTTGGATTTGATAAACGAGTATCCGCATACCATGCTGACCAAGCTAGACAAAAACCTCTAGGATCATCTGGTTTCTTTTCTTTTATTTCTCCTTCTTGAATATATTGAAAACTTATAACTGGGCAATAATCTAATGGATCATACACTTTTTTAACCATTCCTCTTTTTACATTATCGTTAAATAATTTTCCCAATTTTTCGGCAAATCTTGGAGGATTTAAACACCCATTTTGTATAACACCATGTGGATCAAATCGTTCAAGTTCTTTTGTTTCTGAATTATAAACCAAAAAATTAGCATGTGCGAGACCATTAATACAGTTAAAACCAAAAGGCATAACTATAAATTTTGATCCTTTTGCCAAACAAGATTTTACAGAATTCCACAATCCTACTGGTACAACAAAATTATTTTTTTTTTCCGACCATTCCAAAGAAGTATCAAAAAATTGTTTTACTTTTTGTGCTTTGCTTGTTAATTTTCCGGAGCTAGTTAAAAGACCAATTGGTATGGCAACGCATTCTTTTGGATGTCGATGCATTATATAAAGCATTGATACTAGATCTTCCCAGGGGTATCCTGCAAAATTAATTTTTGACATATGTATTGGATTCATCATATGAATTTTTGAAATATTAGGTCTGGGAGTAAACATCTCGTTTAATTTATCATATCCACCAATAAATTGTTTATTCTTAAAAATAATAGGAAAATATTTATAATCACTTGTAATTTCTTTTAAATTAGATAAAACGTTCTTTCTTTCCGATTCTTTTACTTCTATTTGATTATATTTGATCCCAAGTAAATTAAAAAGTTCTTTTGCTTTTATGCACGATGAACAACTATTAAGTGTAAAAATAATCCATTCGTCTTCTTTTACATTTTGTAATAGATTTTTACCAATTTTTCCTTCTTTTGAAACACATCTGCCACTTTCTGGATTGCAAATATCTTTTGATACACATTTTTTAGTTTTACATTTATCAATTCCATTAGACATATTATTTTTAATAAAACGGATTAATTCTTTTTTAGCTAATTTTGAATATCCAGTTAACCCTAATTTTTTTGCAAACACATTTAATTCCTTAACAGTATAGTCTTCTAAGTTTGTTGTCATATTTATTTAAAGAGTGTAAAAAAAAGTTTAAAGAAAATTGTTTTTGTTATAAATCATTAATGATTTATTACTATCATACAAATTATCTATTTCCTATATTCAGGATGAGAAGGATCGTGTAACCGTCTGAAATCATCGTGTTTACGAAGCGCATCCAGTACATTGGCTGAAGGTTTTTTAGGTGGAGAATGATCTGGTTGTGGTAAATGTGTTAATGACCAATGAGAATTGTCTTCAACAGGGACAAGTGAAGCAACTAATGGCTTACTACTTGTTTTTCCGTATTCAGGGTTGAGTACGGTCAAACCGTTGACCGTTTTATACTTTGGTACATTGACTGGTTTGTAATCAGGGTTGAGTAATGTTACACCGTTGACAGTTTTATACTTTGGTACATTGACTGGTTTGTAATCAGGGTTGCGTAATGTCACACCGTTGACAGTTTTATACTTGGGTACAGGCATAACAGAAGCGCGTCCAGAACCATCTGGTTCTGGTATAGGATAACCTACATCTGCTGGTTTACTTTTCATTTTTCGTGAATGAATTCTTCTACTATCTGCTGGTTGTAGACCACCAAACATTGAAAAAGGGTCTGGCATATTTGCGCCAAGTCTTGCTAACACATTATCTAATGCATTTCTGGAACTTGATCTTGAACCACCGGAACCCGAACCCGAACCCGAACCACCCGAACCACCGGAACCACCGGAACCCGAACCACCGGAACCCGAACCACCGGAACCCGAACCACCCGAACCCGAACCACCCGAACCCGAACCACCCGAACCCGAACCACCCGATCCCGAACCACCCGAACCAATTGGTTTACAACGTCCGGATGTTCTACTACGATATTGACCAGGAAGGCACTTTTTCCGACAGTTTCCTGATTTTTTATTACGAATCATACCATCCTTGCATGGTGGAACACGACAGCGATGAGATGTTCGGCTTCGTCTTTGCCCTGGTTTTTTACAGGGTGATTTTCTAGAACGACTCTTTGTCGAACGACTCTTTGTCGAACGACTCTTTGTCGAACGACTCTTTGTCGAACGACTCTTTGTCGAACGACTCTTTGTCGAACGACTCTTTGTCGAACGACTCTTTGTCGAACGACTCTTTGTCGACGGTGACTTTCTCCTAGCGGAACCAATTTTTCTGCAACGACCTGATCTCTTACTACGATATTGTCCAGGAAGACACTTCTTTCGGCAATTTCCTGATTTTTTGTTTCGAATCATACCATCTTTGCACGGTAGAACACGACAACGTCCAGATTTTTGGCTTCGAGTCTGTCCTACTTTATTGCATGGTTTCCTAGAACGACTCTTTGTGGTTGGCGACTTTCTCTTTGGCGACTGTCTCTTAGACGACTGTCTCTTAGACGACTGTCTCTTAGGAGACTTTCGAGATGATTTTTTAGGAGAACGACTCCTCTTCTTTCGGCAACGACGACTAAAAACATCTCGGGTTTTTCCTGTACTACACTTCTTCTTTCGACAACGACCACTTATTAGATCTCGGGTTTTTCCCGGACTACAAGGCTTCTTTCGACAACGACCGGATTTTCGGCTACGTGATTGACTAGGTTTGCATTTCTTTTTTGGAGAATATGCAATCGTCATTTTTTATTATTACTCAATATTTTCTAAATTTAAAAAATTAGTTTAAACATTAAAAACTCATAGTTTTAATATTTTAAAATTGAAAATTGTAAGTAAGTTTAACAAAAAATAAAAATGTCAAAAGAAAAAGCTAAAGAAAAAGCTAAAGAAATTTGTTTAGAGATGTTATCTCAACGAGGGTATACAATTGTTGACACCGAAGATATTATAGCTATAAAACCAAATGGTAAGCAAGTTATAGTATTTTTTAACGAAGCTTCAAGTTTTGATACAAAGAGTATGAAAGAAATTTTTTCTATTATGAGCGAAAGAGGTGTTGATCATTCAATTGTAGTATATAGAGACAAAGTCACACCAGCTACTAAAAGCACTTTAGAACAAACAGAAGATATGAAAGTAGAGCTCTTTGCAGAAGAAGATTTGCAAATCAACATTACAAAACATCGTCTTCAACCAAAATTTGAAAAACTAAACGATGAAGAATCGAATGAATTTAAAAAATTATATGGATTAAAATTTGGAGTTTTACGTGTCGATCGTCCAATTGCACGTTTTTATGATTATGTTCGTGGTGATGTAATTCGTATCACTCAATCGAATGGTTATATTAATTATCGAATAGTAAAAGGCTAGATATATTTTTATACTTGTATTTACATTTTATTATAACATAAATTAGTAATAAATTATAAAGTTATGTTATAATAAAATGTCTCAGAACGTTAATAACAAAAAAAATATAAAAGAATTATTGAAAAAGATTTTTTATTATGTTATCGAATATGTAAAAGAATTTAATCCTTTTTCTTTAAAGTTTTTATATAATTCGAGATATTTGGTAATATCAATGATGTTGTTTGTTATTATATACGGTTTTGCTACAAAAAATACTTTTCTAGCATTATTAGGAGTTTTAATTTTGTTATTTACAATTATAACTTGGTTTGAAGAACTTATAATTATAAAAAAATGGGAAAACATATTAGAACCAATATTTAAAGAAGAATTAGATGAAGATTTGTATGAATTATATTCTAATAATAAATTGTATAGATTGGGTGATATGATTTGCCATAAAATTAGATGGTCAGAGGAAGGAGAGAAATATCACTTTAATGCATTTCCAGACTCTATTGCAACAGAATATATGAAAAAATCAAAAACTCAAAAAAATTATAATGTTTTAGCAAATATTATCCGAGAAAGAAGTAAATTTACAAATGACTTACCAAAAAATAACGATTTGGTAATACACCTTAGACTAGGAGATACTATTGAAAAGAATCCGCATAATTTAATTCAAATTTTAACAAGTTATACATATATGCAGAGTTTTAGGACTTCTTCAAATTACACATGTCCAATCAGAAATATTCAAGAAAAAATAAATAAATTAAAACATTATAACATTCAAAAAATTATACTCGTTTCAGCAAGTCATCTAGATATACCAACACCTAAAAGCTCTAAGTACATTAATGTAATGAAAAGGTATTTAGAAAAAAAAGGATATATTGTAGAATTAAGACTTGGAAAAAATCCAGATGAGGACTTTATTTTTATGTCTAACTCTAAATATTTTATACCAGCTTGTAGTGGATATTATACCCATTTAGTAAAAACGATAGTAAAAATTATGGGTGGTAAAGTTATTTAGTAATTTTTTTATTATAAAACATAATTTATATTATGTTTTATTCTTATAAAAATCATCTGTATATATAAGCCTTTATTTTTCTATTTTGGTTTTCTATTTCATACAACCTTCTCTGAAGATCTTTTACTTTTTCAAATAAATCTTCGTGGTTATTTTCTTGATCACTCTTTTTCTTATGTCGGTTTTTAGCTGGTGTGCTAGGGCTTGGAAAATCATCTGAACTTTCAGATCTAGAAGCGGAAGATGAATATGATGAATTATCAGAATCAGAATTTTCGTACAATTTGCGAAATTCAGATGGCTTTTTAGAAAAAGAACGGTAATATTCAACAGGATCTTCTTTTTTAATACTTACCAAGTCTGTACCTTTTTTTGATTTGCGTTCTGCTTTTTCTTGTTCAAGCCTTTTTATTTCATCTTTTTTACGCTGTTTTTCTTTTCTTCTTTCGTTTTCTATCTTTTTTAGCTCTTCTTCTTCTTTAATCATTTGTTTTAGTCTTTTCTTTTTATCCTTTTCTATCTTTTTTAGTTCTTCTTCTTTAATCATTTGTTTTTCTCTTTCCTTTTGTATCTTTTTAAACTCCTCTTCTTTTAATTTACGATTTTCAAAGTCTGAACATCCTTTTATTTTCTTTTTTTGATCATTATCACTTGAAGAACAGTCTTCTGGTTCTTCGTCATGTTCCTCTTCCTCTGGTTCCTCTTCCGGTTCCTCTTCCGGTTCCTCTTCAGGATCATCATTATCTTTTTGTTTGTCATCGTTTCCTAAAGCATTGATTAAATCTTCAAGAATACTTTTTTGTTCAATAGGTAATATCCACCCTTCTCCACCATGCATACGAGAATTCCAACGACCTCCAATACTTTTAACAAGATCGTTATAAAGTTTTTTGTCTCCTCTTACAGCAAGACGATTTTTATTATATATTTCAAAGGTTAGTTTATCAGACATTTATGTAAAAAGTCTCTTTCTCTTAAGTGGTTTTTACTAAAAATTTCATTCAAAAAATTGCTGTTATTCTATAAAATCAAAATGATAATTAGTTAAAACTTTCAATTACTCTAAGAAAGAATAGAATGAAAATTCGAATGAAAGATTTTTTGTGTTATACAGATTCTACTTTTGATTTTGGTAATAGCGGTGTTGCTCTCCTATCAGGTCCTTCAGGTGTAGGAAAAACATCTATTTTAAGAGGTATTTTTTTTGCTCTGTTTGGAGAAGGAAATAAATTACAGGCAAACGGGGCAACTTCTTGTAGAGTTGAACTTGATTTTGATGATTTAAAAATCATAAGAACAAAAAGGCCTAACAGACTTGTTGTAAACGATGTGTACGAAGACGAATCTGCACAAGAAATTATTAACAAAACGTTTGGGGACACATTCAAAGTGACTGGTTATATTCAACAAAATAATTTAAATAGTTTTATACTTATGTCTCCTCTTGAAAAGCTAGCTTTTCTAGAAAAATTTGCTTTTCGAGATGTAGATTTAGGAAAAATCAAAGCAAAATGCAAATCATACATTTTACAAACGTCAGACTCTTTAGTAGGAATCGTATCTCAATTAGGAATGGCTAAAAACGTTTTAGAAGAGATAGAAAAACCAGTAGAAAAAAAATTTCCTTTAAAGTGCAAAAAATCAGATAGAGATAAAGTGCAAAAAAACGAAATTATTCGTTTAAAAAACTGTAAAGTCTTGATCTCTAGAACCGAAAAAGATCTTAAAAAAATATCTGAAGAATTAGCAGACGTTAGGGTTCTGGAAGCGACTCTTGCAAGCAGAAAAGAAACACTTTTAAATCTTGATAATACTTTATCAGAAAATAATAAAGAAATTCATAGTTTAAAATATGATGGTGACGATGTTTTAGAGTCTTTAGAAAAATCTTTGATTATTGTTTTAGCACTTCGTGAACTATACGCTGTTCAAACGCAAATTTCTTTAGATAAATCTCAATTAGAAGAAATGCGTTTAGAAGAAGAATCTGTAATGAACAATACTTTGCAAGAATATAAAAATGTCTTATGGAAAGAATATAGTAAAGACGAATTATTAAGCACAATGGATGATCTTAAAAAATGCCTTTCTGATCTAGTTCGTATTGATTCTCTATCCGATGAATTAAAAAAAATTGGTAATAGTAAAGATCTTGAAAAGAACAAGAAAGAATTAATAACAAAAGAAGTAGAACTAGAAAACAAACAACATTTATATGATAAACTTTATTCTCAAAAAGGATTATACTCTTGCCCTTCATGTTGTTCTAAGATCAGATTAGTTGATAATAAACTAGTTCTTGCAAAAGATGTAAATGAAGAGAGTAAGATTGATCTTAAAGAATTAAAAGAAGAAGTAAATATTTTAAAACAATATATTACTACTCTCAAGAAAAATATTCAATCTGATGAAAATAATCTAGAAAGAAAAGTAACAATTCAGAATGAAATAAATATTTTGTGTGATTCTTACGAAGAACTTCCTTCTTTAGAATCTGTTAAGGAAGATTTGGAATATTTACGTGAATATCAAACAACTCAAACCGAAATAGAGAAGAAGAAGAAAGATTTAGAAATTGCAATCAAAGAAGAAAGATTCTCTTCTTCATACTTTAATTTTAAAAAAAGTTTTGAAAAATTAGAGTCTAGAAAAAACTCTCTTCAAAGTAAGTACGGATCTGAACATCCTGTAACAAATGAAGAAGAACTGAGACAAAAAATTAATACACAAAAACATAAAAAAGAGCAATTATCTGTTTTGAAAAAACGTTGTTCTGAAACAACAGAATCTATTTTGAAATGTAAAAAAGTATTAGAAAATGCTTCAACAAATCACAAAAATAAGTACAACATAATTCAAACAACAAATACTTTAGAAAAAAAAATGTCTGAATTAGAAAAAACACTTTTTGAATTAAATGAAAAAAAGAAAAATTGTGAAAAAAATGTATATGAACTAGAAGAGTGGGAAAAATATCAATCATCTCTAAATAATTACAGAGGATGGGAAGTTAAAGTAAAAGAATTGGAACTTGCTCAAAAAATAGCTGAAAATGAACACGCGTCGGCTACAAAACTAAAAGATAAAATTTTGGAAGCTGAAAGCATTGCAATGTTAAACATTATCGATAGCATTAACGCTCACGCACGTGTTTATCTTGACTGTTTTTTTCCAGATAATCCGATCTCTGTAAATCTGCAAACTTTTAAAGAAACAAAAAAGACCACAAAACCTCAAATTAATATAGAAATTGAATACAAAGGTATGGAAGCAGATATAAATATGCTTAGCGGAGGAGAACTTTCTCGTGTGATTTTAGCTTACACAATGGCTCTTGCTGAAATGTTTAATACACCTTTGTTATTATTAGACGAATGTACGTCAAGTTTGGATCAAGATTTGACAGAAACTGTTTTTAACTCTATTAGAGAAAATTTTAATGGTAAAATTACTCTTCTCATAGCACATCAAGTAGTTATGGGAACTTTTGATAAAATTATCAATTTAGGACTCAAAGAATAAATAAAGAATAAATAAAAAGTATATATATTATACAAATAATTATTTGTATAATATTTCATTACATTCCTCCAATAGATTATTCATTTTATATATAAATTTTAAAATATTTTTATAAATAAAATGAATTCTTATCGAAATTCAGATAGTTACGCTCCCTCCGCAAATACTTTATCGGCTAAAATTAAAAATATCATAGAACAACAATTTCCTAGATTACATCAAGACATTATAAATGATGCAATTGAATATGGTACAGAAGAGTATCGACAATACTCATATAATAATATAATAGAGTATATAAGAGTTTCCGATGAAGAAGCAGAAGAATTTTTTCTTAATTCAGTGATGAAATTTATACTTATACATAATAGACGTCAATTCAAAATACTAACCGAATTTATGCTTGCGTATCAGCGTCATCACACTCAGGCTCCTGTTACAGTCAATTCAGAACTTAGTTCTGGTTTTTTGGGATTAAATTCTCATCAACAACAGAAAATTTTTGAAGAAAATCGTAAGGGATTTATTCCGCAAGAATTCCGAATTCAAAAAACTCAAGTAGAAACTAAAGCCGCTCGAGCTGCCAGAGAAGAAAGAGAAGAACGAGATGCTCGAATAATAAGAGCTAGACACGCCGCATCCCAAAAAGCAGAAGCTGAAGCTCGAAAAGTCAAAGACGCTCTGTTATTTGAAGCTCGAAAAGCTTCAGGAAAACGTACTAGTGCGAGAGCTAATCAAAGAGCAATAGAAGCTGTGATGGGATCGACAGTTCCAGTTCATGTACAACCTAGTGAAAACTCTATACAAAGAGCCAGAAAAGAACAAAAGCCTTAAATAAGATAAAATAAGTTTTACGTTTATGAAAACAAAAAAATAGTTTGGAAATAATAAAGTTATTACTCAATTTCTTAGAATAAACTTATTTGCTTTCATAAATTAAATAAAAATACAAAATAAAACTTTTTAAATTTAGAAAATATTGCATAATAATAAAATGACAAGTTCTATAACAAAAACAAAGTGTGCTTCTGGTCAAACCCGTAGCAGAAAGACAGGTCGTTGCCGAAAGAAGCCTTGTAGTCCAGGAAAAATTCGTGATGTATCTAGCAAACGTTGTCGAAAGAAGAAGTGTGGTTCAGGAAAAATTCGTGACGTATCTAGTGGTCGTTGCCGAAAGAAGAGGAGTCGTTCTCTTAAGCGTAAATCTCCTAAGGTTAAATCTCGTTCTCTTAAGCGTAAGTCTCCCAAGGTTAAGTCTCCCAAGCGTAAGTCGCGTTCACCAAAGCGTAAATCTCCTTCAAAGAAGAGTCGTCGATAAACTATAGAATTATAATGTTATACAAATACTTGTATAATATTTTTACCAACTGTTTTGTAATTTCTGATTTATTTTAATTTTACTATATTTAATAAATTAAATGAATACATATTTTGAAAAAGAACAAAAGAAAGAACTTGGAAAACTTATAGATGAACTAATAAATACGTATGACACAAAAATTTTAGATAAACTTGATAGTGGTATAACTAAAAGTTTATATGAAATATCTGTAGACGACGGCAAAGAAATACTTGTTAAAAGACCTGTTTTGACAAAACTTATTAATAATCATTTAAAAAATCAACAGATAATTCCTGATTTTATTGGAGGTCCAAATTCTCTTACTCTACATTGGAATCAGGATTTAAATAAAATGATATATATATTTGGAGAAGTTCATTCTGAAATACAAGACTGTGATACACGTTTTTCAGACGCAAGTAAAATAAATTGGGGTCCTCAAAAATTACTTGTAGAAGATTTTTTTTATTCTCTTATCCAAACATCAGATGTTTTTATTGATCTTTTTTTGGAAATTCCATCGTATAAAGGTGTCAAATATGGAGATATGAAAGAATATAATATGAACGATCGTATCGGAAAAATATTTCAACGTTTAAAAGTATGTATTGAAAAAGAAACACGTCATTCTCCAGAGTGTGAAATGGCAAGAATTCATTATTTTGACGCTAGAATGATAAACAATGATGGATCTACTAATATAAACCAATTTTATGAAGATATAACTAACGTTTTTACAAAACAAAAGAAACAACAAAAGATAAATCCTCAAGAAGAGTTAGATTTTTTAGAATTATTCAGTATCGCGAACAAATATACAGAAATATTTCAAAAACTCTTTGACATTAATTCGTTAGACACAGATACCAATAATTATACGAGAGAATTTTGGAAAAAAGAGTTTACAATTGATAATTCATATACCAATAAAGAATTAGGACAATTACCCGAACAGATAAAAAATTTTATTCTTACTTTTTGTTTAGACAAATTAATAGAAGAAATAAAACCACTAAAAAATGAAGTAATAGAATCTATAAAAAACATAGACACATTTATAAGAAATCAAAAAAACTTCGATAAAATGATTGTTAAACAAGCATATGAGATGATTCAAAATTATCTTCTTCTTGCTAATACATATAGTGCTGATGTATATCTTTTATCACGAGTTTTTAAACAATTCAATTTAACAAAAAAACCACCGATAGGTAGAGATATATCAGATCAACCTAGTCATGCTCATAATATAATAATATATGGAGGAGAAACACACGCAGAAAATTATAGAGATTTTTTTACAAAATGTGGCTTTTCACTTGTACCTCCTTCTATTGTTCCACCTAATTCTGAAGATCATTTTTGTCTTGATATAAGAAGTTTTCATAGACCTTTTTTTAGCTATGGTTCGATAAGTCATTTGCGTAAAATAAATCTTTTCTTACCATAATTTACAAAAAAGATTATTAAGAAAACAATAATACCCAAACATAAAATGAAGAATAAATAAGTAGCAAATTTGTATTTTGTGTTTCCGTTGTTTAAATATTTAGCTCGGCCATCTACAGTAGCATCTCTACCAGCTATAAAAGTTTTCCAATCAGGAAGATTTTCCCATTCAACAGGAGGTGTGTATACTAACCATGGCATTTCAATCATAATTCTACGTGTATATCCTGTTAATGGATCAATTCCACCAGCAGTACTTTCATGCTTGTATATTTTATTTCTGCCTTCTTTTATTTCTTTGTTTTCACGTAAAAATTCGTGACCAGATACAACATAATTCATAGGATAAAAAAAATCTGGTATCATACCAAGACAATTAGATTCTATTTCACACATATTATTTCCTCTTGCAATTTTAAAAAATCCTTTGTCACCCCATTCAATACCCCAGCTATTTTTAACTATCCAAAACTTTTTATTATTTTCTATTCCCCACCCAACAATTTCAATAGCATGACCGCCAATAGAAGGGCCTTGTCCATCCCATTCATATATTTCCTTAGTATCAAATGTGTAGAAATCTGGATATAATTTCATAGCTGATACTACAGGTCCCCATTTGTAAATATTATCGCGAATATTTTTTTCATTTCCTCCATCCTTTTCAATTCCGGCAATAGAATAATAATGATATGTTTTGTAAAAACGAGCAGGCGTACCACCTTCTATACCAACTTTAGAATCATTGTAAAAATCTGAACACATATCTCCAAGAATTCCAGAAACAGTGTTACATAGTGGTAACTGATTTACGTTTTCAAAAGTTCCAATTGTTTGATAGTCAGACTGTATACCTAATTTTTTACTATAAGGATGACATTCTTCTGTTGTAGTTCCAATTTGATATAAATATCTACATGCATCAAGCAAACTATTTCCATAACATGCAGAGTTATAAAAAGCCTTACTGTTAATCTTTGATATTTCAGAAATATTTTCTTCTGGATGATCAAAATCTAATTCTTTTCCTTGAAAATTACACAATATTAACTTTCCAGGAGACAGAATTACATTCATCATACCCATCGATTGTATATTAAAACGATCAGATAACACACTTGTCGTTCCAAAAGCCCAACAACTTCCACACTTACCCTGGTTCATCACAGGAGTTAAAAGACCTGACCATACTATTCTGCCATCAAAATTATCAGGAACTTTGACAACACGAGGTGATACTGATATATTTGATATTGAAATATCAGTAAAAGCCTTATTTATTTCTTCTTTTTCTGTTCGAAGAAATGTCTCTGTTGGATGTTCAGCAATTTTTGCTTTTACTTTTGCATTTAACAATTCCATTTTACTATTTGCAACATTCTTAAAAAAAACAAGCTAAAAGTTAAAAAATAAATAATATAAATGAATGTTATCTCTAAAAGACGTAGTGAACTAAATAAAATAAAATTTCAAATAAGACAAGAAAAAATATATATTCAAAATGATACAATAGCTATTGAAAGAATGAATAAAGATCAAAGTTTTTCCAAATGGGCGTCAGATCAAGTAAGTATTCGTCGTGCTAAAATTGAGCAAAGAGAAAAAATTATTGACGCATTGCAAAAAAAGAGTTTAGATGTTGAAAAAGGATTATTTGATAAAGAATTATTAAATTCTGAGAATTACGTGCATAATGAGATACGTGCGAAGCAAGAGGAAGTCAAAAAAAATAAAGATTATGAAAAAGACATAAAACAGATAGCTATTAATAAATCTAAAAATTTTGAACAATTAGCAAGACGTGCTGATAGAAATAATGCTTACAACAGTCGTGAAGTTGAGAAAAGTTTTCAATACTTTCTCAAAACAAAAGAAACAATTCCAGAGTATATGATTAAAAAACTTAAACATATGCCTAACAATAAAGGTTATATTTGGAAAAATATTTATTGTTTCGGAGAACGTCCTTCAACACCTGGCGAACCTGTTATTTTATTTGAAACACAAAAAGAAGGTCTCCTTGTTATTCACGAAACATCTGATATAGATTATAAAATTTGGCATAAAAGAGGTTCATCCAAAAAAATATTACACTCTTGTGTTCCTCGTCGAAAAATTGGATTGACTGCTAGTTCACTTGCTAATTACATTAAAAAATAATTTATACTACATTTAGTATAAATTAAAAACTCTTATTTTTTAGAATGTGTCGTAATTCTATTAACAAATTTAGAAATTTGATTTAAAACGGTTCTTTTTGAAAGTTTGTCATCAGTTGATATTGTAATATATCTTAAATATAAAAGTAAACTAATAAAAATTATTAAAGATACAGATCCAATTATTAACAATGTTTTTTTATAAACACACTTAGATCCGTTCCAAAGAAAGCATTCTTCCTTATTTTCATCAACATTTTCGGAATCGGAATCAGACTTAGAAATGTTTGCTAATAATAATAATAAGAAAATCGATAACATACCCATCATTAAAGTAATAAAAAAAATAATACTAACTTTAGTAGATTCTTTCATTTTGTTTATTAGTAAAGAAATATTTTAAAATATATTTATGATAAATTACTTTCAATCTTGATTCTTCTTAACATCCGATTCTTGGCTGATCTCTTATTGTCGCAAATCTTGCAATAAATCTGGCATCCATCATTCCGGACTGAAGATTTTCTAAATTCGTCCTTACTTTTTATAGTATCACATTCTATACAATGTTTCTTATCATCACCACAAATTACTTTTTTATGTATTTTTCGCATCGGCTTTAACACCCCATCATTATTTCTCATATTTTTTCTTTTTGCCGAGCAATTCTTACATTGCGATTCACGACCATTTGGATTTGCTTTATTCTTGTAAAAATCATCAATTGCAACAACATTTTTACATTTAGAAAAAGTTGCTGTATCGGTTGTGTCGGATATAACAGTATTTATATCTTCTCTTAATTTTACTATAGTTTCACAACTCTTCAGATCACACATTATACATCTGTTTTTATAACCAGAACCAAAGTTTCTATAATTTTCAATATCCAATAGCTTATTTTCTTTACATGTATTACATTCTCTAAACTCTCTGTAATCCATATTTTCTAAAACGATAGAACTTTTCTTAAGGTGATCAGTTATCTTTTGCTTTTTAAGATCTTTATTACCTCTGACGGGTAAGTTTAATCTTATCAACCACTCTTTTAGTTTTTTATCTGTATAATTTTCCATCTCTTTCAATAAAGTCATATATTCTTTATTCTGAGTATCTTCTATTACTTGTACTCTTGCCTCAACATTTGCTAAATTTTCATCTACAATAGCCATATCCTCTTCTATGATTTCTATCTTCTCATCAATCAAATCAACATTTTCCTCTAAAAGTTCTACACGATTCTCAATCAAAATATTCATCTCATTTTCCTGTTCATCCTCTTCTTCATCCTCCGATTCTACTATACATGTATTAATACTAGGTGTGTTTACATCCTTATTATAAATATCTATGCTTTCAACAGATCCTATAGAACCTGGTATCTTTATAAGAGATATAATTGTTTTAATATCAGCTATTATAGTCTCTATTTCAATGTCTTCTACTAATTCATGATTGATAGGGCGTCTTTCATCTTTGTATTTTGTTAACAAAATGTCCTCAAGCAATGTCATCTTATTTGTGAAAAATAAGAAATCAAGCAACATATATGGTGAAATCCTCCTATAAACTTTTAGAGTCTTGTTAATATCGCAAGTTTTTCCGATCTTAAACCTATTCGGAGGTTCTAATCTGTTATGACAAACATACACGCAGTCTCCTACTTCTAGTTGGTGATAATTTTAACGAATTGTGCAGATTTCTAAGATTTGCATAATTATGAGTAAGTTCTTTATTTTCATTTGTTAATTGTTTAATTTGTTCCTGAAATTTATTCTCTAGTTCTTTATTAGATTTCTCTTGACCTAACTCAACTTTACCAAATAATAGAAGTTCATCAAGCCAATTTGATACTTGTACTGCAAAACTTGGTGATAACCATTGAGCCAAATGTATAGCTACTTTTCGATGAACCCAAGTACCACCATATTTTCCTGCTGTTGTGACAAATAATTCAATTCCCTCAAATTGAGGGAATAAGTTTTTTAATTCTTCAATAAATTCTTTCGAACTTCTCATATAATTATCTAGTCGTTTTTTACCATGTGCTTTGCATAACATAGTAGCATTAATCATTCCATCTTCTCTCAATGGAATGATAATAGAAGATCCATCCGGTAACTTCAAAGAACAGTTAAACAATCCATCAGATGTTTTCATCAATTCAGTTTTTTCAATTTGAGTCTTGGTAGTTGTTAATTCAGATTTAAAGATTTGGTTGTTAGTATTTGACAAAGATACAACTTTGGTAGGTGTAGATCTTGTCATTTTAGTTTTCTATTTTACATAGTAAATAGAAATCTTTAGATAAGACAATCTTAATTACGTCTATATTACTTATAATTTTTCATAAAAAAATTATGATCGTACTCAATTAAATGGTTGATTAGATTTATACTGGTGGTATAAAATAAAAGGATACACATATTCCTACAAATGCTAGAAGACTTAACACCAAACTAACTATTTGAGCTGTTTTGTGAGAACTAATAGTCTTTTGATCTACACTGTCGTCATATGCAGAACATTTATTAATCATATTTATAATTATTGATGGTATAATAATCAAAAATGTGCATGTAATAAGAGCCACAATTCTTATTCTAGTAACAGGATTTTTTAAAAAATTTAAGATAGTATACAATAAAGCAAACGTAATAATACCTATTCCGCAACCTAAAATACCAATTGATAATTCAGGAGCCATACTGTTTTCAGTACATTCAGTATTCATTCTATTATAAATATTAATATACATACCTCCTATAACAGATAAAAATAACCCAAGAATAATAATAATCGGGACACTTACAATTTTTAATGTATCAAAAATTACATAAAATAGTAATCCTGTTCCAAAACCCATAAAAAACTCAACCATTGATGAATTAATAGTAATATTTTTGTCACCACAATGTTTTTTAACATAGTATCCAGAAGATGATACAGCTATTATTATTATACCTAACAATACTATAAATAGTTTATTAAGAATTGATACTTTACCGCCTGTTACTGTCCCTTTCATATTATTTATTTTATTCATAAGTGAAGTATTAGTTCCTGTATCAAATTTTTCACTTAAAATTTTACTAACACTTCCTAAACCAATTTCAGAAACTTGACTCAATAGATTTGATGTTGTGTTCGTTTCATCAGAATCAACATTTGTTTCTTCGCTAACATCAGTTGTGGCATTCGCTTCTTCACTAACATCTGAAGCGACATTCGCTTCTTCACTAACACTCTCTTTATTAACAATAGAAGTCGCCTTAGGTTGTAAAATAACACTCTCTTTCTTAACAATAGAAGTCTCCTTAGGTTGTAAAATAACACTCTCTTTCTTAACAATAGCAGTCGCTTTAGGTGGTTCAATTATCTTAGCAATAGGATTCTCTTTAGTAATTACCTTAGAAATTGCTTTAGAAATTGCTTTAAGTTTTTCAGTTTTCTTAATAATAGGAACCGAATTTTTTGTTTCTGTTGTCATTATTTATATTCATAAAATATAATTATTAATTTAGAAGCTTTTTTTTGTTGCTCTTTGCATTAATTCTCCAGTTGTCTTGCACAATTTTTTCCCATTTTTCTCTTGAAAGGAGAATGAACTTTCTTATAGATGATTTGCGATGAAATATACCTCTTTTTGTATCAGTGCAAACTATTTTAGGTTTTCCTTCTCCTCCGACTTTTAGTTCTAAAGAAAATTTGATTATCATTCATCTCTTTCTAACTCAAGAACGTCCATATAATTATAAAACTCTCTAATTTTCCATTTCTTCAAATTTGTAGTCAATTTGGTTATACTCACTTCACTTACGTAAAATTTATGTTGATATATGTTTTTTATGAGGATAATTAACTTTTCCTAAAAATTGATTATTATACATATTCTGTTGTATTATATGTTCAGGATATTTATTATTTTTCCATAATACATAAGGAAAACTTATTTGATCTTGAAAACTATTTTTGACGTTTTCAACCCACCAATCGTCAAATATTTTATTCATTTTTTCATTTATTCTTCTGCAAAAAAATCCACACCAAAATAGATTGTTTTGATTAAACCCATCTTCTTTATATTTTTTTACTTGCGATTCAATATCTTGACATTCATACTTATCCATTTTTATTGATAAATTTGCTTCATCGTAAATATTGTTTCTCTCAGGATGAATAAAATTTACTATATTAACTTCATCTTTGGATATTATATCTAGTAAATCATTTACAAAATGATTATTTAAAATAGAAATTGAAGAATCAATCCATACTATATGTGAATAATTATTATCTTTAATAAAATTAATATTATGAGTTTGTAGTTTATAATACTTAGCAATCATCATATTTTTAACTTTTGATGATATATCTATATTTAAAAAATTATTTTTACCTTCTATTTTATTTTGAAGATGAAATTCTTGATTAATTATATTCCAAAATGTCGATCTTTCACTTTTATTATCTGTAAAAAGATACCAATCAAATTTATTTTTATCTATTAAATTACTATTCGAATAAATATAATCATAATCTCCAAAATTTGCACATATTACTGCAACCTTTAAATTTAAAGTCCATTTTTCTTTGAAATATCTATCATTATGTCCTAATATACTTTCGCTTCTATCTCCATTTGCATACATTTGTCCTTTATGTAAAACATTAGTTCCTTCAGGAAATAATAATATCTTATAATTCGCTTTTTCAACCATTTTTCCCATATCAACATCTTCATGCCCGTAGTGTCCATTATAATTTATATCAAATCCTCCTATATCCTTTAATTTTAATAAGTTAAAACCTATATTAGCACAACTAAACCATCCAGATGCTTCTCCTCCCCAATGAAAAGATGTGTTACCTCTAACGACATCATAACTTTCTAAATTTGAAATATAGGATTCAATAAATTTATTAGTTTGAGGTACACAATCATCATCTAAATATATTAAATATTCAGTCTCACATTCATTCATTATTTGATTTAATCTAGCTACTCTTGTATACCCTATATCCTTATTCCAAATATATTTACTTATTATAGGATAGTTATTTGGATTGATAATATCCTTACTTCCATCATCAGAAATTATAACTTTACATAATACAGTTTGATTTGATAATACATCTAAAATTTCTTTTAACATATCTATTCTATTATATGATATTATTCCAACAGTTATTTTTGTCATTTTATATTATTTTTGTATTTTTAAATGGTTTATATGTATTTTTAAAATATATCCCTTTTGCATTATCATATTTTTCTAACATTTGACTTATGCCTAAAAGATTGAACCCGTATTTTTTCTAAAATAAATTCTATGGCTACTATATTTCATACAAAATCGTATGAAATATAACTCTCGAAAGAGCTCTTAAGCTATCTGTGTGTAGCTCCATTTAATTATAACATTTAATATATGCACTTCTATGTCTCGATCAATTACCAGATTTCATTCGGATGCAGAGGAGGAAAAATTTTTCTAAATAATTTGAAAATTTCCTTTGGATTATCCTCCTCCGACTTCTGAATTTTAGTGTTATAACAAACACTCAGTCTTCATCTGTGTCTGCATATGCTAAGTCTCTTTCTAACTCAAGATCATCTTTACTATTAATATAATTATAAAATTCTCTCATTTTTTCATTTCTTGTTTCTTCACTCATTTCTTGAAATTCATCTAATATGTAGTCAATTTGGTTATAGTTATAATAACGACTCCACTTACGTAAAAATGAATCTTTTGTAGGTTTATCTTCGGTGATAAAATTAAATAATTTATGAGTTTTGTATCTTATTTTTTGATTTAAATCCATATAACTAAGAGCAAGTTGTTCTCTGTCATGATCACGCATAAATAATAATCTGTCTGTGAAAAGATATAAAAAATTGTCTCTTTGTAAATCTATCATATAACTTAGTATTTCGCTCATTTCATCTTCCATATTCTTTACAATAATATTATGATGTAAGGATTCTTCAAGAAAATTTTGTTCATTATCTAATTTTTCAATTAATACATCATCTACATAATATTTTTGATCTAAATAAAATGTATCTTTTGTATATTCAACTTTTTCTAACCTTTCATTGATAGGCCAGCAATGATCATCTTTGCCATCACCTTGACACACTCTTATAGTATGAATTTCTTTGTTAGATTCGTCTTGACAATGATCTATAGATCTAATATTAAAATGAGGATATATATAAGATAAAGATGCCGTGTGAGTAAAAACTTTGTCTGTTGGTATTAAAATAAATGATTGTTTTTGAGTTTTATATATTGCGTATATAATTTCTCCAAGAGGTACGTATATTTGATGATCTCCTAAACTTAATTTTATTATAATATTATCTATTTGTTCAAAAAGTTTCTCCTTAGTTGTTCTTTTTCCATTTTCACAATTTAAGTACAATCTATGACCGACATCATTTGCCAAATCGCTTAAAGTATAACAATATGGTGTTAAGTCTGTTAAATCAGTAGATTTTGCCAAAAAGAATACTATTCTTTCTCTCGCATTTTCCTCAAGTAAATCTATACTTTTATCTCGAAAATTACCATTTATATTATAACCTTCAACTGCTTCTCCATTTAAAAAAGCGTTTATGTTATAGATGCCAAAATTATGTATACTAAGACATCCTCTGCTATTTGTAAAAACTTTTTCACCATCCTCGTCCATATCAACACTTGGTTCTTGTGAATGATAAGATACTAGTTCTTTTTCGTTAAAGTTTATCGGTTTTGTAACTACAGGATCTACTATATTTAACCATTTTATTTCACGACTGTTAGTTTGTTTTCTAATATCTTTTTTAACTTTTTGAAACCTAATTACTTCATATTTTTTTAAACATAACATTTTTGCATTTTCATATATTCTTATTTTATATGGTTTATATTGATAGCTAAAATATATCCCTTTTGCATCATCATACTTTTTTAAGATTTCACTTATACCTGAACGATCTAATCCATATTTTTCTAAAATAAATTCTCTGGCTCTTTTCTTATAAACGTCTAAATTTGTAGAGGCTGCTAGTGCAAATTGACCTAACAAGCATACTTTAAAAAGTAACATTTTTACAATTTCGGTTTTATGTTTATCATCTTCACTTAGAGGTTTATATGTTTTAATGATAGGTGGTAGTCGCGCTCTCAATCTTTCTATAAGTATTTTTTTATCCCTCTTTTTCTGTTCCTCTTCTTCTATTGCATATGTATATTGTATCCAAAAAGGTAGAAGGCATTTTTTCATTTCTAATTCAGATAAAAGATTTAAGAATTGTTGTAATGTATATTTTTCCAGCCAGAAATGAGTAAGATAAATATCTGCTTTTCCTAAAATCTCTTTGTAATTTACAGTTTGTTCATTATATTTTTCTGCCATTGTTACCATTTGTTTTATTAAGTGTGTGTATAGAAAATAAACTAGTATTTTATCCTTATTTGAAGAATCATATACAGGTTTATTATTATGTACTATTACATTAAGAGAAGGAGAAATATATGATATTTCAAAACCCCTTCGTTTATACTTTTGAACCCTTTCTATCATAATCGGATTAAAATGTAAGATAAATTCTGTGTATTCAGAATTAATATAACCTGATCTAGTTTCTATATCGTCCTTATATGTTGTTTTAAGATTTGTTCCATCAAACCAGATATGTGTGAAACTTAAATCAAAATTGTTCACAGCTTTAAGAATATCTTCTGACTTTTCAACAATGTATATTTTTATTTTTGAAGATCTAGTTCCATTTCCACTTGCAATAAAATATTCTAATCTTACATTTATTCTATTTTTAAAAAAAAATGCTTCCGGTTCAGAAGGATTATTATTTGGATCTGTAATCTTAACATTCTGTTCTTCTGCTCTAACAATTTTTTCGTCTTTTAAAAAGTTATTGATTTCTAAAGCTCCGTTATAAGTACAATATATGTAAATAGAATCTGAAATATTATCGTTAAATTCAAAAAGAGATCGTAAAAGGAATCCACCGCTGATAATAGAGTCTGTCCTTTCCATTAAAGAACAAAAAATCTCAAATTGTTCAGGTATCATTCCCATAAATTCTGATAACATCTTTTTTGTATTCTCTGTATCCGTTTTTTGATAAATATAGAGTTCTTCCATTTATTTTGTTAAATATAATATTATTTTACGCCTTTTTATTAAAAAAGCACATAGAAAATTAAAATTGATTTATGACTATAACTGGTTTTTATAATTTCTAAAAACTATGGTATCTACATCGTCTTTCATTTTTAAGAATATGTTGTCTGATATTAGTACTATTCCATCAAAAGATCAAAGACAACAAATATATCAGCAAAGTATTAAGGCACGTGAACAAAGTTTAGCATATTCGGGACCTGAAGATCCAAAAGACCTTTTATCAAAGATTGACTGCAAAAATCCTCGATTCACTGACACTATCTTTTCTACTAGATTGGACTTGGCTATTTTCAAAGATGAAAAGTACGCAGTCTTTATTACTCGAGATCCTATTTTTGTCGGTGGATCAATGGGTGTTAACTGTGTTCCAGTAAAACCAGTTTCTATTAATCTTTTTGATACAGATGAAAAAACAACTGAGGCTCGTCTTCGTGACTTTATTGAATGGCGTAATGAAAATAAACTTAATATTCTCAAAGCATATATACACTGTCTCGAACAGTTTATAGACACTGAGGAGAAAAATATTGTGCTTGCAAAAGCTGTTATTACAGAACGACCTGAATATCTAAATCTAAAGTTAATCGATTACGTTAACACAGTATCAATTTTTAAGTCTTTTCTAGAGGAGAAAGCAGATCTTTCTGATCTTGAGATAGGTTCCCTTTGTCAAACTTGGTTTAAGAAAGGTGTTGCCGGAAAGCCAAGCTTTAGCGTTCCTAGCCCACATTTTCAGACCTTTTTTTACAAGAAAACACCTTGTCATTCTTTAGAAGTAGATGAATCATACAATAAGATACTGAGAGTTCTATCACACGATATGACAACTAAGATTGTTGATGGAAAACTTGAGTATGATGAATCGTTCATCGATCTCGATGGTATGTGGAAGAAGATGAACGAAAAGAATATGTTTTTTCTTAACTCAGCACCAAACTTTGATACTCTTCCATTGATTAAGGATGCTTATGATTCTATGAAAGACGGCAAGTTTTATGTTGTATTCTCTTCAAATCTAGCAGAGTACATTACAGCACTGTCTGTAATAGAACCAAATGGATATGTTGATCTTTTACCTTCCAATTTTAGGGCACCTATCAACATTAGAACTAAAATGAATGGACTTAGATGCAACTATGAAAATAAATTGCAAATACAAGAAAATATTTCTTTTGCTCTTTCTACTATTTTGTCTTGGTGTAAAAGAGAAAATATAGATGTTTTTTTTGCAAGTGCTCCGAGAGTATCAAGACCTTTATTTATCAAGTCACCAGAATCTCTTATAAAGAGAAGTGACTCAATATATTTTGATAAAGAACTCACCATTAAAGTTGTTGAGGAACTTGTAGCACCAGCACTATCATTTCGAATGAAAATACAACCTTCACCGGAACTTGTTGTCGAAGCTCTTGATGAATACACAGAAAACAAAGCTAGTTTTTTAGCTGATATTGTAACTGTTGCAGTTGCTTGTGAACTCATCGATGATCCAAATTGTTGGTCAACCTACGATCTTATTGGCGAGCCTATTGTAAAATATCTAGATATAAATTCTGATAAAGTGCAAAAAGCAAGCTATGTATCCGCCAATTTTGTTAGTGGAATTGGAAAATTTAGAGATATTAACGAAGAGGGACAACGCAGAGCAGGTGAAGCAATGAGGAAGGTTTTGCAAAGAGAAGAGGCTGTTTTTGAATTGTGCTATGTTATGCATGATGAATTTTTGAACGATATTGACGATGCAGCAGCAAATGATTTAGCTCGTAGACTAACTAAAAAGGGTTGTTTCTGTCTGTTTAAGAATCACATCAGGTAGATAATTTTGATATAAAAATATCAAAATTTTTATCAATTTAGTTCAAAATAAATAATTAAAAAAATCTTTTTATAGGACTGTTAATCTTCTTCAGGTGGTGGCAAAAGCAAAGGTGTGATTGGAATGTTTGGAACATCTACAAAGATGTTTCTATCAGATGTTCTAAGAATGTCTTGTAGCGCTAAGAAAGGTGAATGCATATTTGTGCCATCTTTTGAACAGAGTTCTACATATGGAATACCATACTTTGCACAAAGAGGAGGTATATTTGGTTTCAAATTATAATTATAAACATCACATTTTAGACCTACTAATACAATTGGAACATCGACTCTTCTTAGAATTGTCCTAATTTTTTTAATCCATGCTTCGCATTGTAGCGAAGGATCTGTAGTTTCATGTGAGAACATCACAAAAAAAGCGTCCGTATTTGCCCATTCATCTCGAACAAGCATATCCAGATTTGGCTGAAGAATAGGATACCTACATTCTTTAATATTAAAAATTATTTTTCCAAGATTTGTCGGAAACGCTATTGTTCCTGATATTGGATCATTTGATCGACGTTGTGGGAATGTATTTGTTAAAAGTGTTTGTGCGAAACATGATTTTCCAACACCGCATGATCCAATTAATTGAATATTGTATGTTCTATTGCTTAGTAAAAATTTCATAATTTTTGTCGCCGCTATTTTTCCAAATAGTTGTAGGAGAATGAAATAAATATCCTCGGTATCTTTGGACAATCTACTTGTTCGTAACATATTTACCAAATATACTTATAATTTTAATTTTAATTTTCAATTTTAATAAATATTCAGAATTAGATATAATTTGTGAAGTCAATTAGAAATAATGAGATTATTCAAGATTTTTTTCATAAATGTAATTGAAAAGCTTATTTTGTTTATTAATTATTGATATCAAAATGGATGCTTTATATTTCTCATATCTAAACAATTTCTACGCATATTTGGAATATGTAAAGAAGGATGAGGATTTGGATTATCTAATAAATTATAATCATAAGAGTGTTTAATTCTGTGATAAACTCGTGCATTTGTTTTTTTCCATTTAGTTTACTTTAGTAAATATAAATTTCATAATTAATGCAAAACTATGAATGACACTCAAACACTACAATCTTAGGAGGCGTGTTTGCTTCTGTTACAATATGAACTGTATCACCTTCATATATTAAACAAATCAATGTTTTATTAAACTTTTCTTGTACATCTATTGTTGTTATAGCACTTCTTTCTCTGTTCTCGGAATTCCAAAACAAGTAGGCGATGAACAAGCAGGTTTCTCCAATTAGACAAAGTGATGTGAGGCAAACACCGGATATAACTTGCTCTTTTTTGGACATAATAATTCCATATACAGCCCAACCAATACCGCCACCAAAAGATAATCCCATTAAAATGGCACCTACCATAAAATACTCACGATTTATTTCCATTTTTTTTACTTTTTATTAAATATAACTTTATGTAATTATTATAAAGGATATAATGTGAAAGTTTTGTTTCTTGATAGATTTTTATGAACTATTAATTTATGCATAAATTATTATTTAAAGATATGTCTTTTAGAAGTAGAAACTTTTGAGTTCTTAGTATTAAGATTTGTTTCTTGGTACATACAGCAATCAAAAATTGATTATAAAAATTGTACCTAGTCAAAAATATAATTCAATGTGCTAACAGCAACATTTTAAATTCATTTTATTGAACAAAATGCACATTGTTGTTTATAAGTTCTTAGTTATAACATTTGTTTCTTGGTACATACAGCAATGAAAATTTGATTATTAAAAAAATTGATTATAAAAACTGTACCTAGACACTAATTTTCAAATTCTCGTGCTAATGCACGTAGATGATAATTATGTTTGTATGTGAAAATAGTACCTAGCCACTAATATAATTATACTTCTTGGTACATACAGCAATCAAAAATAAAAAAAATACAACTTAACTTAAAAACATACCTAGCCGTCACTAATATAATTATTTTCAAATTCTCGTGCTACCAGCAAAATTCATTTTTATTGGAAAAAAAAATACACGTAGATGTTTTTGATAATAATTATGTTTGATGTCGCTAGTGTTAAAAACATTATATAAATAATTATTTATATAATAAATAACTATGATTCTAAAAAAAGAAAGTTGTTTAGACAGTAAACATTTGTATAATACTAACTCAAATTTATCTTCTCCAAAAAAGAGTTTGTCTGAGCAAAAAAAAATAGTAAAGTCTCTTCTTGAACAAATAGAAATTGAGAAAAATATTCTTGTACAATTAGAACCTAATGAAAATCCTGAAGAAGCAGAAATAGCAGATGCATTGGTTGATGAGTTAGTATGTCCAATATCATATGCTTTTATGATAGATCCAGTTATTCTTACTTCCGGGAAAACATACGATAGACATGCTATAAATGCAGAATTTGAAAGACAAAAAGAACAAGCTACTGAAGAAATTGTGAAATGTCCATTTACAAAAATTACACAGAATACAGATGATCTTATTCCAAATATGCAAATGAGATCAATAACATCCAAATTTGTAGAAAAATATAAAGATATTATACACACAGGACCTAGTTGGAATGAAATAAGAAGATTATGTTCTGATTATCTTGATGAACAAAAACCAGAAAAAATTAAACAACGTCATCGTGCGGATGAACAAAGGATTAATGATAAGCAAAAAGCCGAAGAGAAAAAAAGGATTGAACAACAACAATTTGAAGAACAGAAAAAGCGACTCAAACTAATATCTGATTGTGGATTAGATTTTGAAGAATTTTGTTTACTATATGGAAAATTCTTTCGCTTTTATCAAAAAACTCCAAAAAAATTATATACTGGTTATGCAAAGAAAAATCAATTTCAAAGAGAATATCATATGCGTATGGAAGTATTGAGAAAATGGGATCAACAGTTAATATCTAATCAACAAATGTCAGGATGTTTATCCATATTTATGGAATATTATATTAAAAAAAGAGGAAAAAAATTTTGTGAAATAATTCAACCTAAAGATTAACATTTTGATAAATAAATGGCTCAATACGCAAAAATATCTGATATAAAAAATAATAAGGAAAAGGTTCAAAGTTTTCGTGAAGTACCAGAAATAAGCAGCTCTCAACATAAATTAGATATTATTAATTCTAATAAAAAGCTTGTGGTCTATAATTACGCTAATTGGTGTGCACCTTGTGAAGCGTGTGCTCCAAAAGTTAATGAACTTTCTGAAAAACATTCTCAATTTGGTATAGTTTTTGTTAAGGAAAATGTTGATCATAATTTTCAAAGACATGGTGAAATTGAAGTAGTACCATGTTTTCACTTTTATAAAAACGGACAATTTCAATCACAAATGACTTTAAATGGCATGGATGAATTTGAAATGAGCACAGCTCTTAACAGTCTACGTGATTAAGATAAAATTCAGCTATACCATTTAAGAGAATTATTAATTATTATATTTTCTTCTTGTAACGAAAAGTTATAAGTAGGTAATTTATTTTATTTTAAAATAAATTGTTGTTAATAAAATGAGTAGTATCGATGAGATTATATCTTCTCTACTAATTTCTTATAATACTTCAGTTCTTAAAGAACTTCCTACAGAGCTTAGGGACGCTTTATATGAAGAAGCAAAAAGATGTTTAGCAAACACAGAAACGGCAGACAACCCTGTTAGATGCAATGAGCGCAAGACATTAATGCATCTGATTAATAATCACAGGTTAGATAATAAACCTCAATCCGATTTTATAAAAGGTCCGTTCAGTCTTACTTTGCACTGGAATTCTAATATGAAATGGATGATATATATTTTTGGTGAACTTCACGATTCCGAGACGGATTGTCATATTTTTCCACAAGAAAAATCTATAAATGGAAAAATAGTTCCTCTAAAATCAATGTTTATAGAGGATTATATTAAGGAATTGTTACCGAACACAGATTCTTATATAGATTTTTTTCTTGAAGAAAAAGCTCATATTGGTTATAATCCAGACTTAAGTAGTTATCCAAGTCCATTCCGACTAGAGATTTTACGTGATAGTTTTAGAGAATGTATATCGGATGTAAAATCGAGAAATACAAATATAAACTGTCGTCTTTCGCGTTCTCATTACTTTGATATTAGGCAAGGAAATGTTGAAGGACAATTTGATTTGGTAACTCAAATAATTGATAAGTTAACAGATATATTAAGCGATGAATTTAAAAAAGAAAATATAGAAAGATTTATATTCCTTTTTAATAATATAATAAATGACTTGAACTTTAGTGTATTTATATATGGCATTGCTGAAACTTCATCCGATACACGTTTTTTTGAATATTTGCAATACTACGAGATTTATTCTTACAAGTTTCTTATGAAAAAAATGCGTAGATCATCAATATACGAAACCATTCTTAGATTTATTCTTGATGAAATCAAATTAGAAGCACTAAAATATAAAGAAAAATTGCAAGATATCCTAAAAAATCTTATTGAGCTTCTTAAAAAATACCCTGTTTATTTAGATAAAAATCGTATACCAATAAAAATTACTTTTTCTCCTGAAAACGTGCCTGACATAATTATACAATACGTAAAAGATTTTCGGGCTATTTTAATTTTGATCAATTCTATTGTTCCTGATGCATATCTTCTCTCACGCGTATTTAAAAAATTTAATATAAATACAGATAAACCGGAGAAAAAACGTGGTTTTGACGAGCCTCAAACTCCTCATAATATTATAATATACGGAGGTGAAGATCATGCAAATAGATATCGAAAATTTTTAGAAAATCATATGGAATGCAAACGTATAGAACAAAATACATTTGATGACCCTATACTTGCGTCTAACTGTATTAATATGACAGGTATTACACAACCACTGTTTTCTTATACACCAACAGAAGGATTCTCATATTACAAAGAACCATATGAACCAAAATATCCATATGATCCAAAATATGACAAGCCTATCGAAATAGACGGACAAGTTAAAACAACTCTAGCTTCATCTGAGCTTTAATTTAACGTAAACGTAAAAGTGTGCTAGAGGGAGACGAACATCTCTTGTCTTGTATTTTGAATAATTAAATTAAGATTAATTAAACTATATTAGTTTAATTAAAAGATAAGTATCAGATGATAGGAGGATTTTTTCTATCTTTAAAAAATTCTATAATTGTTTCTTTCATTTCTTTTTTGTTTTTTCCTTTACATTCGATGCCGTTGTTTTTACAGTATGTAGACAAATCTTTTTCATTTGTATAAGAATTAAGATAAGAAAAACGATCTGCTAATTCTTTATCGATCTTCTTATATTCAATTGATTTTAAACCTTTCATAGTCAACAAAATTACACCCGTTTTTAAAATATAAATATCGTAATTTTGTTTTTCTTTTTTAGGAGGAGGAGTAGGGGTCGCTGTTGAATCCGAAAATGAACTAAAAATAGGTGTGCGAGATTTTGGCGGAAATGATGATCCATAAGATTTTCTAATATTTCTTTCAAAATCTTTATCAGACTTTGATTGAGAAAGAGGTAAATAAGTATCTGATGAAGGTGTTTGAAAAGGAGTTTTTGGATAAGGAGAAATAGGACTTGATGTTGAATCAGAAGATGAACTAAAAAGAGGTGTACGAGATCTTGGTGGTAATGAAGGTGTTGTAATATCACTAGAAGTATCTGATGTTGGATAAGAATGAACTGGAGTAGACTCTTTATTAAAAATTTCTTTCTCACAATAATTAATTATATATTTGTTCGGTTTATAATATATACTACCTATTTTAATAATACCATTGTCAAGTGCATTTTTAGATAATGTATAAATCCATTTTAACACTGCTGGATTTATTTTAGAAATAATAACCATACAACTTAAATCTTTACCCTTTTTTAAATCTTTACATAATTGCAAAAGTAATCGATAAGATTCTAACATTTTTAATGGAAATCTTTCCATAGAAACTTTTTTATTCTCTCTTTCCATTTTTGTTTCTTCTTTCCAATTAGGTCTTGGTGTAATTTTCTTATATCTTTTCCTACTTTTTATTTCAGGAGTTTCTTCAACTTTATGAGGAGTTTCTTCAACTTTATGAGGAGTTTCTTCAACTTTATCAGGAGTTTCTTCAACTTTATGAGGAGTTTCTTCAACTTTATCAGGAGTTTCTTCAACTTTATCAGGAGGATGTTTTACTGTTTCTGATTGAGATTTTTTAGGAGGATGTTTTACTGTTTCTGATTGAGCTTTATCAGGAGGATGTTTTACTGTTTCTGATTGAGATTTTTTAGGAAGATGTTTTACTGTTTCTGATTGAGCTTTATCAGGAGGATGTTTTACTGTTTCTGATTGAGATTTTTTAGGAGGATGTTTTACTGTTTCTGATTGAGCTTTATCAGGAGGATGTTTTACTGTTTCTGATTGAGATTTTTTAGGAGGACGTCTTGCTGTCTCCATTATTACACTTCGACGTGTTCTACTTTTTTTAGTTTCTTCTTCACTTTCTTCTTCGCCTTCTTCTTCGTTTTCTTCTTCGTTTTCTTCTTCTTCGTTTTCTTCTTCACCTTCTTCTAAATCTGACTCTTTCCAACTCCATTCATCATCTTTAGAATTAATTAAATTAATTGCCCACTTAAATTTTGATTGTAAAGTACTATTATAAACTGAATTAATACTTACATTTTGATTTTTTGCCCAAGATGCAACAATACGCGGATCAATGTAATTAACTAATGAAGTATTTATTGCAACAGACATTAAAACTTGTTTTTCCTCAATTTGTTCCGTTAATTTGTTAATTGTTTTTTTATCTCCTTTTTTTTCTGCTTCTTTTAAAGAATTTTTGAGTGTTTCCATAGATTTGTTTTGTCCAGCTGTTCTAACATGATTTAGTACTTCTGCTACTTTAATGTTAGCTTTATTAAATTCTTTTTTAATATGTGTGTTTGTTGATTTAGGAGCTATAGAAGGAAGTTCTTGTAAAGCATTATACATAATTTCGCTAGCTAATCTTGTACGAAACACTTTGGCAGTAAAATCGGGGTCAATATCTTTGAGATATGTATTTACAGTGTCACTTGATATTTGATCAAATATTTGATTATGACCTTTTTTACCTTCTTCTTTTAACTCTTTAAAATTTTTATAGATCTTTTCTGGAACTTCTAACTCTTTGTAAAAACGAACACGGTCTTTACCTTCGAAATCAAATATCACAATATTTTTTTTATCTACGTTTATGTTACTAACAAGAAGAGTTGTAGCGCCTACTACTGGATCAGATATATCAGAATCTGTTTCATTTCCTATACGAATACCAAAACGATCAATTAAAAAAAGAACTGTTCCAATTTGTTTCTTTATCATGTTTGATGATTCAGCCAATTTCATATAATTTGTTCTAATTTTTTCAATCTGAAAATGTAACTTTCTAGCCTTTTCATATTTATTAAAATCTGACTGTGCTTTAAAAACACCTTCTGGTGAAAACCAGATATATTTAATTTTATTATTGATTTCATCTTTCCACGAAGCAAGCCATACCTTGGTATAATCATTAACAACTTTACCCCATCGATGACCAAAAGGTGGAGTAGGTTTTGGATCATTTTCGCCTTTGTTAATAGTAACATCTTCCGGCATAATTTGTTTTTTGATACTTCCTAATTTTGGGTGCCCTTTTTTTCCTATAAAAATTCCTGACATTTCAACTTGATACGGTGCAATTTTTTGACGTGGTTTACCATCAAGAATAGCATAACCATATTCACTTCGTATTTGTGCCGTTTTCTGTTTTTTTCTAACTTTCTCTTCTTTCGTTTTAGCCAATTCTTTTTCGGCAAGAGTTTTTTGTTCCAACTTCTCTATCAGATCACTCCAATCAATTTGTAAGAAATCATTGTATGATTTAAAAATTGATTTAGCCTTTGGAGTAAGATATTCCTTAAAATCTTTCCAAAAATTTTTGTTAAATTGTTCAAGTTTAGTATATTGTGTTTTAGCAGTATCTTTAGCATCTGCTCTTATACGGGTAGCATAAAAACCTGCAACTTTTTCTTCTTCTGGCTCCAAGTTATATATTTTACCATTAATAGATAAGCTAGCATTTAAATGAACATAAGGTTCCATAATTTCTTTAAAATAAGGTCCTCGTTGAACAATACTACTCCATCTTTTTGTCCCTTTTGTTTTTTCTAATTTTAATGGAAACCCTTGTCCTTGAGTATCATCATATTCATATGGTGGTGACAAACTAATACCAGTTGACCATTTTAACATTGAAGGATTTTCTCCAAGCATTTTATTTATTTGTTCAATTTTTTTAATCATAGCTTCTCCTTTACCTTTCATTTCAATACATACATTGTCATCATTTATTCCTTTTGAATAATATGGAAAAAAGGATAATTTATCTTTTTCATCAGAATTATCTATGTATAGTTTACTTATAAATTCTAATAATTCACCTATATCAAATTCTTCATCACTACTATTTAAAATACGAAAACAGTATCTTTTAGACATTTTCTTAATTAGCAAGAATACTATTTTATTTATAAATTTGATTTTTTGTTACAATTGTTGAAATAAAAAAAAAGAATGACAAGATTGCTTACCAAAACCGAAATAGAAAATATGTTAAACTTTATTCAACCCCAAAAAGGTATTCCCCAGGATACAGCTATGAGCGTTGTAAATATTCAAAAAGAAAGACTTCGTGTTCAATTAAGAACTCAAAAAGTATATCCCGAAATTATTCCATCTTTAAAAGAACAAATTGAAAAAGTTTATTACAGCTCTCTTATTGATCCAGGAGAAAGCGTTGGTGTTATTTGTGCTCAAAGTATTGGTGAAAAACAAACACAGACTACTCTTAATTCTGTTGATTGGACAGAAAAGCTTTTATATACTAAAGATAATAAAACAGTCGTAGAACCCATTGGTAAAATGATTGACAGACTATTATCACTTAATCCCGATAATATTACAAAAATTGAAGAAAACAGAACAGAATATCTTCCTCTCCCTGAAGGCTATATGATTCCTTCGTGTGATGAAAACGGTAACACTAACTGGTACCGTATCGAGGCAGTTACAAGACACCTTCCGGTTGGAAAACTTGTACGTGTCGTTACGCAAAGCGGTAGAACAGTTACTGCAACTCAATCAAAATCTTTTCTTGTTTGGGATGGTACAAAGTTTGAAGGTGTTCTTGGTTCTGATGTAAAAGTAGGTGATATGCTTCCAACTACAACAAGTTTGAGAAAACCAACAGTCGAACATTCATACTTTGATATGGAAACCATATTTCCAAAAAATAAATATCTGTACACAACAGAGCTTATAAAAGCACGAGATCATCGTTTCTCTGGAAAAAAATCTTGGTTAGAAAGAAATAGTGTTCATTTTACAGTTCCTTACAATCGTCCTGATGTTTGTTTTGGAAATAGAAAAAATTATTTTCTTTCTTGTGAACCTGGCTTGATATATATTCACACAGGCGCTGCCTTTGTATCTCATATTCCCGATAAAATTCCTCTTGACAATGACTTTGGGTTTCTGATAGGTATTTATCTTGCAGAAGGATGCTGTACCAAGACTTTCATATGTATTAGCAATAATGATGAAGTAATTCGAAAACGTGTAACAGATTGGTGTGACAGATATGGAGTCACATATCATCTTGTTACAAGTCAAGGTAAAAATGTTAGAAAAGGAACAAGTAATGATTTGAAGATTCATTCAACTCTTCTTGCACGTATGTTCAAAATTATTTGTGACACTGGTTCTGCAAACAAAAGAGTTCCGGAATTTTCTTATACAGCTCCTGAAGAATTCATCAAAGGTTTGATTGATGGGTATTGGAGTGGTGATGGAACAGTTAGTAAAAAAGATGGTTCTGTTGTTGTTGGTTCTATATCTGAAGATCTAATTTTGGGAATATCTTTTCTTCTTTCGTATTTTGGAATTTTTGGAAGATTAAATAACTTGCTACAAAAGAAGAATAATATAGGAAGTAAAAATATTAAGAGAATGTATAGATTAAACATATCAAATGGATTTGCTCAAAGATTTGCTACATATATCCCGCTAACAGAACATAATAAACAAGAAAAATTGAATACTATTACATTATTTAAAAAGTACAAATATAATCTTGGGAAATCTCAAACCGAGTTTCCTGTACGTGATGTTTATTTTGACGAAGTCTTGTCGGTCGAATACGTAGATGGAACGACAGAATATGTTTACGATCTAACCGTAGCGGTAACAAGGAACTTTCAACTGTGGAACGGAGTGACTCAAAAAGATACTTTCCATCGTTCGGGGCAGTCCGATAAGACAATGACGCAGGGAGTACCACGTTTTCAGGAACTTTTAAATGCTACAAAGAATCCACGTATTGTTAATCATAAAATCTTTTTTAACAGGGGTAATGATACTATTCAAAATATGAGAGAAACTGTAGGATCAAGCATAGTTGGGTTGACAATGTTAAATATATCTAAGTCTATTAAAGCAAATATGAATAAAGAAGAGGAACCATGGTACAACGCCTACAAAATATTATTTTCCGACAAATTTTCTGAACATAATCATTGTATTACTTTTACTCTTGATATGAAAAAATTATTTGAATTTAAACTTACAATGCAAGAAATAGTTGATCATATTCATCAAGAATATTCAGATTTATATTGTGTTTTTTCACCACCTGCAAATGGACAAATAGACGTTTTTGTAGATACTCAAAACATTATTTTACCGGAAAATAGACTTCTCTTTGTTGATCAAGAGAATGCAGTAGAGATATATCTAGAAGAAGTAGTCCAAACTACTTTAGAGCAAATGTATGTGTGTGGTATACCTGCAATTTCAGAGGTGTTTTATTTGAAAGAAGGAAAGGAATGGATTGTTGAAACAAACGGTTTTTGTAGCAAGACAATTTCCAAACAGTATTCATCTTTTAAAAGGTTGCTAGCTCATCCAGATGTTGATTATACTTTAACAATTTCTAATAACGTTTGGGATATTTACGAAGTACTTGATATTGAAGCGGCAAGACAGTTTTTGATTGAAGAATTTATGGCAATTATGGAAGGTATTAACACTTGTCATGCTATGATTTTAGTAGACCGTATGACTCATAGTGGAACAATTTCTTCAATTACCAGATATACTATGAAAAAAGAAGAGAGTGGTCCATTTGGAAAGGCCTCATTTGAAGAAACAATGGATAATTTCTTGAATGCTGCTCAAGAAGGTGATAAAGAACCAACTAATGGTGTGTCTGCTTCTATTATTTGTGGAAAAAGAGCTTTAATTGGCACAGGTATGATAAAACTTAGTATTGATATTGCAGCACTTCCAAAACAGGAAAACAGAAAAGAAATACCACATTACAAAAAAAATATCGCATATTCTTCTGTTCTTCCTTCTGTAAAAGAAAATGTTCTAAAAAATGATGTAGAAGATGAATTACCTCCCTTTGATTCTAGTTAAAAACAAAACTTGTAACAATCATTAATTTTACAAATGTTATAAATATTTGTAAAGCAAAAAATAATTTAAAATTAATTTTTAAAAAGCTTTTTTGAATAAAAGTTAAATGACTGATATTACAAAACTTGCTTATGAAAAAATTACTGATAGATATTACAAAGCCAGATATCTAGGATTAGAATGTATTATGGACACTACAAATGGCTATATTAATGCGACAAATTTATGTTTATCTACAAAAGATAAATCAAAAAGAATAGTTAAGTATATAGATGGACTTAGGTGTAAAATTCTAATAAATTATTATATGTCAAACATAACTCAATACTCTGACGATCTTTCCATACATGTTGTAGATGGTTTAAAAAAAATAAGAGGAACATATTTACATCCTATCCTTTTTTTAGATTTGGCTATTTGGGTATCACCATCTGCATATATGAAAGCAAATAGAATAATAACTGATTCTTTATTAAAAGATATCGATAAAGAAACTTGTGTTGATAAAGATAAAGAAACGTGTGTTGATAAAGATAAAGAAACGTGTGTTGATAAAGATAAAGAAACGTGTGTTTATACAAAATTATCTAATTTAGAGAAAACTCTTGAAGAAGCTCTTAAAAAAAGAGAAGAAACAATAATAAAAATAATTACACAAAATATTACACAAAATGAAAAAATACAAAATGCTTTTGTTAAAAGTATTGAAAACATCGAAAATGATAGCTCTAAAATTAAATTGTCTTTAAAGCGTCTTGAAACAAAGATTGAACCAAATATTGAAGCAAAGATTGAAGCAAAGATTGAACCAAAATCGTCTGAAAAAAAAAATTTGTTTTGGAAAAAACGTTGGTTTTTATTAGAGTGTATTAATTAAAATCATTTTTGATAAATTTTACACTAAGCAAACGTCATATTTTGCATTTTTTATATATTTTTAAATATTTATTTTAAAAATTAATCATTATAAGTTTCTTGTATTTATAATAAAATGAGCACTGAAGAACAAACTTTTTTTAAAAAGAATAAAAAAATTCTTATTATTGTTGTTGCTATAATAATTATCTTAACAGTTGCGTCTGTATCTGGATATTTTATATGGAAACATTTTCATTGTTGCGGAGAAGTTTGTAATTGTCCTGTAGGAACCAAATGTATTAACAAAAAATGCGAAACTGGTGATCCAACCGGTGATCCAACAGGTGATCCAACCGGTGATCCAACCGGTGATCCAACCGGTGATCCAACCGGTAATCCAACCGGTGATCCAACCGGTGATCCAACCGGTGATCCAACCGGTGATCCAACCGGTGATCCAACAGGTGATCCAACCGGTGATCCAACTGGTGATGGTATGCCTACTAATATGCCTGATCATTGGACTCAAAAAATGTATAATGAATTAAAAAAACGTATTAGTGCCGAACCAGAACTTAAATCGAACCCTAAAATGGTAAATTGTATAGTAAATAATATTGTTGCAGCGTACAAAAATCCACAATCTATTAAATCAGAAAAAGAATTAACTCAGACAGTAACTACTATTATGTTAGAATGCAAAGGAAACAGACGAAAAGATCCTGGTGCACCCGATTTTAGTAAAAAAACTCATATAGAGCCAAAAGATAATTCTAAAGATAATTCTAAAGATAATTCTAAAGATAAATCAAATTCTTCACCTGGAATAGCAGAAAGTATTTTTAATAATTGTGTAAATCTTGCAAAAAAACAACCTCCGTATAACTGTGAAGACGTTATTAATACTTGTGCAATGAAAAAACATGATTGTGTACATGACAATAATTGCTTAAACGACGTTAGTAACCTAGCACAAAATTATTGTACACAAATTCACGGTAAAAAATTACCAATCAGACCATCATCTTCTGATAATTCTGGTTTTTATTCATATTGTGATGAAAAATGCACTTGTGTAAAAACAAAAGGACCTCATCCAAAAGGTCACGATTTGTATACAGATCCTAATTGTAGTGGTGGATGCGACGGATCTAGGTGTAACACTCTTCACTCTGTAAAACACGGAATATTTTAAATACAATAGAAAAATAAAAATGAAATATTGTAAAAACATTAGAAATAAATATAAAAATGTCATCAGTTTTCATTGAAGAATATTCTCCAAAGTCTTTTGTTGTTCGAGGTGATACTCGTGAACATAAAGAATCTTTAAAAAGTTTGGGTGGAAAATGGAACAGCGGTCTTACTGACAAGAAATCAGGAGATAAATTTGGTGCTTGGCTTTTCTGGAATGAAAAACAACAAGAAATTAAAAGTTGGATTGCTAAAGGTTGTAAAAGTGTAGAAAAATCAGAAACTGAAGTATTCAAACCAAAAGAAATAAACACTTTTGAAAAAGAATCTTCAAAAAATTTAGAAGTTAAGGTGGATATCTTACTAAAGATGATGGAAGCACTTTGCAAGCATCAAGGAATTGAAATATCAGGTAACAGAGTTGTAAAAACGCAAACTCTACATACAAATATAATGGAATTTGACTCTGATGAAGATATTGAACCAGTAAAACCACTAAAAAGACTTTTAGGTAAATAAAAATAATATTTATTTCTTCATTTTTTTTGAATATGAAGAAAATTTAAAAGTTTTTTATCAAAACTTTTCTTTAGTACAAGTAAAGAGAATGAAAATATTAATAATAGTAATATTCTTATTATTAGGAATATGTTTAATAATTAATTTAGTGTCTTTGTTTAACAAAAAACATAAGTATCGTGAAGTTTTTAAAGTAACAAATGCTAGTGATCTTCGCACTCATTTTGTTATGGATAATCCAAATGGTGATGGATCAGATCCAACAATGAGTATGGTTGATTACTCTTATATGTTTCCCAGAGATATTAATAAAGCAATTATTCCAAATGTAAATGGTGATACAACTTGGGGAGAAATTCCATCAAATCCGGTTCTTATTAAAGATGATATAGATGGCGGAATTATAATTAAACTAGCTGATAAAGTTGAGAATGGAGTTGTTGGTGCACCACGACTTATGAGCAGAAAACTTTATCGAGGTGGTCTTTTTATTTTTGATATTGCACATTGCCCTATTGGATGTGGAGTATGGCCGGCTATATGGTTAAATGGTTTTGTAGGTGGAAAAGATCAATATCATGAAAAGAAAGGAACTGATTTGTATAATGAAGGTATGAAAAAACTGGTAAAAAGTACTATTTCTAAAGAAAATTTTAATCATACTTGTTCTGGACCTGAAGAATCTTTGTTAGGGGATAAACCAGAACCTAATTTAACTGAATATATGGGTAAAAATATATATCTAGCTACTTGGCCGTCTGGTGGAGAATTTGATATTTTTGAACAAACAAATTTTTCGGATACTAATTTAGTATCTATTCATTCAGGACCTTTATGTGAAGTTACAAACGGTTACGACAATAATTATATGATTCAAAATATGGATCCCGATTATTCTAAATCAGGTGCACGAAGTGCTTGTGGTGCTACTTATTGGCCTGGACAGAGTTTAGATCCATCTGTTCCTGCGGCGTATGGATTAGGACCTTATTCTGGCTGTAAAAACAATGCGAGCAAAGTTGGAGAGGTTGGTGGTGACAGTACAAAACTTCCAAATGGTACATCAAGGTATAATTGTCCTCAAAACGCAGCCGTAAATGCAGGAAATACTCAAATTATTGCACCAAGCGGAAGCTTTGGTGAAGTATTTAATCAAAATGGTGGAGGTGTATATGCACTACAGTGGACTCCTAAAGATAGAGTTAATGTCTGGTGGTGGCCTAATAATTTATATTCACGAAGGAAATTAAAATCATCAGGTGGACCTCTTTCTAAACATCCAAATCCTACAAAATGGCCAGAAAAAATGAAACCAAATGTTGCAAACTCTAATACAAAAGCGGAACAAAAGATTCTAATCGCTTCTTATATTTTAAATAATAAAAATTCTCTCTCAGCTGGTTGTGATTTTAATTATCAAGGTATTATTATCAATATTGCTTTAGGAGGAGGCTGGGGTGGATCTTCTATGCCAAAATATTGTTCAGTCAATGGTAAGAGTGAATGGGGTGATTATATACCTAAATGTTTTAATGCTAGTGCAGAAAAAGCAATTAACCAAGGAAAAGGTATTGACCCAGATACTGGTTGTTTTGATGGGGGTATGTCTTCTGAATTTAGAGGATCTCATGCCAAACCAGTATTTTATAGCGAGGCTTATTTTAAAATTCGTCAAATTAAAGTATTACAATCTAAAATGGATGATAATATTTGGTAATGATTTTTTTAATTTGATTTTTAAGGACAAGATTCTTAAGAATAAATAAATTATGGGAATCAAACATTTCTTTCATTGGTTTAAAAAAGAATTTGATGGAAACATTTATAAAATGACTAAAGGTCAAAATCTTCCAGTTGATATCGACAATTTAATGATTGATATGAATGGTGTTTTTCACGCATCAGCACAAAAAATATATGAATACGGTAATTGCAAACCAAATCCTCGTTTAATGAAAGGAAAAAAAGTTGGATATAAAAATAATGTTCAAACACAAATCAAACTTTTTGAGGATGTTTGCAAAACAATTGAAAATCTTTTTATTATGTCCAAGCCGAAAAAAAGATTGATTTTATGTGTAGATGGACCGGCACCTCTTAGCAAACAAAATCAACAAAGACAACGCAGATTTCGAAGTGCGCTTGAATCAACCGGATCTTGCCCTTTTAATAGTAATTGTATCACTCCAGGAACAAAATTTATGGATTATTTAACAAAATACATTGACTGGTATATTCGCAAGAGAATTAACGAAGATCAAGAATGGCAAAAAGTAGAAGTTGTTTTTTCAAACGAAAAAGCTCCGGGAGAAGGAGAACATAAAATTATTAATTATATAAGATATTATGGAAACAAAGAAGATACATACTGTATCAGTGGCGTCGACGCAGATCTTATTATGCTTGCTCTTGGCACACATATGCCAAAATTTTATATTTTACGTGAAGATATGTATTCTTTTGATATTGATTTTCTGTGTGTTGATATAGGAGCTATTCGTCCTATTCTTGCAGATAAATTACGTTGGAAAGAAAATGATGTTGTTTTGTTTAATGAAAAATGTGCAATTAATGATTTTATATTTCTTTGCTTTATGGTTGGTAATGATTTTCTACCGCATATTCCATCTATAGAAATCATAGAAAGAGGTATTGAACTTATTTTAGATGTTTATAAAGAGACAGGAGAGATGTATGGTCATATTACAAGAGAAATAAATGATAGAGTTGAATTTTTACATATTCCTCTTCAAAATTTTTTGAATGCAATTGGAAACTATGAAAAGGAAAATTTAGAAAGTAAACTCGCAAAGAAAGATTTTTTTCCAGATCCACTTTTAGAAAACTGTGCAAATGAAACTTCTTACGGAAAATGGGATGTTGATATTGAAAAATATAAAAATGAGTATTTTACGTCTTCATTTCCAAAATTGACTGATGAAAAAATTTTGTGTCACGATTATCTAGAAGGAATGCAATGGGTTCTATCTTATTACACAAGAGGCGTTCCAAATTGGAAGTGGAATTTTCGTTATCACTACGCTCCTTGTGCATCTGTATTATCAAAACACGTTAAAACATTTCGTTTTCCAATTTACACAAAAACGATTCCAAGCACTCCTTTTCAACAATTACTTTGTGTATTACCTCCAAAAAGTGCAGACCTTATCCCGGAGCCTCTTTGTTATCTTTTAACTGATGAAAATTCACCTTTAAAAGACCAGTGTCCAGAAACGTTTGAGATTGATCTTCGAGGTAAACGAAAAGAATGGGAAGGTATTGTAATATTGCCTATGGTAAATTTTAATTTAGTTCGTGATTGTTATCTTAAAGTTTTGAGTAAAGTTTCAAATAATGACTTAAAACGTAATATAATTGGTCGTTCGTATATTTATGATCACTTTCCGAGTTTACCAGGAGAGTTTCGTTCTTATTATGGAGATATTAAGAGATGTTGTGTACGGACAACAATTATTGATTTATAATTAGATACGTTATTTTTGTGATTAATACATTAATCACAAAATTTTATTTAGAACTAAATAAACACATATGAATTATATTTATAATAATTTGTTTTTTACTCTCTAACTAATTATGTCTTTTCAAAACTGAAACATATAATTAATAGTAAATTTGAAATTCTAAAAAGTCGGAGTCGGAGGAGCAAAATAAAAAAGATAATCCAAAGGAAATTTTCTACGAATTTTTCAAATTATTTAGAAAACAAAAAAAAGTAAAAACTTTTCCTCCTCCGAACTTTTAAAAATCCGGAGGAAAAAATCTTTTTTGAAAAAAATGGCTTTTTAAAAAGCGTCCTACACACACACATTTCAAATTTTTTTCAAAAAGTAACTTTAATCAGAAAATAGTGACTATTTGGTCTTAAATTTTCTTATTTTTTTTCTTTTTTTCTCTTTTTTTAATTTATCAGAAAAAAGTGATGTTTTTATATAAATAAAATGAATTTATAATTTAAAAATAAATGAAATAAAATAAAAGCAAATGGAGTGTAATTTTTGCAATAATATGTTTGGAAATACTCAAATGCTACGTCAACATCAGAAAAACACTAAATATTGTCTTAAAATACAAGAAGAAATACAAAAAGCTTTAGATAAAACACTTGATGAAGCTAAAAAGAAAGAAGAAGCAAAAGAACTCTTTTTAAAAGAAAAGTCTAAAGAATTAACTTGTCAGTTTTGTGGTAAACAATGTACAACTAAATATATACTTTCTAGTCATCAAAAACAAGCAAAATATTGCTTAAAAATACAAGAAGCTCAAAATTCTGAAGAAATTATCTCGTCTTTAGTTACTTGTAAATTTTGTTGTAAGAATTTTTCGTCTGGAAATTTTATCAGACACGACGCAATATGTAAGAAAAAAAATCAATCTCTTATTGATGAGAATAACAAGTTAAAATCTGAAAAAGATCAAGAAATTGCTATGATGAAAAAAGAACAAGAAATATCTATTCTAAAAATGAAGACTGAAAAAGAAAAAGATGAGAAAGAAATATATAAAAATCTTGCCGAACGATTTGAAAAAATAGCTAGACAGCCGACTTATCAGAAAAATAGCACTAAAAACATTCAAAACAATCTGATGATTTCAAATCTTACTCCTCTTGATTTATCTCAGGCTCGAGTTGACAGCATAATTGATGAAAAATATACAAAGAATGATTTTTATGAAGGTCAGAAAGGTGCCGCTCAAGTAATTCACAAGTATCTTTCCACAGACTCCGATGGAAAGTCTCAGATCGTTTGTACTGATACAGAACGTGGTACATTCCATCACATTGATGTTAACGGTGAACACGTTGTTGATTATAAAAATACTCATTTAATCAACAGAGTTCATTTACCTCTTAAGAGAAAAGCTAGTAAATTTGCATCAGAAGAATGTGTAAAAAATCCTACTGCTTATAAAGATATTGTTATGAATGAAAGTTCTGTCAGAGAACTAGAAACAAAACCCGGTTTGTTCAACAGAACAATGGCAAAACTTACAGGAAAAAATTGTGTAAGACCATTATTAGTAAAATCGTCAGAAAATATTGATTTGACTATCACGGAAGAATGGTTAATAGAAAATGCAAAATTCTTAATGATAGAACATATATTAAGAGGGCCAGAAGGATATGTGGATTATGCATTGTCTTATCCGTTAAATGATCGACTTATAGAAGAAGATTATTCAAATCCTACATTTATAAAGTATAAGGATAGAAAAGGTGATATAATAACAGATTACGGTGGAAAGATGTTGTCAAAGATGTTATTTGAATCAGTAAGAGAAAGAACATATGAGTTAATAGAATCTAACGACAATGTAAGACTTAAGTGTGGAAATATAGAAGATTCTATTTTTCAGGAAGAGTTTATAAGTATTCTTATGAGCAATATATAGACAAAAAAATCATTTGATAATTTTTTTGTAAAGTACTATCTTTTCTAATCAAACAAATGAAGCACTTGAATTTGCTATAAAAGTTTTATCTCAAAAGAGACAAGCAAATGAGACGTCAGATGGATTGAGACCAGAATAGTTTTGTAAAAGAGTTGGTAGAAGGTTGCTATAAGTGAAAATAATTTTAGATTTCTTATCTTTTTTTCTTTAAAACACCTAACTAAAATCAAGAATACGATATTATTTATCAATCTTTAAAAAAAGGTTCTCAAATAGTTTTTTAATTATTCTAATATCTTCAGGAAAAAAATCTTCATTATTTGAAAGATCTAAATATCTCAGCATTTTAAGTTTTTGAATAGCAGGTAATATTATTTCAAAAAATCTCATATCCAGATAACATCTTGATAAATCGAGTTCTCTTAGATTTGGTAAAAAACCTAAAATTTTGGCTACATCTTCTGATTCATCAAAAGTTGCCAAATTACTACCAGAAAGATTTAGTTTAGTTAAGTTTTTTACATTTGATAAATAGTCTATAAAACTCTCCATATGAATATCGTTAATAGGGTCAGCTGTACAACCAAATGAGAGAAGATGCGTAAAATCTTTTTCTAAACAAGGTAATATTGTTTGCATTAAATCTAATTGAACGACATAAACTGTTTCATTATATGAAATAACAGACTTATTTCCAGCTATTCTAAGTCCTTTTAAATCTTTCAAAGATTCAGTCCATATTTTTTTAAAATCTTTGATATCGAATTCTTGCCGTTCCAAATCAGAATAAGTATCCTCAAAATCAGAATCAGTATCATTAAATAAGGGTATTTCAGTAAACATACTAATTTCTGATAGATCTAACTCTTCTAATTTTTGGATACTTTTTATACACAATAAAAAAAGTTTCCATTGTATATGTACATTAGATAATTTTAGTATTGTAAGATTTGGAATTTTCATTAGTACTTTAGACACTCTATCATAATTATTTTTTGTAAGATAATAGTTTCCAAAATCAATTTCAAAAGAATAAATAGTATTTTTTAAGTTTTCTACAATAGAACATAATAAAGATATACTTCTATCATAGTATGCAATTGCAAAAGGACTAATAATAATTTTAATTGATAACTTTATATCACATTGAGCTAAAATACTAAATAATGTTGTGTCAATACCTATTATCTCTCCTTTTTCATCTAATAGTTTTGCGACACATGTTCTTCTTCCTCTGATATCTGTATCAATGTCAATAGAATAAATAATATGTAAAGCACAATCTTTAGGTTCTCTACCGTATTTAGCACAAAGAGTTTCAAAACTATCTTGTGTGTAATCAAAATCTTTTGGAAGTTTGCTTTGTTCAAAAGTGACTTGAGACCTTATAAAGTCTATATTCTCTTTTGTTTTTTTTGAAACAAGTCTTGGATTTAATAAGTCTTTATTTGACAAGTATTTAATTAGACCATCACCTAAAACATTAGTTGTTAGAACATCTGATAAATATCGTTTTTGATTCACCCAAGTTGTTATTTTTTCAAGTAATAATTTAACTGATATAAAACATACTCCAATCATTCTATTTTCTTTAAGCCTACTAATAAAGCAGGTGTCAATGTCAAGAGATTTTGTTTTAGAGTTCCAGATAGTATATACTCAGTATTGTTCACATATTGCTTTTTCAAGTTTGTATATAAAAAATCTGGATAATTTGGTAATAAACTTGTAAATAATAATCGAACACTTGCGTTTTTTCCAGTTATATACTTTACTTGACACAATATACAGAATTTAGGTGATAGAGAACTTAATTTACTCATAATTAATCTAAGTTTATCAGCTTCCAAATGGAAATCATAAATTATATCTGTCTCTACTTTTAAGACATCTATTTTATCAATTTCTTCGTTAAAAAAGCCAAAATTAGTTTCAGTATTTTCGGACATATTTTGTTATTACAAATATAATAATAAAATTTTAGGTTTTCAATAAGTCTTATTTTGAAGAAGAAAAGTTTGGTAATACAATTATTCAATAAATTAAATATTGTTTATTATAAAATGGAACCTAAATGTGATCTACACAATATTTGCAATACTCTTGTACAAACGTATAACACATCTGTTTTAGATAGTTCAAACGAAATTTTTAAGGAAGCGTGTACTTTAGAAGCAAAAAAATGTGCAGATGAAACTAAACATAAACGTAGATATAGTTTAGACAGAAAAGTTTTAGCAAAACTTATCGTTAATCACTCGAAGGAGTCAGATAAAACAGTTCCAAAAGAAGAAAAAAAACCAATTGCTACCTTTATTGGCGGTCCAAAAACGTTAACAATGCAATGGAGTAAAGAATATAAAAAATTAATATATATTTTTGGTGAACATCACAGCGAAAATACTGATTGCGATAAGTTTAGATTAGGAGGAGAGTTTATTGAAATGTTAATAGAAGAGTATTTAGATCAGTTGTTTAAAAATTCAGATGTTTTCATAGATTTTTATCTTGAAACAGGACGAGAATACAAAGACATATATGGTAATAGCAGAATTGCGTTAATTTCTAAACGTTTTAAAGACTGCTTATACGATCCTAATTCTAACACTAATTATCAAAAATGTATGCTATCTAGGATGCATTATTTTAATGTTAGATCATCTGCTTCTGATTTAACTCCTAATAGAATGTCTGACGCATCTATTATGTTAAAGATATTTGTACAGATATTAAAAAATAAAAATAACTACGATATTACCAGATTTTTAGTAAAATATAGATATAACACAAAAATTAAACCAATTCTTAACGAATTTTCCGAAATTAAAACAAACAAAGATTATTATGATTTTTGGAATAAACAAATAGATGAACATACTTTTCTTAATAAAAAAGTAATCAAATCATTTATCCACGAAAAAATTAAATCTTTTATTAAACAAGAAATTATTGATGCTAATACTAAAATAAAAAAACTTGTTAAAAAAGTTAAAGAAGTTATTATTATTGTAGATAAGTATAAAGACGACACATCTGGTTTATACGAGATTGACTCTATTAGTGATTCTGATTATGATGTTCTATTAACAAACTTAGAATATACTGCCGAAAAATTGAGTAAAATTAATGGTTGTATTGCTGATTATTACCTTTTGTGTCGTATATTTAAACAGTTTGATATCGAAATTCCAGCAATCTTTTCGAGTTTTCGTAAGACAGATGAGCCTTCCGAACCACATAATATAATTATATACGCAGGTGACGCTCATGCAAGAAGAGTAAGAAAATTTTTAAAAAATGAACTTGATTTTAAAATGATAAATGAAAAAGGAAATAATATCAAAGCAAACTGTATAAGGATGGAAGACTTTCCACAACCTTTCTTTTCCAACCACCCGGATGTAAATTGGAACTAAGCATATTAATATTTGTTGAAATATTAATACATTGATTATTTTCTAAACAAATAAATTGTGCATTTCAACAATCCATTCTGGTGTAGGACGACCTTCTATTTTTCCTTTCCAAGAATGTATATTCATTTTTCCAAAAAAATAATATTGACGATATGCTTCTATAGAGTCATCATCTTTGTACATATTTGGCATTGCCTGTCTTGGTTGCGTAAATTCTAAGTCTGGTAAATTTGGAATATGTTGAGCTAAATCTTCTATATAAGATTGGCATTTGTGTACTTTTCCATATCGATAAGTGTATTCTTTGCAAAGTTCTTTACCAAGTTCACACAACCATTTATAATTTTCTTTTGATTCTCTCGTCCATATAGAAGATGGATGATTTTTATGAGTAAGTTTGTAACAAGGGGTATAACGAGGTGTGTTACAAGGTGTATTTTCATTTAGATTTGTCATATGATGTGCAGAACAAAGAAGTTGGGTCGTTTCTAATATCATTTTTATTACATGTTTGTCTATGTGCATTTGAGCACATACTTGAGGTAAAATATGAAGAAAAAAAATGTTCATTCTTATTTTTAATTCTATTTTTCAATAAAAATTCAATTTTACTAAATGTGTACGTTAAAAAAAATCAGTGTAAAAATTTTTTCTGCATAATGGACATAAAGCACCTCTCATAAAAATTTTTTCGGTACATTTTTGACACACGATGTGTGATGGATGACATGGCCATTCAAGAACATCACCATCATTATAACAAACTACACATTCTCCATAAGAATTCACTAGTTCAGGAATATTAATGTCATATTCAGATATTTCTGAAAAAACGTCTGAATCGTATCCTTCAAAAGATAATTCTCTTACTACCGATTCATTATCGAGTAAATTTGGAAATATGTTCAATAAAACATTTCTAAGAGGATCACATACTCTTTCAATTTGGTAAAATGCTTTTATTTGATCAATAATTTGGTAGTCTTGTAAGTATTTTGTAACACAACGATGATAATCAAAATCGAGACCAAATTTTCTGATTCCAATACATCGAGAACGTTCTGATTGAATACAAAAATTTTCAATTTCGTACGTAATGTTGTTTTCAACATATTCTATCATTTCTTCTACTTCAGAAGAAAGCGTTTCACCAGTAAGATCAGAATTGTAAGAGTATAGACGAATTCTCTCACGAAACTCAATTGTTTTTCTAATAAAAAAACCTATATGTTCATTTTCGTACTGTACTACATATCTTATATAAGAATGATCTGAAAGAGCTTCTGATCTCATAAACATAGCTCTTTTTGCTGATTCAGTTTGTTCCTGAATATTTGGAGCGACTAACAAAACACCAGTTCCTTTACACCATATATCTGGATGATGACATAAAATCATATCAAGACTATCGTCTAGTTGCATACGATGCTCTATAGAAGCTTCTACCATTGCAAGATCTCTCTTTCTTCGTCTTAAGCGGTGAGCTTCAAAAAAAAGTCTTTGTGTTCCGGCATTAATGAATTGCATTTAATTTTTTACTCTTTTTTTCGTTTTTTAAAATCAATTTTAAAGATACTTAGAAAATTCATGAATAACAGATACTAGAACGTTGTTACGAACAACTATTTGTCTAATAATATTTATCAGTAATTGAATAGTATTTTTTACTTCTGTTGTATATAGTAAATCGGTTGTTTTAATTAATTCGTCAATTTCTGAATCATAACAAGGTTGTCCATATTCACGTAAAAATGTTAAACAATATTTAAGTAAACATTTAACTTGATTTTGTGCCATTCCGACGTTTAAAACATTTTTCAAAAATGCGACATCTAAACATGATTCTATTTCATCACATTTATTTTGATTTTTTTGACATACTGATAACATACAAACTTTTACATCTTCTATCACAGTGCATAAGTTATCAAAACAATTCTCTTCTAATTGTTTTGCTATATCTTGCCAATATAAATCGTGCAAAGAATCGTATACAAATTTTTCTATACGTAATGTATCTTCTTGTAAAATATTTTTACTTGTTTCTTCTTCATTGTTTAATATCTTTTTTGCATCCTTTCCAAAAATTTGAGATGTATGTTTATTAAGAGTATTTTCAAGTTTTTCAATTGGTTCTTGTATTTCAATTGGAGAAGATACTTTAATTTCAGATAACAAACGATATGCGTCACGATATGTTCCAATCAGCTGTTCTTTATCAAATTTTTGCCATTCAATAAGAGATATTGTATACTCATTTAATGCATTTACAAATTCAATACTCGAAGATTCTTTTTTAAGATGAGTATTATAAAGCATTTTGGATGCTTCAAATAGACGTTCAGCAATAAGATTTGTTTCACCAAAAACTTCATTTGGAAAGTAATACACTATATAATGAGATAAAAATTGTTTTGTGTTAGTACGGGTATATGTTGGATTAATTTGTTGCAATCCGGATAAAGTATCACGTAACATAATAGAATTTAACAAGCAACTAGACAAATTATTAAAAGTATCAGTATATTTGTTGATTTGTTCTAAGAATATTTTTCTTAAATTTTCCATTTATTAATATAATTTTATTTGAAAATGCATTTTTTAAGTAAAGTATATTCGTTCAAATTGGATATCTAAGTAATATGTAATACACCCGAATGAGTGCAGTATAAATCAACTAATGGTGCAACATAGTTCTTATATGCTTCTATAAACACAACCTATCACTTGGTTTTAATCCCCGAAATCCATTTCTTATCAAGAAATTATTTTGTTACTATTGCACAAACAAGATGACTAGCTTTATCATATCCTTTTCTGTTAAAGGATTTGAACCACATAATTTTAAATTTGTACCAAGAACATTCATTTATTATATAATAAATGAAATATAATAACATTTTTATGGGTGCGGGGGCTCAAAACCCCAACGAGTTAATCTTTTAAAAGTGTCTCTATCAAGTGAAAACGGTATAACACTTTCAGGACAAGTTCTAATACACCAGTTATAATATTGTATCATTAAATCTCCTGCAGATATGGTTGGAAAAAGAAACGCAAGGTGAGAATTTTTACCATCATCTATAAAAATAAGTTTTTCCGGTTTTGTAATTAGTTTTTTGTTTGACCAAAATTGTCTAGTGAAACTCGTTATTTTACCATCTTTATTATATATTCCGTAATGATAATTTTCTGAATTAATTGTATTAGTATCTTCGTCTATACCTCTGTGTATATTTAATGAAACATGACCGTAAAAATTTTGAGGAGGCTCATTCGTATTATTTTCAGGTCTAAATGTTGTACAGTGAATTTCAATGCTATATGGATTTGGTATTGTCCATCTTGGATTTGTTTTATTAATTGAGGCTACACTGTAAACAATAAGTACTTTTTGTGTAGATTCATCATATAGCATTAAATCTCGTAAATTTTTAATCTCTCGGTTTGTTTTTTCGGTTTGATTTTTTCTATATGCATAACGATTACGTCTTTCGTCGAAAATTATTTTTGCTTGTTCTTGAGTTTCAGGATGAGGAATTGGAAAAAAATCACCACTTTCTTCACGCTCTTGATCATGATCAGACAATGCGTCGACTCTCTCATTTTCAATTTCCATTTCACGTCTTACCTTTTCTATAGCATTTTGGTATTTTTTTTTATCCTTATAATTTTCCATAGCAACAGCTTTGGCTCTCGCTCTTTTTATAATTTCTGCATTCACTCTTTCTTTAAGTTCGTGCGCCATTTTTTTTTTGTGTACAGTCTCTTTACAGAAAGCTTCGTTATCTTTGTTGTGTATCCAGAAACCTATACGATTTTTTCCTGTACCCTCTACACCATCTTTTTCTGCTACATATTCATGACACAAGTCACATCTCTTCTCTTCCTTTGTTCCTCCTTTTAACATATTATGACGAGACCTAGATTTACGTTTAGGAGAACCACGTTTAGGAGATCTACGTTTAGGAGATTTACGTTTAGGAGAACCACGTTTAGGAGATCTACGTTTAGGAGATCTACGTTTAGGAGATTTACGTTTAGGAGACTTACGTTTAGGAGATCTACGTGTAGGAGATCTACGTGTAGGAGATTTACGATTAGGAGACTTACGTTTAGGAGATTTACGATTAGGAGACTTACGTTTAGGAGACTTACGTTTAAGTAGTCTAGATCTAGATCTACGCGTAGGAGATTTTGCCCTAACGTTCATTATTTATTTAAATAACAATTTAAATAAAATTTACATATTAATTTTTTCATAAAGCTCTGTGAGTTTTTTATCAAATGACTCAAATTGATTCGTTATACTATCTTGACTCTCTTTTAAAAGAAGAGCTGTTTTTTCATCGTCTCCTAAAACTTCTATCAAGTCTTCAAAAATTTCATCGTTTGAAAAAAATATATTTTGCATATCAAATTCCATTCCACCTAAAATTTCATCTATTTCGTCATCTGTCAATATAATTGAATCTTGAATATCAGTGCAAATAGTAGAAAATTTTTGTTTGTAAGGATAAAAACTATTTTTAAAATTATATAAAATCTCGTAAACCTGAGATACCTCTTTATTTTTATTATTAAAAAAATTGTTTAACAACTCCAAACATTCTCTCAGGTCTTCACGTAGTTCATATATCTTTGAATCTGATTTGCAATTTAGAGACATATTCATCTCAAATATATTTTCGGTAGACATTTTTCTTTTTATATAAATAATTTTTTTTGAAATCAAATTTAATTATTCGATTCGTGAAGTGTTTCGCATCAAACCTATATTATGTAAACGTGTACGCAAGCCGTCAACCCACTCTGCGTGAGAGTGAACAGGTTCAAGCATTTCAATAAGACGTTTTATATCTATGTGAATTTCATTGAGCTTTTCAGACAAGTTTTTTTCAGATTCTGCAAACATCTTTTCAAGTTCATATTTGTCAATAGAGAATCTTTTATTCTCTTCTAACTTCTCAGATGTCATATGTTACCAATAGTCTTTATTTCATTTTAAGTAGAAAATTATCTTTTTAATTCAAGAGTTGAAAGTTTATATTTAAAATTTTTATAAGTAAGATAAATAAATGGAAGATGTTCATATGGAAGATGATCATATGGATACTCAAATAGATACTCATATGGATACTCATAAACCTTTTGAACCATTAAATCTACTTCTTTGTTCACAATTGATAAATACTTATAACACAACAATTCTTGGTAAGATGGATTTACATATGCAAGAAGCTTTACTAAATGAAGCACAAAAGAAAGCAGAAATATGTGCGACGACAAATAAACAAAAAGACAAAGAAAGGATCGTTTTAAAAGAACTTATTAAGAGTCATTATAATCCTAATTTAGAGAGTAGAAGACAAAATTTGTTACCTGCTTATATAGGTGGGCCTTTTAATTTTACATGTCATTGGAGTGAGTATTATCAAAAACTTATATATATATTTGGTGAAACACATTCAGATGAAACTGATTGTAACAATTTTAAAGAAAAGAAATCTGAAAAACTAATAGAAAATTTTTTAAAAGAGTTGATAGAAATAACCGATTGTTTTTTAGATGTGCTTGTTGAGTTTGAAGGATATAAAGGTTATAACTATACCAGGACTTTATCAGAACTTGATGATTCAAATAATAGATTAGTTAAGATTGCAACAACATTTTCATCATGCATAAATGCATCTGAACGCGATACCGAAAAAAATAAACCAATATGTTCTCGTTCTCGAATTCATTATTTTGATGTTAGATCAATTGAACAGGATCACGAACAAACAGGACCAGACCCTGTATCACATTTTATATCTGAATATTTTCATATTATAAAACAATACCCTCATATTCAAGATATTAACAGTCTACAAGCATACCATTTTGCGTATAAACTTATTCAAATGACAAAAAAATACGAAGGAATTATGAATGGATTTTTATTAGAAATAAATGATAATGAAGATTCACCTTATTTTCAATTTTGGCACGGTATGTTATTAAAGAATCATTATACAACAAAAGAGTTTAAGCATCTTGGAGATAATTACAATATTGGAGAAAAAATTCAAACATTTATCAAATCTGAAATGAAATTAGAATTGCAAAAAAAAATAAAAAACGATGTATATCCATGTACACCTTGTTGTGAATTAATAAATATTATTGCTAAATTAATTATGGATAATAGTAAATTCATAAATAGAAATCCATCAAGAGATTTAGACCTTATAGAAAATTTCGAGTCGCTAATTCATTTAGTAGCATCTGCAAATGCATCAGTAATTGACGCTTATCTTCTTGCACGTATATTTAAAAAATTTGATTTGAATTCACAAAATGAAGAAAAAAGACGTAGTACGGATGAACCAGACGAAGCACGCAACATAATTATATATGCAGGAAATGGGCACTCTGCAAAATATAGAAAATTTCTTACACAAAATGGTTTTGAATTATTAGCAGATATAGGAGAAGCGGAATTAGAAGATGAAAAAAAACCTAGTAACTGCGTAAATATGAAAAGTAAAGACCAGGCTCGTGATACTGTGTCGCATAAGAAGTGGACTATGCAACCATTATTTTCTCAATGGCCTCCAGAAAAAGATCCAAATCTTGGTGTAATTGTAAAAGACGTTAAGAAAAATTGGGGATGTAATGTAATGTTTCGTTCTAAAAAACCAAGTATAAAATTCACAGAAAATACAGAATACATTATGAACGCTTTTGGTGTAAAAAGGAGTCCGAATGATTATTATCATGAATACGAAAAATCGTCTAATACAAAAATTGTAAAAGTAAAAAGAACAAGTACAAGTCCAAAAAAAGAATTAAAAAAAGAATTAAACAAAGGAATAAAAAAGACAGCTGGTTCAATTTAAAAATTACCTATACCGTTCGATTATCAATATATTGATCTAACACATCGTAAAGATTTGTTACATTACATTTAGAAGAAGCGTTCATTTTATTAAATTATTTCAGCATCAAAATCAAAATAATAAGCACCATAAAACGGAGGAAAACTACTAATGACTTGTGAGTCATTTACAAATATATTATTATCACGTAATTTAACAATAGAAAATGTTGGATTATTATTATTACGATTATTCTCTTGCATTACCATATTGCAAATTTGAGATACTGTTGTGTCTTCTGAAACATCAAAAACAAATGGAAATGAACATCTTGAAGATTTTGTCCATCTTAAATAAACTTTCATTTTATAATAATATTACTTTTTTTAAGATAAAACAAAAAAGTTACATATTAATTTAAGTCTAAATATTTGAGCTTTTTACAAAGATCATCTTAGTCTAAAGACTAAATTTTTATAACGACAAAATGAGTAATTTCGATATAAATGAAGAAATTGATAAACTAGTTGATAAAGTGTCGGAACAATTAAAGTCTCGTATAAAAACAATGGTCGAACGTAGTCAAAAACAGCTCATTAAACAATATATTTCTTCTCAAAAAGAGACAAAATCGTCTTCTAAACCAACTTTAAAAAATAAATCAGATAACACTAAAAAAACTGGAACCAAAAAATTTAATCGCGAAAACGATTATTCTTCGGCTAGCGAAGAGTCTGATTAAACACTTATTTTTTAAACATTTTGTTTAAAAATTAAACACTTCTCTATTTTAATTAAAAAGAGATTTCATAACGTCAAACTTTTTCTTAAAATCATCATATTTCTTTTGTAAATCATCAAGTTCAACTTCTTTTTGATTTAATTGATCAGATAAACATCTTTTCTCGTGTAACAAATTTTTAAAACATGTGTACATTTGAGAATTAAAAGTTTCTGTTATATTTTCCAAATTTTTTACATCATCCCAATCTTCGTTCTTATCTTCGCTCTTAACTTCGCTCTTAACTTCGCTCTTAACTTCGCTCTTAACTTCGCTCTTAACTTCGCTCTTAACTTCGCTCTTAACTTCGCTCTTAACTTCGCTCTTAACTTCGCTCTTAACTTCGCTCTTAACTTCGCTCTTAACTTCGTCTTCTTGATTGTTTTTATGTTCATCGTCTTCTTGATCATCTTCTTGTTCATCTTCTTGATCATCACCTTGATTGTTTTCTTGATCATCTTCTTGCTCGTCAATAAGAGATTCATCTGGTTTAAATTTCCACAATTCACATAATTGCAATGCATTATCATCTAATGGGATAATTTCATCATTTACGTATCTGCCAATCACAAGCTTATCTTTTTGAGATTTGAAAACAAGAGTTGATTCGGGGTGCCAAATAGTATTATGTGACACAAGCTTTTTAAGTACAATTTTTTTAGATGAAGTGCTCATTTTATTTAAGATTGTTCTTTTTAGATTATTCTTTTTTTATAAAAAAATGATAATCCAGTATTTATTACCAAAATAGGTAATAAATAAATTATCAGCCTTTGCAAAATGTTAATATACTCCTAGACTTTTATAGTCGAGCTCATCATAAACATTTGCTAAGACTATATATTTATAATCAATCTTTTAAATTATTTTAAAAAGCACTAACTTGCAATGTGGAAAAATTCGAAAGGCTCTGTATATTTTTTATCGAAGCTAATGAATCAGGTGAAGTCATATCAACACCCGCTACAATAGATGATTTATTATAACCATTCAAAAAGGTAGCCATTTCATTTGACGTTTCATTTCCAATACCAGCTATTACGTTTATGGCTCCTGGTTCAAGATCAATATGTGGATTGACTGATGGATCCCACAGACCACATTTACGAGGAGCAATAGGTAAATCACCTCTAATTTTGTCTCCGTGACGACGATGATTGCTATTTCGATTAGCAAAAATTAAACGATCGTAAACAACTGCTTGAACTTCTTCTCCATTTTCACCAATTGTGTTAATAGTGGACATATTTTGCGGTGGAAGAGTTGCGGTTGAATAATCGGGAACAAGAGTTTTAAAATCACCAGCAGAGTGACTTTGCTCTTTATACGAATTTTCGTGAGTAAAATTTTCACGTGCCATAGTTGCAAAGTCTGTAGGTTTTAACTGAGGAGTTGCCATATTAGCACGTGCATTAGGGTTAGTTTGCAAATGGTGCCTTGTATATGGGGATAAAGTCGCATTTTGCATCCGGAAAGATGGGTTTAATTGAAAATTGGGTGGCGTGCTATAAAAATTACCATTTACTTGGTATTCAGGATCAATTTTTACAGTTCTTGCTGGAAAAAATCCTTCAATACTTGTTATTTTCTTAGTATTAAAATTACAAATTGCGAAAACTGAAATCACAATTGCAAAAATTGTAGCAATAAATTTACCGTCAAACATTTTATTTATAATCAGTAAAGAAAATAAAAACAAAATTCTACAAGATTTTATATAAATTTTATTTTATACATTTTTTGTATAATTCTATATATGTGTCTGCATAAGAACAACTTGTTCCCGTTTGAGAAAGTTTAAACTCTAATTTTGTTTTATCTTCTTCATAAATTTTTTTAGCCAATAATGTAAGCGTTTTTCTATTTGCACTATTATTTTTCATTTTTAAAGAGCTTTTAGCTAATAATTTTTGAAAAATTATCAAATAATCTTCATAATCTGTATCTTTAAGTTTATACGTACCTTTACTAAGAAGAATAATCTCAATAATTTCTTTATAGTCAGATAAATCTTCTGGAAAATCGATAGGTTGATCATTTAACAAAACAAGTATCTTTTGAGGATCAAGAAATGTTTCTTCAGTATAGGGTGCTTGAATAAAATCATTAAAATGTCCAGCTACATCATCTGCGTAATCTATATCTTTTTCTTTTGTGGTTTCTATTTTTTTTCTATATACGTGTTCTAAAAAAGTTATAACATCATTGTAAATATCTTCGTAATAAGTTGAATCTTTACCTAAATATTTTAAAAACGTAAGCATATTATTTCGAACGGAAGTCAAATTATTTTCTAAACTTTGAGCAGCATAATAAATAAAGAAAAGATTTTTTGATTGAGGCAATGTACATTTTTTTAAACGAGAAAAAACATTAACATACGTATCTAAACGTTCGTTATCTGTTTTAGAAAAGACAAACTCGAATACTTGTCTGCCATTTCCTTTATCCATACTTGGTTCATAATCTTTTACAGTTCCTATTATTTTTGGAAATGTGAAATTTACCATACTTTTAATGTAAATAACAAGATCAAACGGCTTACGACTTTCCAATTCATATTTATCATCAGAAATGAGAGATGAGTATTTTCTAGCGTTCTTTAAAAATTCACGCAGGTCATAATCATCAGTGTAACTAAATTTTTTAGGGCAATACCGTGTGTTCGAAATAAAATTCACCAAATCAATAATATTTTTACGGTCATTTTCTTCTAATCTTTTTTTTTTATTTATAATCTGATCAATCGATTTAACTAATAAAATAATAATATCTTGAACTGTACTCATCTTAAACATATTAACAAATCCATGGTGAACTCCTTCGTGTATTACATGAGATTTACCAAAATCTATTATGACAGGTATACACGAAGTACGTAATCGAATAACTCGTTTATGAGACATAATATAATCAAACGTTTTTGGTTTATCCGTTCGTTTAAGAATGATATTCCAAGGAGTTAAATCGTAATGTACAAATCCGCAACTGTTTTGTGCAACTTCTAATGCTAAACAAAGTTGCAATACAATAAAAATAAACTCTGAAACAGAAAATTTATCACTATTTATATAATTAAATAATGTTTCTCCATTAATAAATTCGGAAACAAGATTATAAGAGCCTTTTTCTTTGTTTTCATATAGACCAAAAATATAAGCAAAATTTGGTATAAACTTAAGAAGTTTATTTATAGACATTATTCCTACAAATGCCTCGTGAATATGCTCTTCTATTTTTTGCGAATCGGATGTTGTCTTAACTACCATTGAAAATCCAGCTAATTTAGTTTCTTTAACTATTACTGTTTTAAGACTATTCTCAAATATTTTATTTCCAAATAATGCAACGTTTTCAAAATTTGTTTCCGCGATAATTTTTCTCACAACAAATTCCATACCTTGTAAAATACCATAACAACGTTCCATATGAGGACATATACTTAAGTCTTTTATATTTTTTTGAATAGTAGGAAAAGATCTATTAATATTTTTATATTCGTCTTCTATAATAATTTGTAATGGAGTTTTTGAGTTATACAGATATGTACCCATTTCTTTTTTCAGATTTACCAAAATTTTCTGCATATATTGCAATACTCCGTCTTTTTGCAAGTAAGTTCTAAAAAAGTCTAAACCATTTTTAGCAATCTGTTCACATTTTTTGTCATTATCACGACACCATTGTATTTTTTCAATCAAATCAGACAAATCTTCTTTTATAGGAACATAGTGTGCTAGCGTTTCATTATACTTATCTCCAAAAGGCAACAACAAATCTCGATACCAAATTTTCCATTCAGAATCAACTAATAAAATAACTGAACCCATACTTAATTCTAAAGAAAGACGAAAAGCTGAAACATGACCATCTACATGAACAATATATTTGTAACTAGATTGTTGTTTTGGAGATAAAAAATTGGGTATTTTGTTTCCATGTTTTACGTATTTGTAACCAGAATAGTTCTTTATATATTTTCCGTTTTCATTGTCAACTATGTATCTTCCATGATCGTTTCTGTAATAATTTTGTGTCTTGTCTCTTATGTAATTTCCTTTATCATCAATTTTGTAGATATCAATCTTTTTTCTTTTAAGAGAATTAATATCAATCGTCTTCAAATATGTTTCTCCTTCTAACTTACGAGGACGAAGATTCCATTTTGTAAGTTTTGCATCTAAATATGGAACACCTTCATCAGTTGGATATGTAAGAGTCGAAAGATATGCAAGTTTTAATCGTGGATTTGTTTCTAAATCAACACCGCATCCTGTTGATGTTCCTCTAAATACGGCAGTTTGTTTTTTATCAGACCATCGAATATCAAAAGTAGCAGAATAGTCTTGCTCTGTTGCTGGAAAATACTTTTTTTCATAACTTTGAATTCTAGCCCAATCATCCCAAGTAGGTATTAATACGTCTGCATATCGATCGGTCTTTGACATACTCAAAATAGGAAGATATTTGTCATACGAGTGAGAAACTAAAGGTTGTGTTTTTCCCCAAATATGATTATAAGGTTCTGTTCCATCTTTAGTCAAAATAGGAAAATCTCTTCTGTTAATAAAAAACTCAATATCAGGAACTTTCAATTTACTACAGAGTTCTTCTAGCATATTTTTTACGTTTCCAACATTTGAATCACCTTCTGAAAGAGGATATTCATACCGTACAAGACAATTATTTCCGTACCATTCATTAAAATTTTGATTAACACCACCTTCTCTAAAATGATAAAAACCTTCCAAGTCTGTAATATACTTAAAAAAGTCATTAACCGAACGAAATTTAGGGTCAATTTGTATTTTTTCACCCCATTCGTTTGTAAAATTTGCCTTTGAAAAAGGCAAAAATACTCTTAATTTATTATTTGCAATTTTTACAAAAATACCTTTTTTAAACTTGTGAAAAATATATCTAAAAGTGTCAATAGATGCATTTGCTGTCACGTTTTTATATTTAATCCACACTTCCTCCATAGTATTTTTTTCAAATAAATTATATTTTAAAGAAGGTTGATCGCTACAAAACGCTCCGTTTGTAGCATCTCGAAAATGTTGAAATTGATCTTCATCACCCGCATGAAATATATCTTGCGTAAAATTTTTATATCGGGGATTCGTATTTGCCGTTTCTTTGTGATTCAAAGCTTCTTCTTTTGTTTCCCAAAAATCTGGATTTTTTTGAAAAGACGATGTTGTTGTCATTTTATATCTTGCTTACATTTTTAATACAAATTTTGTATTAAAATCCAATTTTGAATTTATGTAGAATTTGGAAGTTTTTTAAATTTTATAACTGTTTTACCAGTTTTTTCTCCTTTTTGAACATCTTGTAATTTCAAAAGAGCTTCTTTTGGATCCGAAATACCCATTTCTTCAAATAAAGAAATCATTGCTTGTTCTCTGTCTTTCTTTTTCTTCGCCGGTCTAACCTCTTTTTCTTCTATCATTATTGCTTTTCCTTTGTATTTCAATCCAGGTTGTCCTTTTTCATCCAAATAATTTTTTATATTATTTTCCAATTCTTTTGTTCTTTCTCTTAGTTGCGTATTTTTCATATTGTTTCTTTTAATTTCAGTTTGAATTTCTTCTAATTCATCTACGTACGATTTAATTGACATCTTTTAGAAAAAAAAAATTTTATATTTAGATCAAAAAAGCGATTGCTACTTTTCTTTTTATATATAAAGATGACAGAATACACAATTGAACGTTTTGATGCTATACTAAACAAAGGAACTAGCAACACCACATTTCCAGCAATTTATATTAAACCGGATGCCGAGTTTTTAGAATTTGCTAAAAAAAATAATTACTTAATTGGTTGTAAAATTAAGAATTCTGGAACAGTATATGATGATAAAGTATTATCTGGTATTTTAAATAATAAACTTTCAGATCGTCCAAATTTTTTGAATCAATCTGGATTATGTGTTATTATGTTATTAGTAAAATGGAAAGGATATCCAGAATATGGAAGAACTCCATCAGTTTCATTTTTTGAGATAAAAAGACAAAACGATCAGGAAAGTCTTCAAGCAGACACAAATTATAATGAAACACCGCAAACTAAAACAAATTATGTAAAAAATAATAGTCTACAAAATAATACGAATACTAATAGTACTCTAAAAATTATTTTACCAACAATAATGTTCTTGATTTTTCTTTTAATAGTCTATTTTCTTAAAAATCGTATTTAAGTCTTTGTTTAATAACTTTTATTTTAAGACGATTTAGAAACTGAACTCAAAAAAACGGATGAGTAAAATAAAAAGATAATCCAAAACGAACTTTTTGGTAATCTATTTCAATTGCATCGAAAAAAGGTGTTATTCTTTTAGGAAATCATTTTCAATCCCTGACTTAATTACAATTTTATATAATCCAAAAGCATTTTCTTTTTGAAAGGATTAATAATATATGGAAGTATCATTTTATCCTAATAATTTTATTAAAAGGACACGAAAATGTTGATTTATACTTATATTTCCTAATTTGATACATTTTCTTAAACATTCTAATTTTATCCATCCTATACCGTTTACATCATTTTGCAAACAATTATCTTGTACTTTAACATCGCATTCATTCATTTCTAAATAAAAATATGTTGCCTGGTTACAAATGATAAAAGATTCATTTAACATTTTTTGGTATATTATCAATCCTGTTTCTTCTTCTACTTCTCTTATAGCACATTCTATATTTGTTTCTCCATATTCAATTGTACCTTTAGGTGCCCCCCATAAATTACCTCTGGACTGAACAATAAGAACTTTATTAGTAATTGGATCGTAAATAAAAACACCCGCTTTTTTTTTATTTATTTTGTTTTTTGAGTCTAACAATTGCTGTTTATACTCTTTAATTTGAATTTTACAACAACCATCTATGCATAAAAAAGTTTCCATTTGTAATTATATAATTTATATATAAATTATATATAATTTATTTATATTTCAACTTGTAAATGATGAACATTTAGAGATTCACTTCGTCCAATCCTGTTAGCTCTACCTATAATTTGATTTTGAACTGATAATGTCATTTCGTGGTACAAAATAATATCACTTGCTTCTTGTAGATTAATACCTGCACCATTAAAATTTGAATTGAGAAAAATTACTTTCGTATTTCCATTTTTAAAATTTTCTATATTTTTTTCACGTGTCTTTCTATTACCAATAATAAGAGAAAAAGTAATATTTTGTTCTTTAAGCATTTTGCAAATAGGTTTAAAAGTAGCATCGTAAGCCGAAAAAATAATAAATTTCCCTTTGGTATTGGAATTTAATATATCAATAACTTTTTCTATATGAGTATATTTTTTTTCTTTACAAATTTGATTAGTTGAAGAAGATAATTTATTTTCAATGCATACTAATTCAGCATTATTTATATTTGCACGACACAAAGGGCAACTTTTTTGATTTTGTAACCAAACAAGCAAACATTTTCCGCAAAAAAGATTTTGACAAGATGGTTCCATTATTGGGGATTTTAAAGTGTCAGTACAAATAGGACATATATCTTTTAACATTGATTCAAATCTACTTTCAAGTTGTTTGAGTTTGTTTTTAAGTTCTTCCGCATTAGTCATAGCAATTTGTAATTTTTTATCATCTTTTTTGATATCACGATAAATTAATATATTGGCTTCTATCTTAGTTAAAGATTCTAAAATATCTCTTTTAACCAATTCAAGTATATTGTCTGATTTTTTACCTCCTAAAGCTATAACAGCTCCTTCAATGTTGCCTGCCTCTATCATAAGATGTATTGTATTATTAATCATACCAGATACTGCTTTAAGAATGGGTTGAAAACATTTGTGATAATGATGTTGTGTTTGATAAATATTAAACGACGAGTAAACAAAAGACAAATCATTTCTTACTATCATATGTTCAAATTGTTCTTCAATTTTACATATCTCATCTCCGATTATTTTTTTCATAAAACTATTAGTACAATTTAAATGTCTTAATTTAATATCTTCTGGCGTGGCAGTAACTAACCAATAAAAGCCAGCGTTTATTTCTTTCATACTAGCGACTCGAACGTGTCCTGGTTCGTCAAAAATAAAACGTTTCCAAGCATAACGAGAATAAGATATTGCTAAATTATTAAACATAGAAACTGTTACTATAACAACATCATAATTTTCAGCAACAACCGTTTCAACATCTTTTCTTGTTTCAATCACTTTAACTCTAAGATTTGTATGTAAAAATTCTTTTTCCCATTGTGAAACGATAGAAGTAGGTACTAAAATTAAAGTAGTTGGTATTTTATCATATCTTTCAAATTTATGATTTAATATCAAACCTGCCGATTCTGTATTTATAATTTCTTTTGTAAATGGAATATCTAAATTCCACTCCATTTTATCTCTTGCTATTAATCCAATCATAGATAACGTTTTACCATATCCTGTTGTGTCAGCGTTAATTCCGATTCGAGTTTGTTTAAAACCATCATTACATTGTACATGCTTTTCTCTTTCTAACGTTTCCATTTGATATATACTCGACAACTGATGTTTAAACAAAATTTTTGTTACATTTTTTGGTTGTTTCGCCAATGGTATATTCTCAAAATCGTTCATTTATTAATTACAATCCAATTAATAAATAATTTTTAGATTATAGATGCCAATAAAGTTTGCCCCCATCTTATTGCTCTCTGAGTTTGAGTGATATTATTAATATGAAAAAAATAAATAGTAGACGTTTTAAATTTTTTTAAAAAATCTTTAAAGTTTTTCTCAAGTCCTAGCTCTAAAATCGTAAAATAAAATTGTAAATAATGATTTAACTCATTTTGATAAAATAAAAGTGTTTCAAGCTTTTTGACTGCTTCTTCTTTTTCTTTTGCATTAGGATGTCGTATTGGTATATTTAATATTTCACTAACACATTGATCAAAATCTTCTTGGCTTGGCATTTCAATAGAAAAAACATTATTAAGCATATCTAAATCACATTGTAACAAAAAAGATTTTGATTTTTTTATATTTTTCTTCAATAAAGTTACTTTTACCTTTAAATCTTCAGATTCTGCAAATGTATTATATCTTTCTAATATTGTAATAATATATTTACACATAACATAACTTGGTATTTTTTTAAGACACGTGTGTCCTAATTCTATTATTTTTTCTGGATTATTTTGTTCATTTTTTATACAACTAAAAATATTTTCATACTCTCTAATTATATTTGAATATTTAATTGAAACATAATTTTCCCGTTTGGACACTCTAATAATTGAACTTAATTCATTCGAAAATTCTTTATGTTCACACAACCATTCTATAAACATAAGAGGAGTGTAATTAGCAACTTTAGAAAAAGTAATGCGTTTACAATATTCATCAGAAGCTGTATTTACACCATCTTCACCTGTTTCTACAATAGAATAAGGATCGTCATCTTTTTGATAGAAGTGAAATAATGATATAAGTTTTTCTTTTAATTTTTTATTTGTTGTTTTTCGTATAGAAGAAATCATAAACTTGTACATATCGTGACCAGGTACCATAAAATTTAACATACCGTGTTTAATATAATCATAACATCCAATATATTTACCTTCAATATATGTTGTTGATGCACCAAAATCAATTATAACTGGTACAGATTCAGGGTCGTTTACAGTATATGTAGTCATATCTAAAGAAATAGTGTAGGTAGACACATTTTCAGAACGTACCATAACATTGTCTGAGTGCATATCAAAGTGTGTAAATCGTGATTCTCTTTGAGCTATTTCTAAACCTAAAAGCAACTGAAAAAATAAAATCAACCATTTCTTAAAATCTAATTTATCGTTTTTCAAAAGAGTGTGAAAAGAATCACCTGGTACTTTTTCATATAAAACATATGGAGTTATCTTATTTGTTTGACCAATTTTACCTTTCTTAGATGGTTTAGGACATGAAAAAGCACCAAGAGTATATACAAAAGTTGGTGTTAAATATCTAAGATTGTTTAAAGATCGAATACCTATAAAGTATTCCCTTACTTTTGAATTAAAACTATTCGAATTTTGAGGTATTTTAATAACAACTTGAATATCAGATGAAAAAAAATCTGTAATATATATGAATCCTTCTTTACTTTTTACCTGTAATTGTTCCATTTTTTTTACACAATTTTGTATTTTTTTTGATAAATTAGAAAGACCTTTTTCTTTCAAATCTTTTTTTAAACCAATTGAGAAAAGATTATCAAATAAATAAGCAATCGCTTTCATATCAGATCCAGTTGGTGACTCTTTATTTAATAACAAGTTTAAATAAGAAGATAGTTCATCCAGATTGTATTTTTTTATTTGATTATGAGAATTATCATTTTTCAATTGTTCTAAAATGAAAGTTTCTTGCAAGCTTTCCATTTTGCAAATTTACAAGATTAAAAAACGTAAATAAGAATTTTTTATAAATTATTTTTGGTATCTTATATTTCTATTTTCCATTACAATACGATTCATTTTTGCTTTTTCTGATTCTTTTTTGTTCTCATCAACATCTTGCATTCTTCCAGTCATTGGTATTTGAGCACGAATATCAAAACTACCAGGGTTAATTTTTTGAGGCAAATTAACGTTTCTTGATGAATGATCTGAAGATCCAGGAGAAATTATATTATTAGTAATATAACTCGTTTTTGGAGTATTTCGAGAAAGTTCAATTTGATTATCGTATTCTGGTTGTTTATACGTTTTTTGATTACTAATATTTGTGTTAGCTGTGTATTCTGGCAAAGTTCTAGATAAAATAATATCATTGTGAAAATATTTAGTTTGTTCAACTCCAGAAACAGGAGCATTAATATTAACATGTATAATTTTGTTGTGAACTGGCATATCTGACAAATCAAAAATATCTTCAATTGAAGTATGACGTACGTTTGAAGAAATATTGCTAGTTACAGGATGAACTAGAGTATTTTGTACAAATCTAGATGAATCTAATTCCGTATTATCAGAATTGTAATTAGTTCTAGAAGAAATATTGCTGACAACAGGATGAACTAGAGTGTTTTGCATAAATCTACCTGTTTCAAATTCCGTATTCTCAGAATTATAATTATTTTTATCATAAATATTGCTTGTAACTGGATAATTCAAATGATCTTGCATAAATCTGTTTGTTTCAACTTGTGTATTTTCAGAATTATAATTATTTTTATCATAAATATTGCTGACAACAGGATGAACTAGAGTGTCTTGCATAAATCTGTTTGTTTCAACTTCCGTATTCTCAGAATTATAATTATTTTTATCATACATATTACTCGTAACAGAATAATTCAAATTATCTTGCATAAATCTGTTTGTTTCAACTTCCGTATTTGCAGAGTTATAATTGTTACTAGACGATGCATTACTAACAACAGGATGTGAATTATATTCTTGAATAAATCTTGCTGAGTGAAATTCATTATTATTTACGTAACGGTTATCTGTTAAATTAGATCTTGCAGTCGTATGTCTGACATCATTGTTTACTTCTTTAGTTGGATTTCCGACATGTTGATTTGTAATATCCATAGTGCGAGTTCCTGATCCAACAGATCTTTTAATAAAAGGTTGAATAACGTATTTAACCTCAAATGGTTTTTGAGATTGTGGTTCAATTTTATATACAGCAGTTGGTCTAACGTGACCTTTTATTGTCTGATTTTTAACTTCTTTTGTTTCTTCCGCGGTCCCAGGAGTTTTCAGTTTTCGAGAAAAATCTGTAAATCCGGAATTTGAGGAAGCATTGGTTTTTTGTCGGGGTAAACGAGAAAGAGGAAAAAGATCTTCTTGTAATAAAATAGGCGGGCGAAACGCACCATCTTTCATAATAGGATAAGGAAGTTTTGCAGATCTACCACCTCCTTCTACAATTCCACCAGATTTTTGTCCTCCATTATTACTATAATTATTATATGACACGCTAACTGATGGATTTACTCCGCGAGCATACACCTGAATAGCTTCATTAATTCTTCCACCGCTATCATCAATTGTTTCGGTAATAAAATTTGTCTCACCAACTTTATCAATTCTCCTAGTAGTAATAGATTTGTGCGGATCTCTCAAAATGTTCATATTTGTACCCCAATTTCCAACAGATGGCAAAGTAATTTTGCCGTGGTTGACAAGACCTGAATAGCTTAAACCTCCAGCTGACATTCTTTTATTATTTATAAATAGTTTATTTTTAGCTTTATTTAATAAATGGATAAAACATTTCATCCGAAAATTTGCATTCAGCAGATTCTTCCAAATCATCAAGATGAATTTAATTTTTGTGTAAACCAAGAAAATCATGATGATTCTAAAAAATTGCAGGCCGCTTTTTTTACAAAAAAATTATGGCCATCTGGGTCAAAAATAAAAGTTGGATTTTTAAGCACTGGTGATTTAATAACAAGAACAAATATGTCTGAAATTACAAAAGGAAAAGATTTAGATCCATTACAAAACCAAGTAATGTCATTATCTATTCAAGACGCTATAAAAAAAATTGTAAAAGAAAGAATTCAGCCACTTGTAAATTTAGATATTTCATTTGTTGACAATCCAACCGAAGCGGATGTCAGAATAAGTTTTGATAAAGATGGAGGTTCTTGGTCTTTAGTTGGAACAGATCATTTACAAGAAAAAAATGCTGCGACTATGAATTTTGGATGGTTTGATGTTCCAACAGTTATCCACGAATTTGGTCATATGATTGGATTAATACACGAACATCAAAATCCTAAAGGACAAAAAATTATGTGGGACGATAAAAAAGTAATAGAATGGGCTAAAGATTCACAAGGATGGAGTGAACAAACTACTAAACAAAATATTATTAATAAATATGATAAAAATTCTATTAACGGATCAGACTTTGACCCTCTTTCTATAATGCTCTATTTTTTTCCAGCATCTTTAACTAAAAATAACGTTGGAACAGAACAAAATTTTCGTTTGTCGGGACAAGATGTAATTTGGATTGATAAAATGTATCATAAAAATGATCAAATATCAATAGACAATTTCTACAAAAGTGTTTACTCTGAATCTTTAGAATCATCTGTATCTAAAAGTAAAAAAATGATGGCAGAATTTAGCAAACAAAAATCTACTGGATTTTCAATTACTTTTATCATTATAATTTCTATATTAGTTATATTTATTTTTTTAGTGATAATCCTAATGATAAAGAGACGTTTTAAATTTTAAATTAGCGTTTCGTATGAATAAATTAAAATATTATAAATAGTTAGTTATAATATTTATTTAGAGTGCTTTAATTAAGTAGAAACCTATATATATGTACCATCTTTACCAGGGTAACTACCAGTATAACCAATAGGGTAAATACCAGGATAAATACTATTGTAACCACTAGGATAATTATTTCCTTTGCTTGTAAACACAAATGAAGCAATATAAATAGACATTAACCCAAATAATAAACCCATAACTATAAATCCACCAAAAGAATAAATAGAATTTCGTGGAGTGCAATTATTTTCATCGTTATACATACCGTTTATACACTTTGAATTGTTTCCACTCCAAAAAGGACAAATTACTTTTAAAATATCAGGAGATGATTTATTACAATCATCTTTTGTTTTGTATTGAGAATAATTATCTTTGTATAACATTATACCAATATATATAAACAAAATAGCTTTTAATAAGAAAACCAAAGATCCTAGAAAGCAAATAATTTTTAAAAAAGTTGATGCCATATTTTATATATTAGCAATTTAAAATAAATTTGATTTTTTAAACTGAACGTTATTAATATAAAAAAAATGAGTATATGTACAATTTGTTATAATAATGAAATATCAGAATTTATATGTCCATATTGTAATTTTCAAGCGTGTCAATTATGTAATCAAAAATTTATTGAAGATAGACTTATAGAACCTATATGTATGAATTGCGGTAAAATATGGTCTCGTGAATTTCTTTTAAATAATGCAGAAAACAAAAAATGGGTTTATAAACATATTGGAAAGTATATTCTTGAGAAAGAAAAAATGTTATTACCAGAAACACAAGAAGAAGCATCAAAAGTTTTGGAAATAAAAAATCTTTTAAAAGGTCTTCATAAATTGCCAACAAATGCAAAAATAAAACGTATGTATAAACATTTTGATTCAGAATTGTTAAAAAATGTTTTAGAAGAAAAGCAAGAACTTCGAAAAAAAGTTTTGAATGTTATAAATGATAAAAAAGATCAGACTATAACATATAGTGGCAGAATAACTTCTACCAATTCAAAAAAGACAGTTCATTATATATTTAAATGTCCACGTGAATGCAGAGGATTTATATCTAATAATTACGATTGTGGAACTTGTAAAAAATCTATTTGTAAGTTGTGTCATTTTGAACTCGAATTAGGACATAAATGTAATAAAGATGACATAAAAAGTGCTAGTATAGTATCTAGTTCAACAAAGCCTTGTCCAAAATGTTTAACATGTATTTTCAAATCTGGAGGTTGTGATCAAATGTTTTGTACGCAATGTAATACAGCTTTTAGTTGGATATCAGGAGAAATAGAATTAGGTCTTGTTCATAATCCTCATTACTATGAATACCTTGCAACTCTTTCTTCTGCATCTCCAAACATTGATGTGATTGCTTGTGGTGAAATTCCAGATGCAAATATGTTTTTCATAAAAATTATTGCATGCACAGATATAGCTTCTTGGATTGCTAAATTACAAGCTTTACATCGTACTATTATTCATACTCGTAATGTTGTTATGCGAGAATGGAGAGTAAATAATATAAAAGATAATCTTGATCTTAGAATACAATATTTGTTTAATGAATTTGATTGTTCTGTTTGGGAAACAAAATTAATGAATCGAGAAAAGAAAAGAATGAAAATAAAAAGTGTATATGATTTACTCCAGTTGATAATCGTTGTAATGGAAGATTTTGTACGTAAAGTATATTCTTTAGAACAAAATGTATGGCATGATAATGTATATAATATATTCAAAGAAATGAATGGATTAAAACTTTATTATACAAAAACCCTAAATCAAATATTTTTAATTCACGGAGGTAAAATTCCTACAAGTCTTTTAAATCTTGTCATTTTTATGTAACAATTTTTATTGTTTTTTTGATGAGTATCTAAACATAGATATGTGCGTGTTCAAATTTGAAATGAATAATTTCAAAAAAAAAATATTATATAACACGTTATTAAAAATGCTAGAATGTCCTATTTGCTACAATAAAATATCAAATCAGATGTTTGTGTCACATTGTTTTCATATTTTTTGTTTAAAATGCATTCAGAAAGCTTTGTCTATTAAAAAAGTATGTCCTATTTGTCGTAAAAAACTTTATTATAATCCAGAACCTCGTACACAAAATAATAATGTCATACTTATAAGACGAACTTATAATCAATATATTCGTTTATTTATACAAAATTGTAGCAATGGTTATAGATGGATGGAAACGTATAATGAATCAGGAGAAAAAATTTCATCTATTCCATTGTGGATTTCAATTGTTGATTGATGCATTTTTCTTAAATATAAATTCATTAATAAATCTTATTTATTATAAATAAATGACAAATCGTAAAACAATTATTGCTATCATTATAGTATCAACATTTGTTTCCTTATTTTATACTTTTTTTTCCTATTTTGGAATAAATAGATATTTGATGTGCTATGTACAAAATTCAGATTCTCTTATAGAAAAATATAGTACATTACCAAAAGCTTTTGAGGACAGAATTATAATTTCATTCTCTACAACACCTGATAAAATAAATAAATTAAAACCTTTTATAAATTCTATTTTGGATCAAACAGTAAAAGTTGACTTGATAGCTATGATAATTATACAAGACGAAGACAATTCCAAAAAGTACGATATACCAAAATATATCAAAAATGTAGCAAACGTATTTCCAGCTGGCAGAGAATATGGTACAGGTACAAAAATAATTCCAATGTTGTTACGAGAAAAAGAATGTGGAACTATTATTATCGCATTAGACGAAAATAAAGTATATGGTCAAGATTTTATTTATTCAATAGTTGAAGAATCTAAAAATAATCCTGAATCTGTTTTGATAGACAGCAAAGGCTATGCAATGTTAATAAAATCTGAACATTTTGGATGCGACGTAATTGACAGAGAAAAAGAAAATTTTGATAATGATTGGTTTTTAAGTAAAGCCTCAAAAAGTAAGACCTTTGATTATACAGAAAATTATAAGATTATAGGTTTCTAAATGACTCTTCCAAAAATTAAGATTAATGTTAATTTAAAAATTATTAATAATAGAATAAGATAATGCAAATTTTTGTAAAAACATTGACCGGAAAAACTATAACTCTCGAGGTAGAATCTTCTGACACCATTGAAAATGTAAAAGCAAAGATTCAAGACAAGGAAGGCTTGCCACCAGACCAACAGAGGCTTATTTTTGCGGGCAAGCAGCTCGAAAACGAACGTACTCTCCAAGATTACAATATTTCCAAGGAGTCGACTTTACATTTAGTACTTCGACTTCGGTAATACTATAAAATTGTCATATTATATATCAAAATATGACAAAAGAATGTAAATAGATTATAATAAATCTGTATTTATACTATATTTCCAAATATATCCAGCTGACATTTTTAGTTTTCCTTTTAATGCTAAACAAATACCTGAGCTATGACATTTTAATTCACGTGCTGCATCAGCAATTGAAGCAAACTTTTTTAAAAACGTTCCTTCTAAATCAAATTGATCAATACAAATTGCTCTTTTCGAATCTTTACCTTTAGGCATCACACAACCTTTTCGAGATTCACTCATTTTTGTGCGTGTTTCCTGAGTCTTTGGTATACCTTTCATAGTATGACTAATTTTAACTCTTACATCATCTGGAATTATACGACCTTTTAGCGCATTTGAAAGTTTTTGTTTTGTTTCTTCTGAAAGAGATTTTCCAAAGTTGTGATTATTAGATCCTGACATAAGTTTTTTGAAATTAATGCGTCGTTCTTCGGACCAAACAACACCTGTATGACCTAAACCACCTGGAGCCATATTATAACGAGGTTTTAGAGTAAAAATATAATGAATTTCTTTTTCATTCATCCAAATCTTAGCATCTTCTTTGGTTTCAAAATCTTTAATTTCTATATCTTCTATAGTAAAGAATTCTTTTCCATATTTTTCAATTGCTTTATAAAGATTACTATTAACAATACCTTTTTTAGCCTCACATTTGTGATTAGTAAATCTTTGAGAAAGAGTTTTGTATGTTTGACCTATATATATTTTTATTTTGAGTGTTAACGATTTTATAAATTCTTCCTGTATACATTTTTAATCAATTATATATTTAATCAATTATTAATCAATTTTAAAATGAAAAGTTTGATTCTTTCTGAATTAATTATAATCACTTTAAAGATTGTTGATATATATTATATTCTGATGGATCAACAATAGACATAAACGAATAAATCATCAAAATATTGAATAATTAACAAGTTATTGATTTACCAACTTGTAAAAGAGTGAAGAACATACTTTTAAGATATGTATAACAAAATTAATCTAATACCATTGTAATATACAATGGTATCTACTAATCACCAGACAAAAAGAAAATTAAAACTTACTATAATAAATGAATCATCGTCAAATCAGATATAATAATATACGTAATGCATTAGGTGTTCTTACCAAATCAATTTATATACCAGCTATCACACCTAGCAAAACCATTGATCCATTGTTTCTGTATGTAACAATGATGGCAATTCATCAAGTTGCAACAGATTACATTGCAAAAATTACTTCAAATCAGTCATCTATAAAAATAAAATTATATACGTCTTCAGACTTACCTACTTCACTAAATTACATAAATAATAAAGAACGAAATAAGTTAAATAAACTCAGAGTAATCAAAGATGATTGGGAATTGTATCAATTGCAAATTAGCATATCAGCCACAGTTCAGTTATTTGATAAATTAACAAATTTAATAAAGACAGAATACAATTTAACAGAATCTCAACTAGCTTTGTTATACTACAAAGAACTTTACTCAAGAAACTATACAACTTCGTATTTACCTATCATCGCTTCTAATGAAAATGCATCAATTATTCATTATAACAAATACAATTCTAGGATACCGAGAGGATCTGTTATTCTAATGGATTGTGGATTTAGAAGTGAATTTGGATATTGTAGTGATGTGACTAGAACAATCATAAACCCAAATTCGGCTTTACAAAGACAATTATTTGATATGGTTAAACAAGCCTATACAAATTGTGTTAATTTTGTTGAAAAGCAATTGACTATGTCAACAAATGTAACTTTTAATCAAATACAAGAAATATGTATACAAACATTGATACAACAATTTGGTAGATTATCAACAGATAAAAAACATAAAGAATGGTCAAAAGGCATAATGAGTTGTCGTTCAAATATAGCTGAGAATCGTAATTTTAATCGTAATTTTATTCGTTATTTTTACACTCATTCGATCGGTCATAATATTGGATTGGAAACACATGATCCAATGTCAGATGGTGATTCAATCTTACAAAAAAGATGCGTTTTTACAATTGAACCAGGATTATATTTTAACAAATCAACAATTCCATTTTCTATACCTTCCAAATATTATAAAATAGGAGGAATCCGAATTGAAGATATGTTTATGATATCAACAAAAAACAAGTTATTATGTTTGACTCAAAACGTTCAGCCTTTTGTATATTAGGATATGTCATCTGTTGTGTGTAAAATTGAAAACATTTTATAAAAATTAAATATTGACTTTAATTAAATGCCTCAAAACCAAATTGTTGTAGGTTCTCCAAGAAATCCTAGAAATTCATTAGACGCAGATAATAAATTACCTCCATTTAACTGGGTTGTTCGTTTTAGTCGAATAAATGATCCAGGTAAAAAATATTATCTTAATTTAATAACAGGACAAACTCAATGGAATCTACCAGATGACATCATAGTTCCTTGTCTACCTCATCAAATACGTGATAGGATAACAGGTAGATGTATACCACCATAAATCTTATTTTTATTTTCATATAAAAAATTAGTCTATTTGGACATACAAATTTGAAATAAAATAAAAATATTTTATTTATCTTCTGTTGCAAAAGATTCTGTATCTATTTGTTTTGCACAATTTTTCCTGTAAGTTGGGCTACTGTTATATTGAACAAACAAGGTTTCGTTTCTAGAACTCATATTATTAATTATTTCCTTTAAAGCAGTTGGGTTTTTTACAGATTCTTCTACTTTAAAAGCTAATTGTTGCGAGTGATTTTTACTTATTATAAGTAAAAATAAAATTTTTATACGCTCAAAACAGCCATCTCCTTTGAAAATGATCCATCATCAATGTCACGTATTTCTTGCGTTTTTTTTGTTAGAATAGCCATCTTGATATTACTAATCTCAACAACATCATTATTTCCTTTAGAACTTGATATAAGATCCATTAGACGATGACATTCATCTGTTGATAACTCAGCTGTCTTTTTTAATATAGGTTCTTTGATAGCATCTTTTAACTTTCTAGCTTTAATGTCTTTTTGAACAACTCCGTCTGCATCCTTGTACATAAAAACTTCTCTGTTACTGTCAGTACATTGATAACTTTTGATTCCATTATTTTCCTGTGTGATATATTTAGTTGTAAATCTGACTACTCCTTTAATACCATCCTCTATATGTTCAAGTTTAAAATTTTCTTTTACCTTATCTTGTATAACCTCTGGACGCCAGTCAGATACTATTAAATTCTGGGTCTTTGTGGTTGTTTTAGTGTTACCAATATTATTGTTAATGTTTGTAGGTTTAGAAGCTAAAATGAACATTTTATCTTTGTAATCTTTTATTTCTTTTTTCAAATCTTCGATAATTTTTTCGTGTTCAATGTAAATTTTTGTTATTTTCTTTTCATATGACGTGATAAGTTCTTTTTCACGAAGAAGAGATGATTCTAAGTCTTTTTTACATTGATCAAATAAATGAAGTTGCTCTTGAATTACAGGAGTGTTTGCTTTACATATTTTTAAATGATCATCTAATGAAGATTTTCTAGTAAATCCTTTGCCACAAGCACCACATAAATGTTGATGTAAAAGATCTTTATTTTGTTTAGAAAGACAATACTTAGCAGTATTTTGATGTTGTTTTAATGAATAAACTGTTTGTAATACTGCTTTGCAGTATATACATTCCATTTATTATTAGGTTATTTGTTCTTTAAATATTTTCAGAAAAAATTCTGAAAAATTCTGAAAATTCATGAATGTTTTTTGAAAAATTTAGTAAATTAAGTATTTAATCAGACAATTTTCATATTAGGTATTTTTATACTCTCCATCTCACCAAACACAAAAAATGAGAGAGAGATGAAATATTTTTTGGACGCTTTGTTCAAAAACAATCATTTTTTTCATCCGTGATTTTTATTTTGTGCAAAATCATTTTTGGAGTTTGGAAGAAATATTTTTTATCAGTAAAAAATGTAAAATTTTTATACTTACATTATCATTTTTTGCAAAAACTATTTTGAAGTTCGGAATGAAAAGTTCGGCGGAGGAGGAAAAACATTTTTCTTTTTCTCTAAATAATTTGAAAAATTCGTAGAAAATTTCCTTTGGATTATCTTTTTTATTTTGCTCCTCCTCCGAACTTTTTGATTTTTAATTCGAAAGAAAGTTCTTTTCTTAATACCAAAGTTAAGAGATAAAATAAAAAGAATATAATTTCTTTTATTTTATAAAAAATCACACTCCTACATTTCAATTAAATTATAACCAGCATTTCTAATAGCTAGTGAACGTTCTATAGTTTTAGAATAAAGATTAGCTGCTGTTTTATGATTTATAGGATTCACATAGTCAGACTTATAACATCTATGCCAAATACAGCTATGAAACTCATATACATTATTTGTTTTTTTATCGTATCCATCTACTTTACTCAGTTGATTATGTAAAAGGAGTGATAGGAAGATCATCTCTAATAAAATATGCTTCTCCTTCTTTAGTCCACTGAACAACCATAGTTATAATTTCTACTCCGGCTTCAATACCTTCTTTAACAGCTTGTCTATAATGAGGATCAATAATTGAAGGTTTAAAACATTCAACGTCAGTTCTTTGTATAACATAACACATTATGCAACGAACTGCATATTCATTTTTAATTAAAGTAAGCTCTTGAATATGCTTCAATGCACGAGGACTAACAGTGTCGGTAGTTTTCTTCCGATAACCATCAGGAAAATAAGAAACCTTAGAGTTGTATTCACGATGATCGTAACATTTCTTCTTACGATCTTTAGAGCTAATGTCTTCATAATCTGCAAGTGGAACATTTTTAACTTCCATAATAAATGGAATGCCATTACTATCAACACCTGTAAAATCAAAACGTGAATCAACTTTGCCTTCTATATATATAGAAGTCTCTCTTTTATAGCTACTAACATTTTGAAGTCTGCTTAACATATTATTTTTCAAAGCTGATTCTGATAATTCTTCGGCAAGTTTTGGATGTATACCTACAATCATTTCATTATGTTTTTCTTTAATTACTGATAAATACACTTTATATTCACAATGTAATTTTTTATCTTGTTTTTTAGTGACAGAACTCATTAATATTGAAGCACCTTTATCAGCTAATCCACAACATCCGAGTGATGGAGTATGAGCCAAAACGGATACATCCGAATTATTTGTATTAACGTCCGCTACATAAGGTGATTTAATATATGCAGAAGGTCTTTTTATAACATATCCTTCAATTAAATTATTAATTTTAAACAATAGCGTGTTTGAATCATGCTCGTCAGAAGCTCTCAAAGTGCTTAATAACGGTGCAGTGAACTGGCACGGTGCAACATAAATTGATTTGTCTTTGGATGCCTCCTCTTTAATAGATACAAGAAGCTTAAAAAAACTCTCTTTCTTCAGATCCTTGATCTTGCTATTTTTTACTATAATGTTGAATGTATCTAAGTTTTTTTGTGTGTTCCATTCATCAATTAGATCCTCTGACCCGTTTTCAGAGAGAAAATTGATGATAAACTTAGTAATAGTAATCGAGTTCATTTTCTGTCTTCAAAGAGTTCATCCAAAAAATCAAGTTTATTTGAGATTAAGTGTTTTCATGATATGCAAAGTGCAAATCTACAAAACGAGAACATTTGCATTAATCTCTTGATCTTATCACAGGTAAATATACGATCATAAATAAAATTTTATTTATATATCTTCACCTATTAAAGATTCAGTATCTATTTGTTTTGCACAATTTTTTCCTGTAAGTTGAGCTAATGTTCTATTGAACAAACAAGGTTTCGTTTCTAGATCTCTAATAGAACTCATATTATTAATTATTTCCTTTAAAGCAGTTGGATTTTTCACAGATTCTTCTGCTGCAAACGCACCCGCTTTTCTTTTAAGAGGCGAATGTACTTTCTTAATCAAATGAACATTCTTATAATCAACAATATGATCACCAATAGTTGATTTGTGATGAAATATACCTCTTTCTGTATCGGTGCAAACTATTTGAGGTTTTCCTTCAGAATCAGTAGCAATGTATTTATGTACAAGATGAGCGGCACCTTTCTGACCTTCATAAAAATCATTTTTTGTATATTTTTCATCTATTATACTGTCTACACGAGCTTGAGATAAATCAAGAGGGGTAAGATTTGAAAGCATCAAATTATTCTGAATGTTTTTGGTGCTGTTTTTCTGATAAGTAGGTTGTTTGGCTATTTCTTCTATTGTAGCCTGAGCACGTTCAGCAGATTCTTTATATATTGAACCAATTTCTGCTTTAATTTTTAGCATAGCAATTTCGTCAGCATTTTCCGCCTTCATTTTCATCATAGCAATTTCTTGATCTTTTTGATTGAGAAGAAATTGATTTTTTTTCTTGCATGTTGAATCATGTCTATTAAAAGTTGATGATGAAAAGTTCTTATTGCAAAATGTGCAAGTAACAAAAGATGTTATAATTGATTCGGAATTTTGAGATTCTTGTATTTTTAAACAGTATTTAGCTTGTGTTTGATGTTTATTTAACAGGTATTTTGTTTTAAAATTATTATCACAGAAATGACAAGTTAATTGTATTTGTTTTTCTCTTAAAGCTAGTTCTTCTGCGTCTTTTCTATCTTTAGCTTCTATCTCTTCTTTAGCTTTAGCTTCTTGTATTTTAAGACAATACTTTGTTTTTTTCTGATGCTGTCTAAGCATTTGAGTATTTCCAAACATATTATTGCAAAACTGACATTTTTCCATTTGCTTTTCATTTTTTATCATTTGTTTTTAAATAAGAAAATCATTTTTCTTTGTATAAAATATCGTTTTTTACTACTAATTTTTAAAATGCCGGAAACTGCTGGAAATAGTAGAAAAAAAATAAAAATAGTCACAATTCTCTGATTAAATTTGTTTTTTCAACATTTTTGAAATGTGTGTGTGTGGAAATGAAATCCATTTTAGAAAAGTACGAAATTCATTCTTTTTTTCTTCCGAACGCCAAAATCATTTTTGCAAGAAAAAAAGGTTTTTCCGTCAAACTTTTACACTATTTAATCTGGCGACCGATCACCAAAATCATTTTTGCAAAAACGAAAAGTTCGGCGGAGGAGGAGGAAAAACATTTTTCTTTTTCTCTAAATAATTTGAAAAATTCGTAGAAAATTTCCTTTGGATTATCTTTTTATTTTGCTCCTCCTCCGAACTTTTTAAATTTTAGTTCTAAAGAACGTTTTTTGTTTAATATCAAAATTATGAGATAAAAATAAAAGATTTCTGTTTCTTTTATTTTATAAATTTTGATATATGATAGTGTTGTTTAATTGTCAAAATCAGATCCCGACATTTCAATTAAATTATATCCAGCATTTCTAATATCTAGTGTGCGTTCCGTTATTTATAGTATACATAAAACTATCATATATAGAATTTAATCTATTTAATTCTTCATTTAAATATGTAGTATCATATTCATTATGCCTTGTAAATCCGTCTTCAATTAGTTTCTTTTCGTTGGCTAGTTTTTCATACATCTCTTCAAAAATATTTTCACAGAGATATTTTAAATTAGAATGTACGTTTCTATCTCTTAATATAGAAATCAATGACTCTAAATCTAATATATAAGTGAGTACGGTTAATCTATTGATAGGTTGTTCATTATCTTGTAATATCATTCTTGTTAATGAACTCAATATATCCATATTATATTCATTAAAATTATTATTATTACTTATTAATGCTAAATTTTCACGTAATTTTTCAAGTAGATTGTCACGATATTCTTGTTCAGCTTCTAAACTAGCTTCTAAAAGAGCTTCTAAACGAGCTTGACGTTCAGCTTGAGCACGTTCATTACGAGCTTGAAGTTCAGCTTCTATATGAAAAACTTCATCTGCTACTACGTCATATTGTTGACGACTTTCTTCTTGTTCCGGATAAGGAAAATCCCATTGACTATGTCCTGTTGACATATTAGTGTAGTAGATTCTACCGGTATGGTTAAAATTACGAGTCCAATTTGCTGGAAGTGGAAGTGGTCTAGTGTAATGTGGCTGTTCTACGTTTCGGAAATTAAACATTTTATAAAACTAATAATATTAAAATTATTTAGTAATTTTAATATTTTATCCTCCTCAGCAAAAGCATTTTTTCAATATGTATATCACAATGTCATCAGGAAGAGTTTTTTTTAGAACTTTTTTTGCCTCTTCATACATCAATATTTTTGATCCAAGTTTTAAAAATTTATTTTTAAAGTATAAACGGTGTAATGGACATAAATCAACATTACATTTATGTGGTTTATCCGCCTTTTCTATCCATGATATAATATGATATCCATTATAAAAGTAATCTTTGCCTGCAAAATACTCTGCTATATCTTTATTTAAGACTTTTCCGTGTGATACATTGATTTTATTCTTTGTCATAACTTTTGACATACAAAAATACATTCTATTTATTTTCATATTATGTTTGTTTAAGTGTTTAATTTAGACTGCTGCTGATTTTAAATGGAACTCTTTCGAGCTGCTAACACTTTATCTAGAGTTTTTTTACAATCAAATTATAAATTTGTAAATAAAAATTTAAATATTTTGATAAGATAAATGACAGAATACGAACCCGAATATGATCATGCAGCTTATCTTGAAATTTCAGGCAGAGTGCAAGCAGCTTTAATTCAAAAATTTCCTAAATTACCAATTGAAATTATTGTCTCTGCAGTTGAGGATGCTAAAAACGATTATATAAGTCTATTTGGACATAGTAATAGACGCTTTAGCGTATATACAGAAGAGTTTTTTTACCTTACTGCATTGGACAATATAAAACTTCATCAAACAAAAGTACAAGAGGTGTTTAGAATGTTGATGCTCATTCGAGAGCGTAATTATAGTAAAACTTCTTCATTTGGTTCTTATGTAACAGATTTGTCATCTCGCCCATTAGAAAAAATAGGTGATATATTAGAAGAAGCATTTACAGAAGAGAATTAGTTTAAAAATCTTCTTATGAAGTTTTACTAGAAACAGTAATTAAATTACAACTTTTATAATTTAATTTAACTATCAAATCAGTTGTAAACTTACCAAAGTCATCACTCGTATGGTTCAATCTCTATCAAAATCAAAAAGGTGATTTTTGTGTTACTTTTACAAAATTTGGTGAAAAACAAAGACTTATAATTTTTGACACCAAGTCATTAAGAGTAAATTATATATCCAACACTTTTTCAATATTGATTTATTCTTTATCATAACTTTTGAAATTATACAAAGTTAAACTCACAGGTGTAAACACGATTTGTTAAATTGCATTTATTACTAATAAATAATAAATATTTATTATTTATTAGTAATAAATGCAATTTGAAGAAATAAAAAGTTCTTCTGGTGAATACTATTACAAAAATTTATTCACAGGTAAAACTCAATGGGGATCTAGATACTTTTCTGGCACAAAAATTCCACTTCCTAAAGGATTGGTTTGTTTAATTTCAAATAACAAGGAAGTATACAAACATATTGGTGATCGAAAAAAAAATGCACGAGTAACTTCTCATTCTTATGCACCACAACCTGAATCTGAACCTGATTCGGAGGAATGGCAAACAGTAAGCAGAAAAAAAGACAAACCAAAAAAAGAAAAAGAAAAAGAAAAAGAAAAAGAAACAAAAGACAATACTATTGAACCAAAAAAGATTACAGAAGAAACATATTCAAACTTAAAACTTTTAAAAACTCAACCAGCTAAGGATGAAATCAATAGAAGAGTAGAACTTTTTGAAGAAGTAGCAAGTCGTCTTAACTGTAAGACAGAAAGTATTATTGATGAGAGTTTACAATATCTTGCTAGTCAAGCATCAGTTTTACCACAAACTATTATTGAATATATTAAAAAAACAGAACATAAACAACTTGGGGAAAATGCTAGTTTAACAGCTTTTCACATAATTAGTCTAACTGATCATTCTTATTTAAGTGAAAGATCTATAAGAGAGCTTTGTGGTCTAGATATGAGACATGAAGAATTATCAAGTGCTACTATTCAACTTCGAGACTTAGTTTCAGAAATATCAGGAGATTTGATTCATTATCCGGTCATGTGTGGTTGTAGTTCTGGTCATACTTATGACAAAACAGAAATAGCCAAATGGTTTTTGCAAAATAGGACGTGTCCTATGTCAAGAGAAAAAATAACAGGTAATTTTATACCAAATGTATTTGCAAAAAAAATATTAGACGCATTTGCAGAGAAATATGGAAAACAAAGAGGTGAAATTTGGAATGATATTAAAAATATGTGTATTGAGTATATAAAAGTAAATGAACTTCGATTAAAAGAAGAAAAACAAATTCGTGATGAACTTCGATTAAAAGAAGAAAGAAGAAAAATCATACAGCCCACCTATATAGCACCAAATCATACAGCATCACCTAGACCATTTAGTGAAAGAAGAACTCATGCAGAACCACCTAGACCATTTAGTGAAAGAAGAACTCATGCAGAACCACCTAGAGCACCACCACCTAGAGCACCTAGAGATAGATCACATAGAGCACCACCTATAGCACCATTTGGTGATGGAACGAGTGCAAGAGAAGAACAGACAAGAGATAGAGAACCACATATAGCACCATTTACTCTTGGACATAATACAAGAGATGCTCAAGAAGCAGAACCCCACCTTGTATGGACTGGTTCTGTTGGAGGATGGCAACCTTGGCAACCACGACATTAGTTATTAGAACGTGGAATCCATTTACAGTTTAGAATTTTGTGTTTATCTTATAAAACCGAAGATGTTTGTAAAAATCTATATTCAAAAAACAAAAAGATCGAAATATAACTTTTGGCATACAAAAATACATTCTATTTATTTGTTTAAGTTTTTAATTTGCTGATTTTAAATGTCATTCAATCACAACTTGCTGAGTTGATGTCAAAACATAAACTCCATCCGCTGTCAACTAAGGTTTTTACACATTTAAAATCTTAAATATTTTAATTTTAATTAAGCCGTTACTAGATTCATACAAATCCAACTCTTTCGAGCTTCTAATCCTTTATCTAGAGTTTTTTTACAATCAAATTATAAATTTGTAAATAAAAATTTAAAGATTTTGATACGATAAATGAGATAATCCGAATACGAACATGCAGCTTATCTTGAAATTTCAGGCAGAGTGCAAGCAGCTTTAATTCAAAAATTTCCTAATTTACCAATTGAAATTATTGTCTCTGCAGTTGAGGATGCTAAAAACGATTATTTAATTGGACGCTTTAGCGTATTTGCGGCAGGTTTTTTTTACCTTGATGCAATGGAAAATATAAAACTTCATCAAAAAAAAGTACAAGAGGTGTTTACAATGTTGATGCTCATTCGAGAGCGTAATTATAGTAAAACTTCTTCATTTGGTTCTTATGTAACACATTTGCCATCTCGCCCATTAGAAAAAATAGGTGATATATTAGAAGAAGCATTTACAGAAGATAAATCGTTTACACCCTTGAAGATTTAAAAAGTCGGTTTTCACATTTGTAAATCCACGAGGGGTGTGACTATCATTTTCAAATAAATAATTAAATTATTTTTTTATTTGAAAATAACAAACAATGTATTCAAGATCTCCAAGTAAAAAAAGTTTACATATTGGTAAATACGAAGAAGAAAACAGAAAACTTCCAACCAATTGGGAACGTCGTATTAGTAATAATATTTTTCCTAATCGACCATATTACTTTAATTGGATAACAAATGAAAGCAAATGGGATTTTCCAGAAAGCACTATATATAGACAAACACCTCCTAAAATACGTGGACATAATTCGAGAGATAGTCATTTAAGAGGTGGAAAACAATTAACAAATATATTATATCATTTTGACAAAGAAGATTTTGTCAGGTGGTATACATATAAAAAAGATGACCTAAATGAGAATGCATATGAAATATATAAAGATTTGTTACGTTACCGTGCAAATCTTGATTCGTATGGAGTAACTGAATCATCACTATCTATTTTAGTAGGTGCTACTAATATGTATCATGATTATGATAGATTCAAAGATTCTAACGTATATGATTTATATATAGACAGAGAAGATTCTACCAATATAGAAAGACAATATGATATGTATACAATTGGATATCAAAATATATTTTCTAATATGGGATTATATTTAGTGGGACGTGTTAGTCGAATACATTTTGACATATCTACTGCTTATTTTTGTTCAATTGAATATCTTAGACTTGCTGAAAACATATTAATAGCCGGTGGCACAATTGTTTTTGATTTAGCGCAACATTTAAGTGTTTTATATGATTTTAATAGAGAATTAAATATATTTGATTCAGGTAAAATAACAAAGGAAGAAATAGAAAATAGGCATAATGTTGTGATTGATGTTGAACAAGAACTCATTACACCTAGAATTACTGATGTTATATATGGAAGTGGTCATCTTGCGCCTCAAATTTCAGCAAAAATTATTAATCAAAAAACTAACCAACAATTTAAAAAAGATCTATACAGAGGTTATATTGACTATTGCAGACAAAGATATCCTCGTTTAAGATTTGAACAAAAAACATATTCATTTTCAAATTACACTTATCCTGTTCCAATCCAAACAATAAACCAAGAACTTCATATTGATTCATATAATAATATATTTAATTTTATTGCTAATAATGTTATGACTCTTGCTGAAAGAATTGATTATATAAAATATAAAAGGTTATCATATGACAAAATGCACGAATTAATTGATAGAGTGGCAAATACGCCAAAATTATTTAGAGAATATGGATTAACTACACACTTCGATATAGAAAAAGAGATATTTTTTGAATTAACAAAACAATATGATTATATAGAAGGAACAAAAATCTAATTCGTACAATGATTAATTATTTTCTAATTTTAATATATTTTTATATATTAAAAATGTTAAAAGATATAGATACCGATTTTATACATATTAATTTTTTTAATCAATGGACTTATATCCATCCTAGACTAATAAGAATTAATCCTTTTAAATTTAAAAATATCCCATCTGGTTCATTTATAAAATGTTTAATCAAAGATGAAAAAGGTAATGATGGAATTGCTTTATTGTCAAGTAAAATAATAAAAAAAATAAATGATGGCACGTTATGGAGCATTAATGATTCAAATATTCTTACTTTCAAACTACAAAATTACAAGAAAAAAAATTTGTTAAGAGGTGGAAAACCTCTTGTAAATCCAGTATATCAAGAACAATTTATTGAATGGTATACAAATAAAAAACGTGATAAAGCTAATGCATATGAAATATTTAATGAGTTGTTATCTTATAATTTAATTGAAGAAGAATTATCTATTTTAGTAGGTGCTACTAATATGTATGATGATATGCATTATAATGATTATGATTATTACAGATTCAAAAATTCTACCGTATACAACTTGTATATAGACAGAGAAGATTCTACCAATATAGAAAGACAATACGATATGTATACAATTGGATATCAAAATGTATTTTCTAATATGGGATCATATTTAGTGGGACGTGTTAGTCAAATACATTTTGACATATGCACTGCTTATTTTTGCCCAATCGATTATCTTACTCTTGCTGAAAACATATTAATATCCGGTGGCACAATTGTTTTTGATTTAATGCAACATTCGATTGATCGATATAATTTTAATAGAGATTTAAATAATTTTAAATCGTTATTACATTTTAGTGAACCAATTTTATCAAAGAAAGAATTAGAAGATAAATATAATGTTATGATTGATATTGATCAAGAACTCATTACATCTAGAATTACTGGTGGAATATATGGAAGTGGACATCTTGCACCTCAAATTATATTATCAATTTATGATCCAATAACCAAAAAAACTTTTAGAACAGATCCATATGCAGGTTATGTTGACTATTGTAACCAAAATTACCCTAGTTTAAGATTTGAACAAAAAAGATATTCATTTTCAAATTACACTTATCCTGTTCCAATCAGAATAATAAATAAAAAGTTTCATATTGAGTCATTTCGGTCTCCTATATTTGATTTTATTGTTAATTATGTTATGACTATTTCTGAAAGATATGGTTATATATCATATAAAACCTTATCAGACCAACAAATAAACGAATTAATTAATAAATTTTTAGAAGATAGAAATATAGTAAAAGAGTATGATACATTATATAATAAAAATTTAACAGGTAATACAGATGATGATATACGTGAATATATATATAATGAATTAACAAAAGAATTTGAATATATAGAAGGAACAAAATTAGATAGATCACAATTTTCTCCAAAATCCGAAGAATTTTCTAAAGGGATAAAAAATATTCCAATGAAAAGATCCAATTTTCTGTCGCGTATATGTACATCAGATGCAGGAATTTGTTTGGCTTTTGGAATAAAAAAAAAATTAATAAGTAAACATTTTAATGGATTTGTTGATTTTAAATATTTAATATCCCCCGTTAAAAGTATTGGTGGTAATATAGGTGCAAATGGTTTTATTAAAGAACTTACATATGAGAGATTAGGATTTAAAGCAAATGCTATTCTAAAATCAACAATCAAAGAAGATACTGATAATCTTTTATTTGAGTATCTAGTAGGTCAGTATATAAATAAACAATGTTATGTGTTTCCTTGCTTTATTGAAACATACGGATGGTACCAATATAAAGAACGCAAAGATTGGATAGAAATGAAACAAACTATAGATATTGACGCCGACCAATTAAAATCGTCTCTTATAATTGGAAAAGATGCGGTGCAAAATTATCGTGACTCGGGTATCAATAATAATTGCTCAGAAAACAAAACATCTAGATTTTTTATAAGAAAGGATTGCACTGAAATAGATTATCTTTTTAAAGTAGCATGTGCAAAATCAACATATTTATCAATTTTGATACAGCATATTAAAAATGCAAAGAGTATGCATTCTATGATACAAAAGCATCTAAATTTTCCTTCTAAAAGTTTGCTATATGTGTTATATCAGATATATATGCCGTTAGCAACTTTGTCTGAAACGTTTACTCATTATGATTTGCATGCTGAGAATATCTTGATTTATGAACCAGTTGCTGGAAAATACATTGATTATAAGTATATTTTGGACGATGGAACTATTGTAGAATTTAAATCTAGATATATTGCAAAAATTATTGATTATGGTCGTTGTTTTTTTAATGATGAATCAAATAAAGAAATAACAGGCTCTTCAAAATCTATATATGAATCTATATGTAACAATATACCTGAATGTAATAGCAAAAGTTTTCCTATAAAATATTGCGGAGAGGATCAAGGATTTTCGAATTTTGATGAAAGTGAGTATGGTCTTGGTTATTCTATTAGTTCATCTGTTCGTAATATAACTCACGATTTATTGTTATTATATAGAGTAAAAAAACTATTGAACTATCGTTCAGATTGTCCAGAACAGTTACAACCTATATTTGATAATTTTGAGTATGGAGATGAACGAGCACTTGAAGCAGAAGAAGTTAGGTTAGGCAAATCACAATGGGAGTATGGATCTGTGGAAAAATATGATATTAGTCCATTAACACACGAGGAGATTCCTGAACAAATAAATAATGTACTAGACGCTCATAATGCATTGAAAACACAAATAATAAAGTATAAAAATGAAAATGATATATATCATCAAAAATATACTTCTCTAGGTACTTTAACTATTTTTCAGTCTGGAGAATCTATGCGATTTACACCAAAAATATAAGTTTGTAAAATTAATTTATAATTTAATTTTATATTATAAATAATAAAATGGCTGCAAATAATTTTATCCGTTCGCCACATCGAACAAATGATAAATATGTCTTTGATATTAAAAACGTAAACAGAGGACTTCCAACAGATTGGGAAGTTCGTATTAGTAAAAATGTTGATAACGGTAGACCATACTATGTTAATCTAATAACAGGTAAAACTCAATGGGACTTTCCGACAACACTACAACATCCGTCAACCCAAACTTCTCAACCAAGTGTTAGACGTGTTACACCGGATGAAATAATAGTTAGACAAGTGCTTAGCAAAATAATTTTGAACGATGATGAACGAAAGAACATTATTAATACATATTTAGTATATAAACAATTAGGAGAAACTAATCTTAATGCTTTTGATTATAGTTTACAAGGAAGTTCTTTGAATATGGATGAAAAAGAAGCTATTCTTGTACAATTTATGTCATCTGATAAGTCGCAACAATTACCTCAACCATTACCTCAACAATTACCTCAACCATTACCTCAACCATTACCTCAACCATTACCTCAACCATTACCTCAACCATTATCTCAACCTCAAAAGAAAATCCCCCGATTTCCAAAATCAAATGAACCAGTAACTAGGGCACCAGGATTTATACCTACTGGTGACAAGAGAATAGAACAATTTTTCTCTTTGACATATAAGGTACAAAATCAACTTCTACAAATAGAAAAATGGGCTAGTCTTTGGAAGCCTGCTATAATGTATTTGCCTGTACTACTTCAAATTTTTGATGAATTTTATATTTTAGTACAATTAAATCGTAAAGAGAGAGATCTTGAAGCTTTACAAGTTGAATGTTTAAGACAAATAATAGGAAATACTACTTCTTTGTCTTATACCGAAAAGAAAAGCTTTATGATGCTTTTTGCAAGCACTTTAAATGATGATACTATTTACAAATACTGTAGAAATGAGGTTGCTAAAAATATGTATGGTTAGTAATATTTTTAATTATGTATTAAACTCTTTTATTAATTTTAAATATATTGATTATATTTAAAATTATGTCACAAATAAGAAATTTCAGAAGTTCTCCAAGACGTGTAAGAAGCCCAACTGAATTTTCAGACACCCGAAGACCTCCACAACCATGGGTTGTTCGTTATAGTCGAACAATTAACCCTGGTATACCATATTATTTTAATCCAACAACAAATGAAAGCCAATGGAAATTTCCAGAAGATGATTATATTGAACTTTCTCAATATACACATCCACCACCTCCACCTCCACCGGCGCCGGCGCCGGCACTTTCGATACATCAATTATCTATGCCTAATCAACAATCTAATCAACCACCTAATACATTATTAAGTCAACCATCAACAACTATTCCCGAACTGTGTAATGGGGGATTATGTCCTAATATGACTACAACACAACCTATACCACCACCTAGTATGGATGAAGTCATAGAAAGATTGAGTTCTGAACCCCCAGGAGCAATATTACGTGAAATTAGAAGAAGAAGATTTAGTAAGAATGAAATTAATAACGTGAATAAAATTATAAGATTATTATCATATTTAGAGGCATTTGATAAAACGAAACATATCATAGAACAAAGATTTCCTAACTTGGATCAATACATTATTGATGATGCGTTTAAGGATGCTATATATGCATTTACAAATAATCCTCTTGTTTCTGAAGAAGATGCAAAATCAGAGTTTTTTAATGTAATGATGAATAGTATAAATGAACGTAAGATACAACCTGGAACATTAACAAATTTAATGCTTTTACGAGAGCGTAGTTATCAAATGCCTCTTGCATCTAATAAAGCTCAAGACCTTACTTCTGGTTTTATGAAATTACCAAGTCGACCAATAGAAATGATAGCTGAAAAATTAGCTGAACAACAAGCTAATAAATTTAATCATAACAGCCTCAGATTCCCAGGTCTCTCCAAAGTCGAGCTCGCCAAAAAAGTTGGTGATAGAATTCCGGTATATATTAGTCTTACCAATGACCCAAACATACTGAACAAATATTTTTATTTGAACGATAAGTTAAGAGAACAACTTATATATATAGAACGACTTCTAAGTACAGAACCCTTCACTTCTGATTATCCCTATCCTATACCGGGTGATTCTAGATTGAATTATAATGAAAGACAGAATGTACAAGTTCAAATTTTTGAAGAATTTTATAGGTTAACAAAATTAAACTTAAATGCTAATGAACTTGAGAGGTTAATAATTGAATCAGTAATTACAATAATAAGAAACAGTTCTATGTCTCGTGAACAAATGAGACACTTTATTCTTAATTTTGCAGACACTATAAATAACCAAGAGAATTATAGATACTGTAACAAAGTTGCGGAAGAATTTAAATAAATATAGATTTGTTAATTTATACAATTGTTTGAAAACACTATAAATAACCAAGATAATTATACATACTATCGAACAGTTGCTAAGGATATTCTTCGATAAAATAAATACAAAAATGTTAGTATAATCAATATTCATTGAGAAGGTAAGGAAATTCCTAGTAAATTTTGAAAAATAGTATTTGTGTCATAATTCATATTTTATTTTGAATTATTACATTATTGTACACCAAGAAGTGTTTTCTGTTTTAGAAGGTACAAAAAAATCATCATCTAAATCTTGTTTTACGCCAAGATAATGACCATAAATTGTTTTAAAATCAAAATCTTGAATAGATTTTAGTTCATTATATGTAAAGGCTTTGCACGCAGCAACAGATAAAGGATGTAAAGGATAAATTTGTTCTAAATTATCTGGTTTCTTTACTGCCCAGCCAAAATCAATTAAAACTAAATTTCCATATTTATCATTCATGCGATTACAAGTACCTATATCTAAATGCAACCATCCATATTCAGCTATTTTTTTTAAAGCATTATCCATTTCATCTGCACGCATTCCGTAAGAATCTTTTAATTTTTCTATTACAATATATCCATCTCCTTTATAAGTCCAATTAGCATATAATTTAGGAACAACGCCAACACCTCCTTCATTCAAATACTTTTGTAAATCTGTTAAAGCTAACACTTCAGATAAAAAAATATTATCGGCTTTTTGTATTTTAACGACATAATCATAATCTTTCTTTGTATTTATATAAACATTTCCTGCTGCACCCTCTCCAACTTGTTCCCAGTCATCATACGTTTTATTTCGATCCATTTTTTTGGCTAAATGTATAAATTCATTGCATTCGTCAGATATTTCTGATGCTACAAATGTAATTATAGGTAATTTTTTTTTAAAACGTTTTTTTTTCAGACCGTCTTTGCTCAACATTTATATTAAAACCATATTTTTATAATTAATTTTTAAATTATATATTCATAAATGGATTTATAATACTCTCTATAAGACATAAGAATACATAAAATGCTAGACAAATACTTACCTTTTGATCAAGAAGATTATAAGCAAACATTATTTGTATTTTACACAACGCCTAAAAAATATTGGAAATATGATAAATTTCCAGATGGCTGGGAATGGATTGGTAGTGGACGTACATGTCCAATTGGATCAAAAAAAATACAACTGTACACTCGAGAAGAACAATTTGATGGTCCAGTAAAATCAAAAAAAGAAATGAATACATTTTTGAAACAAACGTTTGAAAATTTAAAGGAACAAAATGTTATTGAATCTTATAAAATCAGAGAAACATATGTTTCTAAAGGTGTCTAACTTAATCCAGATCATCACATAGTGATGCGTTTTCTAAATCTTAGTTGATACATTTTTATATTATGTTTTTATAATAAATGAATATATGGATAAAAAAAATTAGTAGTACAACTGGGAAACCATATTACGTAAATATACTGACTCGTGAGTCAGCTTGGAATGTGCCAAAAAATGAATATCGCTTACCATCTATTAATGAATTAGAAGAATATAATTAATCTTTAATAAATTTTTTCTGTATAAAAATTACTTAAAAAATTACTTAAAAAATTACTTAAAATATTTTATATAAATAAATATGTTCAGAACAAATCAGTTATCTCGAGATATAGGAAATATTTATCATCATTTTTCGCAAAAATTTGGATTCCAAATAGCAAAGAAAATTATTACTTTTCTAGCAAGATCTAGAACATACAATATCCAATTAGTTGGACCTAAACTTGATAAAAAAAGATGCTTTACAGAAAGGCTTTCAAGAAATATATTTGTTAAAGAAGATAGAGGTTATGTAATAAGAACAGTTGTTTTTCCTACAAGTATTGGAAAAATAGCGTTTAACATTAAAGATTCTAAATATGATATCAGACAAATAGATGATATGCTACATCATCGTGTTTTAATTGATCAATATGCTGCTCGTGAGTGGGAAAACACAGACGCTTTTTTTGTGATGTTCTCACTCACAACAAACGTATTTGGTTTAAATGAATGTGCTAGATGGATTCAATGTATTAGAATTGTAGAAAAAGATATACCAATAATATTAGTTGGTGTAAAATCCGACAATGCAGATAATAAAATTCAAACAAAAGACATTGTTGCATTTCAAATGGTGTACAACTGTCCATATGTAGAAATTTCTTCTGAAACATTACACTCTCCATTTGTAGAACTACAAGCTCTTCTTAGAACTTCTGCTAGAAATCTTATTACAGAGATCCCAAACATACCAACTACACAGTTGCTTTAATACAGATTCGCTAGTAATCATTTTATAAAGAAAATAAAATGATTATGTACACACATTTGCAAAAAAATATATTACAACACGGTAAATGTTATTTATCTACTTAAGTACACATTCCAATACCAGACGCTTTTGAATTAATTCTATTACATGTTTTCTATCGAAGATTCACATCTGAATGCAAATGCTAAGATTCCAACAGCAATAATTCCAAAAACAAATCCTAAGTGATAGTTGTATTTCATCGTTCTATACATCTCTATCCAAGCTTTATTCTGTTCAGGAGTTTTTAAATGATTTAACATCCAATCTGATTTTGGAGAGAGAGTATAATAAAAGTAATTAGTCAAGAAACTAGTTGTTACAACTATACAAACAAGAGATTTAGTTCCTAAACGTTTTCCTTTAATCCTTGTATTGTAAAATATTATTATAATACAAAGAACTAACCCGATAGCATATCCACACATACTTATTGATAAACGTTCTTTAGCAATCTTATCGTATACAACTTGTAAGTCCGATGGTAAAGACTCCTTGTATTTTTTTACAACTTTGTTGTTTAAAGTTGATATGTTAAAATAAATCATCGCAATTAAGAAAACTGCAGCAATAAAACAACTGATTGTGCAGCACATTTATTATATGTAGAAAAATATTATAAATATAATATTTTTAATCAACAAGCTATTCTTTATTTTTAAGTTGATTTTGGTTACAAAAGTTTTAATTTATTTGTAAGAATAAATGTCATCAGAGTTACCACCTGGATTAGAAATTTATGAATTGATACCTGGTAAGTTTGTTCAGGATAAACTACTGGACTTAAAACAGGTTTTATTAAAGCCAGAAGAAGCTGATTCTGTTATAAAAAAATTAGTCTTGAGTGTGAAAAATGAATGTTCGTACATTTCTTAATTAATACTCTCCTTTCCGCATTTTGCTTAAAACACCTTCGCTCGCATTAATTTGGTGTTTTGACTCTAAATATGCTCTAATTGCCTTAAGACTTGAAGTCTTGAACTTGGCAATAACGGTGTTAATTATCTGTAAATCTTCATCTGACCATTTTGCTTTTTTATTCCTCTTTGAACGAGAACTAACCTCGCTAACACTATCGTCGTTACTTCGTACCGAACCTTCTGAAGTTTGTATAACCGAACCAATTTCAATACTATTGTTATGAATGCTATCGTGACACTTTTGACAAACAACTATTAAATTTCTCATATTATTCATATGTGTTCCATTTTCTAAAATTCCGTTAATTGCTGAATTCCTTTCTTTGATGTGATGAACTTCCAATTCCTTACTAAGTTGCAACCCGCAATTTTCACATTCTTTTCTAATAATGCTAGAATTCCAAAATGAATTTTTTGCATTTGTAACATCCGTTGAACCATCAATGACGTGCCTATTTTTTAAAGCTTGTTCAATGAAAGAAAAAGGGAGGTCCATTGCTCTCGCAACCTCTAGACCGTATAAACTTGATCCAGAACCCTTTCTTAAACTTCGATCGTATTTTAATACTTTGCTAATCGGATCATAGTCAACGTGAAGATGCCATACGTCAACACATAGAGATTTTACATCAATTACATTTGGAATATCGTGCAAATGAGTTGCAAAAATGAATTTTGCATTTTTTTCCGATAAATATTGAATACCTGCAGATACTAATGCTTGTGCAGATGTTGATTCAGTCCCAGAACATAATTCATCACCCAATACCAATGTATTTTGATTTGCATTAACCAAAATGTCTCTTAATTCAGACATTTCGACAGCAAATGATGATAGACCAGAGAATAAATTGTCTTGGTTCAAAATTCTTGTATAGATAGCCTTGAAAGGTCTTAATATCATTTCTGTCGCCGGAACAAAACAACCTGCTTGTGCAAGAAGAATAGCAATACCAGTTGCTTTCATTAGTGTTGATTTTCCACTTGCATTCATTCCATAAACTAACCAACCTTTGACTCCATTCATACCAAGTGAAACATTATGTGTTACGTATGAAACACGAGAAGCAGTAGCTTCAACTAACGGATGACGAATGTTCTGAATTGTAAAACCAGAACCTGATTCTTCCGTTACATCTTCAATATTTGGGCAAGAAAAACCTAGCTTATTTGAAACTCGTACAATGCATTGTGTACAATCAATATGCTGAACCCATTCTTCCATTAAAACCCAAATCTTTTCACCAGATTCTGATATATTATGACAAGCTTCAATTAAATAAGTGTGTATTAATGATTTTAGGTCTTCTCTTAGTTTAACCAGTTGTTGATTTAAATTTTGCAGTAATTTGCAATCAAACCATCCACCAGATTTTAACTCTGTTACTTTAGCACCATCTGGTAGTTTTTTTCTATTTTTCTTTAGTTTTTGTAAAGTAGCGGATGAACATTTGATTCCAAATGGTTCTTTTTCCCTTGATTCTAAACGAAGAGCATCTTCATTTACTTCTGCATTTTCTGCAACTTCCTTAATAAGAAATTGAAAATTATTCAGAACAGTCTGTATCTTATTCTCAACCGCACCTATTTCAGTATATTTTTCTGTGTTAAATGCTGTTATATCGTTTGAGTCCTGTAATGCCTTTTCTTCAGAGAAATTTTCTTTAAACGATGTGATATAGGTAGTCCATTGTTCAAATGTAAATGGTTGTTTTAATATTGTGTCTGGTGTAATATGAAGAATAATATTTTCTATAGAATTATATGTCTGAAACAATCCAGCTATTTCTTGTCGTGTTATTAATCCGCATAGTAATTTTCTATGAAGTCTTGGAAGATCATACATAAATCGAAGCTGTCTATCTAATTTTTTCTGTGTATTTTCTGGCCATTCCATCAGTTCTTTTACTTCATTTAGTCTTGCACGAATTTCATTTGCTTGAGAATAAGGTGATAAAAGACGAAGTTTGATAGCTCTTTTTCCCATAGGAGTTATAGCTGCGTTAAACAAACCGATTACACATTCATTTTGATTGATAGCAGTCATTTGTAATTGTGTTAGAGCATGATTACCACAGATCAATTTTGCATGAGGAATCCAAGGTTCGTTTCTATGAAATGATTTCATTATACTTGGATAGTGCTCTTCGATAAATTGCAGTAAATATAAAAGAGCCAACTCTTCATAATCTGAACGTAGTCCTAAAAACACCTTTTCTGGTAAGAGAGATTTTATTGAATATATTTTTCTTAAATACTCTGAACGAACCAACTCAATTGAGAAATTATCAGTATGATTTTTATCTAGATTGCGAATATGGATCGGTGTATTTTGCAAACCAAATACTCTCTTAAAATAGGATTCTTCGATTGGTATATCAGATTTCCAATAAACCAAAATTTCTTTTGGTTGAAATACACTTATCATTTGAATTAAATGATCCGATGACCAAATATCAGATCTACCATTCGCTTTCCCTGAATAGGTATGCGTTGTTCCTGTTGTCAAATCTAAAATAGCAGCTCCAAAATTAGGAGGTTGATTGGCAACTCCTTGAAAATAAAATGTCATAATATAAGGAGTTTCATTAGTCTGAATATTTTCAATGTGAGTACTGGGTGATAAAATACGTGAAACCTTTCGTTCTTTTACCTTTCCTTTTGAATCCTTCACTTGATCTACAATAACTACAGCCCATCCAATTGACGTTAATCTCCCAGCCCACTTATGTACTGCATAATCTGGAAAGCCTGCAAACAAAGCATCATGATTCTTTCCAAAATCTTTCTTCTTACTGGATAATTGTATACCAAGAATATCAACAATTTCACGAACATTACATTTTGTTTCTCCCGTTTCTGTATTCATAATGTCATATAATTCATAAAACGATCCTACCTGCATAAATATTCCCGTTTTTGATCCATATTTTTTTGTATATATGTTATAGAATTCAATGTATTCATCATACATTCGTTGTATAATGATAGACTATTTAACTTTAAATCCTTTTTAAACTCAATAATCATTGTTCTAGTAATGTAAGATAAAATATATGCTTCCAATTACGTTTTAAAAATTAAATTTTTAAAAACAGACACAATTAATATAGTTTATTTATCAGCTAGTTTATGTTGATTTGAAAGCATACTAATGAGTTCTACTCTTTTCTTTCGTGAATATCTTGTTATTCCTCTATCTTTGCATAAATATATTAACTCATCAACTTTCATTTTACTATAATCAAGTATATCATATATTTTGATCATACGGTTTGTCTTCTCATAATCGGCGCATAATATCGGATTTTTTGACAACACATCCCTGTAAAGGTTATGATTTTTTCCTTGTTTGATACTATGCCAGAAATGTCCTATTTTAAAATCCCCGTAACCAACCATTTTCACAACCTCACTGTATTTTGGTATTTTGGCTAATGAAAAAAGATGTTTTCCTTTCTCTTTAAGGCTCATTACTTTAACTTCCATACGTTCATCTCTGTCTTTTTTTGTCTTCTCATAATCTACACGAAGTATTTCATTTTTTGACAACACATCCCTGTAAAGGTTAGGATGTCGTCCTTGCTTGATATTATTCCAAAACTGTCCTACCTTAAAGTCCCCATATTCAATCATTTTTACAACTTCACTTTGTTTTGGTACTTTAGTTAAGGCAAAAAGATGTTTTCCTTTGTCTTCAACGCTCATCACTTTAACTTCCATACGTTTCTCTTTGTCTTTTTTTGTCTTCTCATAATCTGCACGCAATATCTCATTTTTTGACAACACATCCCTGTAAAGGTTATGAATTTTTCCTTGTTTTATATCAGCCCAAAATGTTCCTATCTTAAATTCAGAGTAACCGACCATTTGTACAACGTCACTTGTTTTTGGTACTTTAGTTAAGGCAAGAAGATAGTTTCCTTTGTCTTCAACGCTCATCACTTTAATACACATACGTTCCTCTCTATTTTTTTTTGTCTTCTCATAATCTGCACTCAGTATCTTATTTTTTGACAACACATTCATGTAAAGGTCAGCATTTCTTCCTTGTTTGATATTACGCCAAAACTTTCCTACCTTAAAGTCAGAGTAACCAATCATTTGTACAACGTCACTTTGTTTTGGTACCTTATTGTTATGATTAACAAACTCGATTAATGCGTCAGCTTTCTTTTTCATCATTTCTTCTATTTTATCACATTTACCCATACTATTTACGATTAAATTATATTTGAACGTAAATACATCTTGTATGTTTTCATCATCTTCTTCATCATTATCTTTCATATCTCCGTGTTCTATTGATATATATCCACCAATTTTCTTTTCAGAAATAGTCTGATTTATGCGTTCGTCATATGTAGATAATTGATGAAGAAATGCCTGTATTCTTTCCAAATCACTCTCTTGCGTGAAAGGAAAATAGATAGTTGCAATTGATTTATCTTGATGCACACGTAATGCTCTTCCAATGACTTGAATGGTAAAGATATCTGAGGTTGATATACGGAGAAAGAAGATAGAACGAATATGAGGTGCATTAAATCCCTCTGTCAATACACGAATATTTATCAAAAATTGTATTTTTCCAGATTCAAAATCAGCAAATAATTGTTTACGTTTTTTATATGGTGTATGTGCATCAATATATCCAGCACATCCTTTTTGTAACTTATTTAAAATTTGTGTAAATTCTTCACCTTCTTTACAAGATGAAGCATAAATCACACAATGGGATACGTGTTCTTTATGAAGCAAGTAATGTGCAAGATGATCATTACTTACATTCTCTTGTTCAAATATAGGAAACACAAACTGATAATCGCACAAATATCCTTCATTAATAGCTTGACGAAGTTTGTATTCATAAAAGAGAGATCCATCTTTAGGTTTATCAAGTGTTGCCGAAATGTAAATGGATTGTTTACTATCAGATAAAGATTGAATACATTCCATATAAGATAGTTCTTCATCATCATCTATTTCAATATCATTATCTATTTGAGTATCCATATATCTTTCTGGTATTTTAATATTATGTGCTTCGTCAATACAGTATCGCTGAAATTTATCTTTGTGTTCATATATATTTGGAAAAGAATCATATACGCAAATAACAATGGTTTCGTCTTTAATTTTTTCCATATTATGATGTTGTCCTGTTCCAATAAGGTACGGCTTGATACCAAGTTTTGTGCACTCTTCGCCCCATTGTTCCATTAATACAATACGTGGAACTAACACAAGTAATCGTTCCGATATATTATTAATGTGATTATGTAGAATAATCATAGTTTTACCTCCCCCAGTCGGAATACATAAATACACATTCTTTTTAGTATCTTTTCCTTTTTCCAAAACTGCGATAGATTCGATTTGGTAAGGACGAAGAATTGTTTCTTCTGGTAATGTATGTGATGTAAATGTTAATTTTTGTATTTTCTTACACGCATCTCTAAATGTAGAGTCCGTTACAGTAATATCTGTAATCATCTTTCTATCAATACGAAACTGTATCATATCACAAACAGATGATTGTTTTGTACGATATAGAATTTTTTCCGGATTTTCAAATACGTCACAACAACTAAGAAATGTTGAAAAGTGTCTCCACTGTATAGATCCTTGATATAATTTCATCTGTGCTACACGATTTCCTTCAATGTTCCAAGCATCGATCCCCATATCACGGGGCATACCTTTTTCTTCTTTTAAATCTGGCGGAACGTCTTTCCAAGAAAGAAAGATAGAATTATATTTTTTACTAAGTTCTATACATGCAAACCATTCAAATGATTTATGTAAATGATCTTTATATGTAGCTGTGTCAATTTCAATAGCTGATAAGTCTTCATGAATATATTTTGTATAGCGTCGAATGTGTGCTTCAATGATTGATATCAAAGTTTTTATATTATTATATACAATTTTGTAAAAAAATCATTTTTATAAAAGAAAACACTTCAAATGAAATGAAAAATCATAATTATTTAGTTTAAAATTAGTAATTCATATGTAATGAAAGCAATTATCTGATTAAAAAACTTACGAATTAAATATTCTTTTATTTTTAAAAAAGAATGTTCTTACTAATTCATACGAATAAGAGCAACAGTTGTTAGCCTTTTTCTAAGTGATGTTTCAGTGTTAATAATGTCATATACAGAGAAATTATGTTTTTTAATTTTTTACACAAATTAAGAAAAGATATAATTTTAGTTGCTCCATAGATTATCGTCAAATAAAGGAATTTTTATAAATTAATTAAATGAGAAGATTTTTACGGTCTTCTCTCTAATTATTTATCGACCTTCAATATAGCGACGGAAATCGTCGTTTGCTTGTCTTTCTGCCTCCTCTCTGAGACGTTCTTCACGACGTGCAGCACGTCGTGCTTCTGCTTGAGCTAGTTGATTGTTCATAGAATTTACAATTCTAGTTGGTCTTCTTAATGCATCTCGAGCTTCTTGCACTACACGAGCTCTACGTAAACTTTCCTCTTCATCTCTTCGTGACGATGAAATTAAAGATGGATCAAATGTCATTGTTGTAGGTCGGTTAATTGCCTCAGCTCTTCGAATACGTTCTCTTTCACGTTCTCTTTGACTTTCTTGTTCACGTTCTCTTTCACGTTCTCTTTCACGCTCTTCTCTAAGTGTAGTTTTATATGTATTGCAATATTGTACAACACGTTCCCATTCTTCTCCTTGTTTGCCTTCATAAAAATCGACAAATTGTTTAGTCAATGTTTGTACAAGAATACTTGGTATAATACTTATGTCAGACAATGGCTTACGTGTGATTGGATCACTATATGCACCAACATATTTAAAAAAATCTTCAATAGCAGATCTCTCATATGTATGTCCATTACCAATAGTAACAGGGTCTAACATTAGTGTGTGCGTTATTGGACAGATTAATGACATTGCAGTCTGATAAGCTTTCATATGTTCTTCTTCTATACCACCTCTTCGTGGTATAATAGATCTATATTCTTCTTCTATACCACCTCCCCTCAAATTCCAATAATCACTTTGTTTACTCCGATTTTTCATATTTATATTATAAGATTATTATAAATTAAAAAAATTAACATTTCAGTATAAAATTAATTAAAAAAGGTTAGAAGCAATTCAATATTCATCTCCTTAGATGTGATCCAGATTCTCTTTCAATTTCACGGACAAGTGCCCAAAAAGCAGGATCTCGAGTGTAAGTATCACTTCGTAGTTCTGCTGATCGAGATCGAGATAGTTGACTATCCATATCTCGTTGTCTTATAGGTTGTCTAAATACCTCTCCTCTTCTCTCTCGCTCTATTCGTTCACTCTCTTCTCTTTCTCGTTCTTGCTCTTCTCTTTCTTCTTCTCTTGCAATTTCTTTTTCTCTTATTTGTCTTTCTGTGCGTAATTCTTCTTCTCTTGCAATTTCTTCTTGTCTTATTTGTCTTTCTGCACGTAATTCTTCTTCTCTTTCTATTAATAAAAGTTGTAGACTTCTCATTTCGTTCTCATAATCTTCTATACCACTTTCTAATCTTCTAATATATAATCGGTAGTTCCTTTTTTCTTCTATAAGACGTTCTCTCTCTTGAAGCCCACGTTCCATTTCTTGTATAAGACGGTTTTTCTCTTGAAGCCTGCGTTCCATTTCTTGTATTTTTTGATCTTGCTGCTCTTGTGTTTTTTTACGTTCATCCGCCCTTTTTGCATTTTCTATTTCATGTATACGTCTTCTCTCTTTAATTTTTTCTGATGTTTGTTCTTCTTGATATACACCGCATATTCTTCTGATCTCATCCCAAGTAGATCCTCTATATGGAACATCTTTATATTGATAAAAGAATTTTTCTGTTATTGATCTCATCTGTAAATTTGGAGTCAACACATCTGTTAATGGTTCCTTAGTAACTGGACAAAATAGTATTCCTCTTGGATTTATCTCTCTTTGTCTGGAAAATTCATTCATAATAGAGGTTCTATCAAATGTTTTTCCAGAACTAATAAAAACTGGATCTATCATAAGATGTAATGAAATTGGGCATACCAACTCTTCGGCCATATTATCTGCAATTTGCGCTTCTTTAGGATTTTCATCTGGTATTGGTTCAATTTTTGGTCCACCGCCCCTCAGATTCAAATATCTAGACCTAGACCTATACCTAGACCTAGACCTATATCTATTATCAAATTCCATTTCATTCATATTTATAATATATAAATATTATAATATAATTATGAATTTATATAAATTACACTTTTTAGGTAAAAAAAACAACTCAATCACCACTCTTTGAGTTAACGCCGAAATATAACATAATGAGTCTTTTACATCTCATATTTAATTCTACCTATTTGCGACAAAAATTTTTAACTCGTAAGTGTAAATTGTCGTTTTCAGACTAACAACACTTTTATTAGATTGTTATGAAACGCTTAAGAGTACAAATCAACTCTTTCGAGCTTTGTATTTATTATCATTTGTAATAAAATTGAGTTCCATTAGTTAGAGGATTAAAGATTCTACCCTTTCTAGATTTTTTAACTATGTCTTCAAGGCTATTGAATTGAATTATAGTATATTTGGATTTGGATGTTTTTATAATATCATCATAATAATACCAAAAATTTCCATATCTTGCAACAGCAACATAATGACAAGAACCAGAGTGTATAACAATAGCATAACATGATAAAGTGTCATCACCAACAGAAATGGTTGGTTCATAAAATACCTCATTTCCACACCATATTTGAGGTTCAGTGACTGTATATGTTCTCTTGGAAGTTTCATTTCCTAATCTAAACAGATTAAATATTAAATAAGGTGCTTTCAAAATTTCCCTAACTGTTATTATTCGTGGATAAACGTTATTACTTGTTTCGACATCAATATCTTTAGTTAGTAAACTTGATAGAAGAATTGTAGGTGTCTGTTCTAAAACTTCGTATTCTACATCAATAAAGCCGGAAGAGTTAAAATTTCGAGTATTAGTTTTAAATAGTTCTCCATTTGCTTTTAGTGTTTCAAAGTCATCGATAGTATTATGAGTTCCATATATAGTATCCTTTTTTATAACTGGATCTGTTTGAAATAATGATGTCAAATACATAATAAATTCTCCTGAATCAGCCGTTAAATGTTTTTTATATATTGAACCACTTTTACATTTTATAAGAGCTTCACGTAGGTTAGTGCATTTTTTTACTATAGGTGCTCCTTCTACTCTTGTTATACTTTCAGAGATAAGTTTTAATTCTTTCTGCACCAATTTTCGGCGTTCTTTATCTTTACTAGGATTATCAGAACATTTAATTTCCATAAGTGCCGGATCAATTGTATCAAGATCCATAGTTAACATATTCGTTACAAAATCATTAGGACCTCTATCGCCAGCAAATAAAGCAAATAAAGTACTATCTAAATAACAGCTTTGCCCTGTCCATTCTAATCCTCTTGGTACAATTGGTACGCTTGGTACAATTGGTACAATTGGTGCGCTTGGTGCGCTTGGTGCGCTTGGTGCGCTTGGTACACTTGGTAAATACCAATGAGACGTATTTGTTTGAGTGTTTACGTAATAATTGTTGTTACAAGATGTAGATCTTTTTTCCCATCCTATAGGTAATTGAGTTGATGTTTCTTCCTGTTCACCTGACAGTATGTCATAAAACCATTGTGCAGTACTTGAATCCTTATGTATATAGTAAACCGTATCAGTTCTGCTTTTACTCATATATCCTTTCCAGTTTGGGGGAAGATTAAGTAATTCTTGTGGTATTGACCATTGAGATACACCTTTTTCTCTGTTCACGTAATAATACTTTTGATGACTTTTGCTCCATTTTTCTTCCCAGCACTGCTTATTCAAAAACTTTTTCAAGCTAATCATTTATATATAAATAAATATATAAAAATTACAAGTCTCCAATTTGTAATAATCACTTTTTTGTTTAAAAAAAATCATCTTATACAATAAATGATTAGTGTTTGGAAAGAAAACAGGTCAACAAAATCAGGGAAACCATATTATACAAATATTTTAACAAATGAATCTAAATGGAAGGTTCCTAATAAAAACGGAAGTTTAGAAACATTTCAGGATGAATCTAATATATTCATAATGTATATTCCAAATATATATTTAGAAAAAGAGTCTTATACTCATCGTGATAGTATTTTAAGAGGTGGTGTTGATGATTATCTTGATCTTGATAATATGACTCTAGAATTATACAACGAACAAAATCCAGAATATCCAATGTTAGAGTTTCCACCAAGAAATCCATTTTATAGAAAAGAATGGATGCTACAGCCTGGTAGAACAGAAGAAGAACTTCGTGCATATTTTGTTTTTCAAGTAAATAATAATGTATATAATAGTGAACTAAATACTGATTGGTGTTGGATTCGAATTATGAAACAGCTAAATGAGAGACGTCAGTTTTCATATGATGATTTAGAAAGATTGTATTCAGAATCATTATATGATAATTTATACAATGTTGTACATTTTTTATCAGAACCAGTAAAGCCATATATACCAACAAATCCGGTTGAGAGAGAACAATTTATGCATCAACCAAATCGAAGTAGCGAAGATCTTCTTAGATTTTGGATTTTTAGAGGATATAATATGGGCTTATATAGTATTTGGTATCTAATTATGAAACACATGGTTCATAGAGGTGTTCTTTCATATGACGATTTAGACAAATTGTATAACAGTACACCTGAACTACATAGCTATGAAATTGATGCGATTATTTTTCTAAATAGATTCAGAAATTTAGATCCAGATGAAGACCCAATGGAAATGGAACGGTTCTAAAAAATGTAATGAGCATTATATGATTTTATTTTAAAAATCATATTATATTTCATTTATTCTACAAACTCGGTTTTTCTTGAAAGAGTGTACAATAAATATCTAACGATGCATATAATTTTGGCAATAATCCACAAAATTCATATCTATCAGGCAAACATTTTTATCTTTAAACTATTTAATGCACATAAATTCTGTCTGCGTTATTATCAATTGGTACATTTAATAAAACAATAGAATCTAAAAGATTCACGTGATAATTAGAACATTAAAATTGAATTTTTATTGAAAAATAAAATTAGAAATAAGAATGAACATTTTTTTTCTTCATATTTTACCTCAAGTATGTGCTCAAATGCACATAGATAAACATGTAATAAAAATGATATTAGAAACGACTCAACTTCTTTGCTCTGCACATCATATGACAAATCTAAATGAAAATACACCTTGTTACACCCCTTGTTACAAACTTACTCACAAAAATCATCCATCTTCTATATGGACAAGAGAATCAAAAGAAAATTACAAATGGTTGTGTGAACTTGGCAAAGAACTTTGCAAAGAATACACTTATCGATACGGAAAAATACACAAATGTCAATCTTATATAGAAGATTTGTCTCAACACATTCCAAATTTACCAGATTTAGAATTTACACAACCAAGACAAGCAATGCCGAATATGTACAAAGATGATGACTCTATAGAAGCATATCGTCAATATTATTTTTTTGGAAAAATGAATATCCATTCTTGGAAAGGAAAAATAGCAAGTCGTCCTACTCCAGAATGGATTGTTGAAATGCACAATTTATTTATTTAATTTATATTTAATTTGCGATTACTTATATTTACAAATTTGTAATATATTTTTCTGCTTACCATAAAACAAGTTATTGTAGCAAAATAGACATAGCAAACGTACGAAAATCAATAACAAGAGATATTTTTATGTTAAATAAAAAGGTTAGCAAACTAAGAGTTACTAGAATTAATCTTAACAATTTTAACTTGATGATTTTCTTGTCTGCATTCGCATGCTTTAATGAATGCATTTTCACCATACTTATTAATAGAAAAAGACTTTGTTTTCTTTTTACCTTCCGAGTCATTCCATTGAGCTTTCCAACGAGATTTTAAACCATCTTCAAAAATTACACCTGTTACACCACTTTTATTATTAATTTGAATACCTTTGTTATTCGCATTAACTTTACCAGCACCTTCACGAACATTAAATCTTAAATTATTAAGACCATTACGATCAATATGATCTACTTCTGTAAATTCTGGATAAAATATATTATGTATATATTTTTTAGACATTTTAACATAATCTGTTTTTTCGTTTTGTTGTTTACTAAGATATATTGATTTATCTTTAATAATATCATAATGTTCTTTTTCAAACATCATACATTTTTCATCTGAAAGAAATATCTCAAGAAACTCATAATCTTTTGGTAACACAGGATGTGATACAACTTTAACACTTCTTATTCTATTTTTACTCAATTGACGAGTAATAGATTCTCTAATTCTATAGTTACTTGCTAAATTCATAGCACGATCTCTTCCATATTGCTTTATACTAAAAGACTTACTTTTACCACCTTGATCTGAGTGAAAAGTTACTTTTATATGAGTTTTAGTTTCAGTAATACCTCCTTGATGACGACCACTATACCATTCCCCTCTTTCCAGTAAGATTGGAATAGGTTCTTGAATTTCTTTTAGTATTTTTTCTTCTTTTTCTTGGTATTTACATATATTACAACCTCCTCGAAAGTTACCTCTTTGACAGTTTGATGAGTGTATATGAAAACTCGCATGTTTACATTTATAATTAACATTTCTACCTTCTTCTATTGATACAAGCTCATAACCAGCTTCTTCAATAATTTTTATTATGTTTTCTTTCACTTCATTTGAAGTTTTCTTTTTTGAACATTCAGAACAACCATTCCAAGTAGGTCTTAAAATTCCTTGTTTAAGAGTTCTTCCATCTTTTCCACAATGACATTTGTATTTAATATATCTTGGATCTTCAGTATCTGGTTTCCAATCCGAACATTTTTTAGTTTCCATTATGCTATTTATTTTAGTAATAGTTTTTTCTAACAATCCTATTGTCATTTTGTTTTTATAGTATTTTTTATACTTTAAACCAAATTTAATTTTAAAACATTACAACATTATTTTTATATGTTAAATAACATAAAAAAATGAAAAGGTGGCGCTTTTTAGAGAACTGGGAAACCAAGAGCACCTCCGCTAACACGAATAATGTTATTGTTGATAGCTGTAACAATAAATTCATATGTTTGTTTGTAATTCATTCCAGCTGGTAATACATTATCAGCAGCAGGTTTAGGGTCAGCCGCTACTTTGGATTGACCGCTAGCCTCTGGTACAATTGAAACATTTGTTAGCTTTCCATAATTGGTAGATCCCATCGGATCTAGGCTAATAAAATCAAGAGAATACGAATATGAATGATAACCAGTTTCAGTAGGTATCACAGGTGCATGATACCAAGGATTAACCAACGAAAAATAATCAGAACCCATTTGAGCAAGACGATTTGTATTTTCGTAAATCAAAGAAGTCTGAACGATGGGATCCGCACCGCCTAATGGAGTCCAAGTAGTCAAACCAGCAAAACCAGTAATACCATTACCTTCAGTAATAGTAGTTATTGGAGAAGATGTAATATAATTGGAGTGTTCAGCGGTGCTAGTAGTGTTGCGTACAGCAAAGAACAAAACTTTAATAGCGTGAGAGAATCGAATATCAAACGATTGCTGCGAATTAGTAGCAGGAGTAAAAGACTGACGGGGTGCAGTCTGTACTTGCTCAATCAAAATATCACGAGGAGCACATGCCATACGCTTTCTTTCATCATTAGATACGATTGCATAATTAGCCCACACTTGAGTATTTCCTAGAACAGGAGTACCATCTTTTAGCTTATCAGATGTTATAGTCTTACGTCTATCAAGTTGTATACCATTAGTATCATTAAGGGGAGATGGAATCGATTCAAATATCAAAAGATGAGTCCAATCGCGGAAATAAAAGTTGATTCGCATCTCATTGTAAGGAAGAGCAGCGGTCGGAAGAGCTACACCACTATCACGACTGTAAAAGAAAGGAAGAGGCAAGTTAAGAGTCATTGATGGTATTACCTGTCGAGGTTGTATTAAATCATCAAGATTGCCAATCATGTTATTATATCCGTTGCGTTTGCCTTCAGGAACAGTAAAGGCCGCCCAAAAATCAAGATGATAATTATCAAATCGAGCAGCAATCAAATCATTAAAAGTGATAGAGCACTCACGAATAATATTATGCATAAGGTTTCGAGTCCAACGAATACTTTCTCCTTTAACATAAGCAGGATTACCATCCACAACATCAGATTTTTTTAGTTCAACTCGAGGCGTATTCATACGAAGCCACGTTTGAAGCATATAATCACCCGCACGTGAGATTGCGACAGACCATTCCTGTCCAAAAGCCGGTGAACCGGCCGCTCGCGAGAGAACAACAGGTACTTGAGTGAACCAAGTAGCTTTCCTTGTTTCGCGAACAAAATAAGCAGTAGCGTCGTGCCCACCATAGAGATACTTTTCAATTTCGTCAAAAGTGGCAAGATCAATAAATCCCGATGTTACATTTGAAGTAGAGATCGATGACATTATTTTATATTAGTGCAAGATAATTTTTATTTTTAAAATACAATCATCTAATTTTATTATTTATTTTTCACAACAGTATGCTAAAGATTATATCTATGTAAAAAAGAAAAGTATGCTTTTAGTAAATATTATTACCATATTCTTTTTTATAATAATACTCATTAGAATTGTGTTGTCAAAAAGTTTGTTAATACGTTCGTACATTTACTATTAATAAAACATTTCTATTTAAAAGCTAATTAATATATAATAAAAATGCCAAATCTATTAACAAATCCTCAAGATTTTAAAAGAAAATGCGATGATGTAGGTGTAACGTATGATCTATTAATTGAAGCTCAAGAATGTTTAGGAAAACAAGCTTGTTCTAAGTTTTTTAAAGGAAAATCTAAAAGAGGAGGTGGAAGTACTACTTCTTCATCTATGGTAGATGATTGGGTATATACACTAAAATATGCTATCGATAATCCAAGCGAACAAGATAAAGATACTTATGTACCTAGAACGGTAGAACCACTTGATGAATGGAAAGACTTTGTTACGTTGGTTAATACTCCAATTGAAGAAGATATTTACAACTCTTGGAAAAATCTAACTCCAAAAAAGATTGGACAAGAAGTTCGTAAATATGGATTAACATTTGGAACTGCTAATTCAAATGCAATTAAAACACTACAAGAAAGATCTATGGCTATGGTAGAACGTCGTATCAAAAATTTTTGGAATAAAACTATTGAATTTAACCAAGAAACCAAACAAGAACTTGATTACAATGCTTTGAATATATTTCAACTTAGAGAAATTTCTAAAGATGTTGGGTGCACTATTTACCAACAAAATAAAGAACAACTAATCTCTAACATTAAGAAGAGAAAACAGGATTTAAAGTCTTACTCAAAAGACGAAAAAGAAGAGTATTCTAATATATCTTTGCTAACTCTAAAAATTATTGCTAGAAATAAAGGACTTACTCAATATAATAACCTTAAGAAAGAAGATCTTGTTAAATTATTAACAGAATTTGATAAAATTGATGAAGAAAAAGATAAAATTACACTTGGAAATGTAGAAGTTATATCAAGACAGTCTGATGGGTATATCAATGCTAGTCAACTCTGTAAAGCAGGTAAAAAATATTATAACGATTGGTTTCGGTTAGAAAAAACAAAAGAGTTTTTGACAGAATTATCACAAGAACTAAAAATAGATATTTTAACTGATAAAACAGACCCTGGCGGGAAATCCCGCCACGAAAATACAAACGTAAGTTTGATAAAAATTAATCAATATAATGATTCCGATCAATCAACTTGGGTTCACCCACGTGTAGCGATTCATATTGCACAATGGATTTCTCCTAAATTTGCTGTTAATGTAACAGGATGGATTCATAAATTATTATCTACAGGAAGTTTCAAACTAGAAAGAACTGTAAAGAGCTTCTCTACTCTTACAGAAATTGATATTGAAGCAGAAAAACTAGAAAATGAAGTTAAAATGTGTGAGTATACAAATGAGTTAGTTATTTATTGTGCTTATATCGGAAATGGATTAGTCAAGATTGGTTTTACTGATTCTAATCTTATTAAGAGAGACAAAAAACATATGTCAAGTGAGTCATTATATCCTCAGTGGAGAATGATTAGGCTTTTCAAAGTATCTGGTAAAAATATAGAGAAAATGATTCACGAATTTTTGAAACATTATAAAGTTGATTTTTTCAATCAAAAAGAAATATATAAACCAGTTAAAAATCTAACAATTTTTATTGAAAATATAGAAGATTTCTTAAAAGATAATGACCTAAAAATGACTATTAGAACCTTGCAAAAAGAGAATTCAGAATTAAAACTCCAAAATATGCAAAAAGAAAATTCAGAATTAAAACTTCAAAATATGGAAAAAGAGATTTCCGAATTAAAACTCCAAAATATCCAATTGAAACTAGACATTTTAAGAGAAAAATCCTAAGTCTTGTTTTACTAACGTAAGTTTGTATATCATTTGATTATACAAACTCTTATTTTTGACCGAGTCAATGCAAATAAATTGTATTATTCTTTCTTATAATAATTCTCTCTTTTTCTTTAAAAATAAATATAAATTACAACATTATTTTTTATATGTTAAATAACATAAAAAAATGAAAAGGTGGCGCTTTTTAGAGAACGGGGAAACCTAAAGCTCCTCCGCTAACACGAATAATGTTGTTATTGATAGCAGTAACAATAAATTCATATGTTTGTTTGGCAGTTCCCGATAGTTCAGCCGCTGCTTTGGCTTGACTGCTAGCCTCTGGTACAATTGAAACATTTGTTAGCTTTCCATAATTGGTAGATCCCATCGGATCTAGGCTAATAAAATCAAGAGAATACGAATACGAATGATAACCAGTCTCAGTAGGTATCACAGGTGCATGATACCAAGGATTAACCAACGAAAAATAATCAGAACCCATTTGAGCAAGACGATTTGTATTTTCGTAAATCAAAGAAGTCTGAACGATTGGATCCGCACCGCCTAATGGTGTCCAAGTAGTCGTGTTTGAACCATTTACAAAACCAGTAGGACCACTTGCACTAATAACGGTGTATGGAGAATGGGTAAGATAATTGGAGTGTTCAGCCATACTAGTAGTATTGCGTACAGCAAAGAAAAGAACTTTAATAGCGTGAGAGAACCGAATATCAAACGATTGCTGTGAATTAGTAGCAGGAGTAAAAGACTGACGGGGTGCAGTCTGTACTTGCTCAATCAAAATATCACGAGGAGCACATGCCATACGCTTTCTTTCATCATTAGATACAATTGCATAATTAGCCCACACTTGAGTATTTCCTAAGACAGGAGTACCATCTTTTAGGTACTCAGCTGATACAGGCTTGCGTCTATCAGGACCAGTCGATCCTGCGGCAGCGGTCGGTCCGTCTTCATATATCAAAAGATGAGTCCAATCGCGGAAATAAAAGTTGATTCGCATCTCATTGTAAGGAAGAGCAGCGGTCGGAAGAGCTACACCACTATCACGACTGTAAAAGAAAGGAAGAGGCAAGTTAAGAGTCATTGATGGTATTACCTGTCGAGGTTGTATTAAATCATCAAGATTGCCAATCATGTTATTATATCCGTTGCGTTTGCCTTCAGGAACAGTAAAGGCCGCCCAAAAATCAAGATGATAATTATCAAATCGAGCAGCAATCAAATCATTAAAAGTGATAGAGCACTCACGAATAATATTATGCATAAGGTTTCGAGTCCAACGAATACATCCTGTTTTATCTTGCTGATCTTTAATTTCAACTCGAGGAGTATTCATACGAAGCCACGTTTGAAGCATATAATCACCCGCACGTGAGATTGCGACAGACCATTCTTGTCCAAAAGCTGGCGAACCGGCCGCTCGCGAGAGAACAACAGGTACTTGAGTGAACCAAGTAGCTTTCCTCGTTTCGCGAACAAAATAAGCAGTAGCGTCGTGCCCACCGTAGAGATACTTTTCAATTTCGTCAAAAGTGGCAAGATCAATAAATCCTGATGTTACATTTGAAGTAGAGATCGATGACATTGTTTTATATTAACGCAAGATAATTTTTGTTTTTTTTAACAAAAAAAATACTTTAAATATTAAAAACAAAAATGCAAAATGCGAGCTTAAATGAGACAACTAAAATAATAAAGTCTATGTCAGAACTAGATATTTTGAGTATAGATGCCAACATACGTAAGAATTTTGAGGAACAGACATCAAAACTTGATGATCATAAGGAGAAGTTAAATGAAATAGAAGAAACTTTAAAAAACGAAAATCTTCGTCGCAGAATAAAAAGCAGTCTTGAAAAAGCTAGAGATGAATTGCAACTTTACATAAAAGATTTAACAACACAAAAACAACTCTATTTTTATATTATGGAAACCGTAACTTTTATAGAACAATACAAAGAAATTTTAAAAGTTCCTGTTAAAGTAAGTTTTATAGGAAAGCTTGTTAAAAATGATAAAGAAAAGCTTAAAATAATCGAAAATTATATGGAAATTGCTTCTAAGTATGTTGATATTGAATTTGAAAAAAGTAAACCACAAAAAGTATCATGTCCAAATTGTTTTAATAAAAAAGAATTTGACATTATTGATGTAAATACTTACATATGTACAAAATGTTACGCTAGACAAACTGTGATGAAACACAATTCTTCGTATACTGATATTGACAGAGTTAATATTTCATGTAAATACACATACGATAGAAAAGTTCACTTTAGAGATTGTATTAATCAATATCAAGGAAAACAAAACAGTACTATTCACCAAAAAATATATGACGATCTTGAAATACAGTTTGAACGTCATCATCTCTTACACGGGGGAAAAGAAACAAATAAAGAAATTAGATTTAAGGATGTTACAAAAAATCATGTACTTATTTTTCTCAAAGAACTTGGATATTCTAAACATTACGAAAATGTGCATCTTATTCATTATAATTTTACAGGTATTAAACCAGATGATATTTCGTATTTAGAAGAACAACTTCTTGATGATTTTGATGTTCTTACTGATTTGTATGACAAAAAATTTAAACATATTAATCGTAAAAATTTTATCAACACTCAATATGTACTTTTTCAATTATTACGTAGACATCGTCATCCTTGCAAAAAAGAAGAATTTATTATTTTGAAAACAATCGACAGAAAATTTTTTCATGATGAAATTTGTAAAGAATTATTTGAAGAATTGGGATGGAATCATAGTCCGTTTTATTAATTAAGAATTTGTTTCTAAAATGAATTAAGAATTTGTTTCTAAAATATAAATGTCAAATATTCGATTTCGTGTACATCGAGTTCCACATTATTCTGAAATATTAGAAAATGAATGGTATAATCAATCTGAAAATATCGAGAATACATTTTTTACCTTAATGAATATGATTAATGTTTTAGAACCAATTCTAGATCCGATTCAAATAGCAATTCGAAATAGTGAAAATGATCTTCAACTACATAGAAATGATAATGTAGAAATTAATGTTAGCTCACAACTTTATTCTACAACTAACAAAAAATACGATTCTTGTTGTATATGCACAGATAATTATAAAAAGAACGACGAAGTCTCAGTATTAGAATGCGAGCATATTTATCATATAAAATGTATAAAAGAATGGTGTAAATACAAATCATCTTGTCCAGTTTGCAATGCAAACATTTCTAATAATTATTCAGTTATAGACGAAATTGACTAAACTAAATATTTATTTATTATAACTAAATGTTATCAAATTTAAAACAAAAATGGCGTGATTATGGTTTTGAAATAACACTCGGATTTTGCGTTGTGTTTATTATATTTTTTGGTCTTTATCGAAAGATCATTGGTGGAAAAGGAACTTGGACAAAGAAAAATAATTTTAACCACCATTTTAAAACTAATTTTAGAAACTATTATAGTGTTAAACCTACCAGACAACCACCACGTGAGAGTAAAGGAGAAACAGAATGTAGAAGAGTACTACAATTTTTATTTAAAAGAAGTTTTCATAAAGACCGTCCTGATTTTTTAAGAAATCCAGTTACAGGTGGTGATTTTAATTTAGAACTTGATTGTTTTGATCCAGAACTTAAGATTGCTGTTGAATATAATGGTATTCAGCATTATAAGTATATACCATTTTTTCATAAAAATAAAGAGGATTTTTTAAATCAAAAGTATAGAGATGATATGAAAAGAAGAATGTGTAGAGATAACGGAATTCTTTTAATTGAAGTACCTTATACAATAAAAATAGAAAATATTAAAGAATATATAGAATCCTCTTTAATAAAAAATGGAATTATGTTTTAAAAATGCATAAATTTGTTAGTTATATACCAAAAAGACACCTACTGTAATCGCTAATAACAAAAAAATAAACAAAAAAATACACAGTGCTATTATTTTTCGTCTTTTTGCATACTGATCACTTGTTGATGTTTCTGAATCAGTATTCTTATTATTTGTTGAGTCTCCACCACCACTATCACCACCACTATCACCACCACCACTATCACCACTACCACCATCACGATTATTATTAGTTATACTCTGATTACACTTTTGATCTACATTTTTTAAAGCGTCTTTTGCCATAACAGAATCTGATAAATCAATTTTATTACTACAACAATTCAAATTTACTGTATCATTAGGTGGTGTTGGAAGAGGTGATATAGTGTGTGGAATAAATTTATTCTCGTCATCCCATACACTCATTAACCTGTTTATTTCAGTCGGTGAGTATCTGTATCTACATACCCATTTAGAAAAGATGTTAGGTCTATCACTAGAAACATATGTCCATTTGCTAGGATCTGAAATTGAACCACAGTTGGTATTATTAGCTATGTCGTCCAATCTGAACTCATTTATTTTATTTTGATAAGCGGCACGCTTTGTAGCATGATCTTTTTCATTTTGTTCATTCGAATCAGCAAGTTGTTTATTATTAGCTTTAACTGATTCATATTCAGAATTAAATTTAGCCATAATAATATCATGATTTTTTATATATCTGTTAATAGCAGTAATACAATTATCACGATCTTTCATTTTATTAATATAATAATATAATATTATATTTAAAAATTCTTCTAATAAAAAGAGAAAAACTTGTATTCAATAAATGATTAATGTTGATGATGATATTATTCCTTATTGTATTTGGCACTATATCGATTTAGATACAAATACATTTTTAGGATACATTAGTGAACCAAGAAAATATAAAAAAAATGATGTTGTTAGCTTCGATTGTGATTTAAAAATAAATGAAAATTGGGTTTTCGGTGGTACTTTTTATGCAACTGCACCAAATTTTCGTCCTATACCTGTTGGTATGAAAATTTTGTGTGCCAAAAAATCTTCGTCAGTTCCCCATATTACAACAGATATATATCTAATGAAAGATCCATATAATATTAAAAATGATTGTGTATATTTTGCAACATATACTCAACCAGTTCCAAATACGATTCCTCTTTATTTTCATTCACTTAAAAACAATATATTTCCAAGCTTTGATCCAAATCCTCCTTCTAAATTGTCTGAATGGACACAAACTATTATTTCTCCGGTTTTTGTTATGCAAACGAAATATGAAAAATTTAAATGTATAAATGGTCGTTGTATTCCCTGGATTTCTGAAATAAAATCTTTATATGATACAGATCCACATGATGAATTATTAGGTCTTCATAATTGTGTTGTTTATTGTAATAATCTTGTGCTTTCTAAAAATGAAGGAAAACCTTTTAACATATTAGATATGGTATTAGAACAAAGAAACCCACAAAAGTCAATATATTTACTGTATATCATTTTTATTTTTTTGATTATTATAATAATTATTATTATTAGTTTAATTATAAAAAAAAAATTGAAAATTTTTATAAAAAAGTAAATAATATTTTAAATAATGACTCAAACCATCGGAAAGTGTTGTTTTTGCAACGAAGATTGTAATTTATTTTCTCAAAGTTGTGGGAAATGTGTAAGATCTGGTAGAGATTCTACTCTTATAATATATTACGCTGGAATTGGTTCAGATCCAGATTTTCTTTATACATCGGAAAATTCTTTTCGTAAAATCATTGAATTGAATAAAACTAAATTTAATAAAGAATTGCCTTATAATCCTCTTTTATGCGATCTTGATATTCTAATAGAATGGACTGGTGCAGAAATCAAAGAAATAAACTAAGAAATAAACTAAGAAACTAAATTAAATTAGTTGTCTTATTCATATGAATACATATGAATAAAAATTGACAATAAATATTAATATTTTGTATATTATAAAATGGATTTAGGTAAATGGAGTCCACGCAGAAGTAAGAATAAAAAAAAAGGTTACATTTATTTTAAAAACAGATACACTGGTGAAAAAGTTTGGAGTGGCGATTTATACTCTCCAAAAATGGAACCAAATTCATATACAATAATCAACACTCTTGATGGACAGGTAAAAATTCCTGAAGATGCACTTCCTGGTTTGAATGATTGGTCAGAACGAATCCGTATGCTTACTATATATAAAAGTGAAGAATCTGAATCTATTCCAACATTTAATGTGTCTTCATCTTATCTAATAAGATTAATTTCTATATCTCGTGCTTTTGCTCAATACTTTTCTCTAGAAGACGAATTGAAGGAAAAAAAGAGACAGCAAATTGTTCGTATGTTTGATGCTCACAATATGAAAGAGTACACAAGCTTTTACGATGAGGAAATGGAAATGACAAGTAAGCTTTCAGAATTTATGAACGCTATAGGTGTTGCAGAAATAAAATTAAATCAAAAGTACCCTAATCAATGGAGTATACCATCTGATGTTTTGATGTATTCTATAGGTCGTATAGTAGATACAATGGATCCAACTTTTACGGATGCACAATATACAACAATAGCTGCATTATCATACTTCCAACATCTTAAGGAAACAAATCCTGAATTAGTTGAAGGATTAACTATAACACCAATACTTCTTGAAAATGAACATTTATATACAGATCAAAAAACAAAAACTAAGATAACAACTTGGGTTCCATTAAATATTATAATTAATGATAAAATTAATGATGATAAACTTGATATTTATAATCCACCTTTAACATTGGCAGGCGCATACAGTGATCAAGTAAAATATCATACACTTTCTGACATTAATATTTTTATAGGTCAAATGATTCGTGCCAAAGATATTTCACCAAAAGTAAGAGACTTTTGGAAAGGTCTTTATCGTTTTCATGACAAATGTAAAATTCCTGTTATGCGCAGAGTGTGGTCGTAAGATTTTTAATCAACTATTGTTCTTCGTCAGACACATTATTTGAGCTATCTAATTCTGAAAGTTTTAATTCTTGTGTAAGATTTTGAATGTCTCTTTTACTAAGCATATTATTTGAAACATTCAAAGATGTAAGATGTGGAAGTGATCTTATTGTTGGTATTAATATAGATAAGTTTTTTCCATTAAGCTGAGTGTTTGCTAAATTTAATGATGTAATATTATTTAAATTTCTAAGAATGCGACGAGATAATGATTCAACTTCTCTTTCAAAATCTAAATTACTATTAGAAAGATTTAGTGAAGTAAGTTCTGTGAGAGTTGATAATTCTAGTGCAAGATGATCCATATCTTGCATTTCTAGTTCTTGATATTCACCATTAAAATCTGTTTCCACACTTAAATGTCTATTAATAGGCTTATTTTCAACTTGTAAAGATCTAAGAAGAGGAAGATCTTTAAGGAGAGGTAACACTTTCCTAATTAATAATATGTTTTCCGGACGATCTTCTTCTTGGTTAGATTCGGAATCAAATTCAGAATTACCAGATATTCCAAAAGATTCAAGACCACTTAAAGACTCTATAAACTCTTTATTAAATTCTTCAGGATCATAAGTTTCATCCTCAGAATTATATTCGCCAATACTCCTTAAATTATCTAATAAAGTAACATTAGTTAATATTAATTCTGTAAGATTAAGATTTTTTATAGAATGTAAAAATGGTTTCCATAATAAATATACATTTGATATTTTTAGAGTTGTAATATTTGATTGACTAAAACTTGTTAAGAATTTATTACCTATATCTTTTATAAGCCAATTACCGTCAAAATCAATTTCTAGTGATACAATGTTTCGTAAACTTGAAATACACTCATGCACTATATTTAATTTTTGATTCCTATAAGTATTATCATAAATGCTTCTTTTAATTGTACAAAAAGTCCTACAACTTATTTTAAGCTGTATTTTAATTGTAGATTCAATTAAATTTCTATTCCATTCAATAACTGGAGTTTCATATTCGCTATCTTTAACTTTAAAATTAAGATTAAGACATAAAGTGCAATCTGTAGGATTTTTACCAAATATATTGCAATAAAGTTCTATGCTTCTTTGAGTATAGTCAAAGTCTTCTGGTATATTTTTAAAAACTAAAGTTCTTTTTAAATCAGCTAATTTTCTTAATTCAGTGGATGTAAGACGTAATTGTAGTAATTTTTTTTCACTTAATTCTGATAATAATTTATCTACAAGTAATTCTTTTGGCAATAAGTCTGGAAAAAATTTCAATAAATTTTGATTAGAATTAAATTCTTTTAGTTTTTTAACTGATATAAATGCCAAACCTATTATTCCTTCGCTTTTAAAATTTTTATTTAAGACTAAATTAGTGTTCAAGAGTAAATCTGTAAGATATCCCCATACTAAATGTGACTTTTTAACATCATCAGCCAACATAATTTTTGGAAAATAATCCTGATTTATTTTAAAATTACCAGATATTAGTATTTTAATATCTATAAATGTATGGTCTGTATTTACTTTAATTACTTGACATAAGACCCATGCATCTATTGGTAATAAATTCAATGAATTATTTATTAGCTCAAGATTATCTAGTTGAGTACTTAAATCAAATTTTATGTCTTTTGTTTCTATACTAGTGATTTCAAAATTTCTGTCTTCAAAAAAACCAAAATATATATAATTAAAGAGATCTTTTTTTTTTCTTTGTAAACTCATTTATTATTAATAAATAATAAATAATTGCTAACAAATTAATATATAGTTAGTTTAAGATTTAAGATATACAAATGTATATCTACAGTATTTTACATATGGTTATAATATTTTCTCTGAAAAGAAAAAACTTGTTAAAATATAAAAATGTCAGGAATTGGCTTAGGTGACTTGCTCTTAGAATTTTCGGAATCCCCACAAGGATTAGAACAGTTTGGAATTGTTACAGGATCAAAAATATTTTCATTTAAGAATGAATCAGAAACTACTGATAAAGGAAACAAATTATATATTACACATTCTGGATTATTTGCTTATAATAAGCAAAAAGATATTTTTCAAGCATTACAAGGTATAAATGTTGGTGATTTTGATTTTGATAATGCAGGTTACATTGATTTTGATAAAGCTATTCATACTATTTTATTTGAAGATAGTCAATTTAATAGTATTTTAGGTGCAACAGGAGTTTGTATGATTAGTTTAAAACCCGATTTTTTAATATCAAGTAACACAGGAACTATTGGTGCAACAGGACCTACCGGACCTACCGGACCTATTGGTGCAACAGGACCTACCGGACCTATTGGTGCAACAGGACCTACCGGACCTATTGGTGCTACAGGACCTACAGGACAACTAGGATTATATACAAACATATCATTAGTATACCCTAGTATAGCTATATCTGCAGATGGTATAGAACCTTCTCAACCACCAACCTCATTAGTAAATCAATATGCTGTTAATGGATGGTATTTTAAGAATACTATTGCTGGAACTAAAATAAATTGGTACTTACCTCCTTCTATCGATATGACAGTTGGAGATTTGTTAGGATTATATATAA